TTACTGTAACAGGTGCTACTCTTCTTGATAGTAGTCTTACTGTAACAGGTGCATCAGTTTTTAATGCGGGTGTTACTACTGGTGCATTGTTTGTTACTGGAGGATCTCTTCTCCAAGGATCACTTGGAGTTTCTGGAGCTACTCTTCTCGATGGTAGTCTTACTGTAACAGGTGCATCAGTTTTTAATGCAGGTGCTACTACCGGTGCATTGTTTGTTACTGGTGGATCTCTTCTCCAAGGATCACTTGGAGTTTCTGGAGCTACTCTTCTCGATGGTAGTCTTACTGTAACAGGTGCTACTCTTCTTGATAGTAGTCTTACTGTAACAGGTGCATCAGTTTTTAATGCGGGTGTTACTACTGGTGCATTGTTTGTTACTGGAGGATCTCTTCTCCAAGGATCACTTGGTGTATCTGGCGCTACTCTTCTTGATAGTAGTCTTACTGTAACTGGGGCATCCGTTTTTAATGCAGGTGCTACTACGGGTGCATTGTTTGTTACTGGTGGATCTCTTCTCCAAGGAGATATTACAGTTAGTGGAGCATCTGTATTTAATTATGGTATTACTGCTGGATCTTTAAATATTACCGGTGCTTCTGTATTTAATAACGGAATTACTACTGGATCACTTAATGTAACAGGTGAATCTACTCTTCACGATAATGTTACTATGGGATCTAATGTTGTAATTGATGGACCTGCCTTCCAAATTCCATATGGTGATATTGCAGCTAGACCTGCTGCTCCTCAAATGGGTTATATCCGTTATAATACTGAATATACTCAGTTTGAAGGTTATGGTCCAGGAGATGCTTGGGGATCTCTTGGTGGTGTAATTGATATTGCTCAAAGTACTAAAATATTAGCTTCTGCTTCACCAAGTGTAACTGATGGTAACTTGTACTTTTTTACCGTAGGAACTGAACGAATGAGAGTAAACAGTGCTGGTAATATTGGTATTGGTACAAGTGCACCAGGATACACACTAGATGTTGTTGGAACTTTGGGTGCAACTATTGGATTAACTGCAGGTTCTTTGAATATTACTGGAGCATCTACTTTTCATGGTGGTGTTACAACTGGATCTATTAATGTTACTGGTGCATCTATTATGCAAGATGATTTTACTGTTACAACCGGGTCTGTTGTCGTTTCTACAAATGATTATACACCAATTATTGATGCAACATTTGCTACAGGAGGTTCTATTTTATTCAATACTGTTGATGTTTCACCAAGTATGGGTGATATTTCAAGAGAACGTATTTTTGTTGCTGCTAACGATGAAGATACTCCAACTGCTATTACAGGATTTTTATTCGATAATGCTATCGTAAGAGCTTTTGATGCTGTTGTTTCTGTAACTATTCTTACTGTTGGTGCAGCAAATAATAAATATGCTTATTACAATTTGAAAGGTGTTCAAAAGAATAACAACTGGGTTATTAATAGTTCATATGTAGGTGATGCTACTGGGTTTACATTTTCTATTGATACTAATGGTCAAATTAAATATACTTCAACTAATATTGCTACTTATGATTCAAGTTATGTAAACTTTAGAGCTATGACTACAACTATTAATTAATTTATAATTTGTATTGTTTGTTTAATAAAAATTACTTAAAATTTTTATTAAGAAATATATTTACCAAGTTGAATAATTGATATCTCCAAAAAATTCAGTGTATTGATCTTTATATAATGTTTTATCAAATCCTTTTGATTGTATTTCTAATCTATTTAATAATTTTATAAAAGCGTAAATATTATAAGGAGGTAGTAAATACAAAGTTGTATTTGTTAGACTAAAAAATACTTTTTCTGTAAAAAATCTTTCTCTGTCACTTGGTATAATGTTATATTGTCTCCAAAATCCATATGCTCCAAATGACGCATACAATGTCGTAAAGGCTTTTTTTTTAAAGATCACCATATATAATTTAATATATATTTCTTTTAAATAAAGTGTTTTTTGCGTTTATTTTATTTATTGTGTAAATATAAACGTTAACGAACGCAAAAATGAGTTTTGATTATCATTTTAATTATGAATTTAGTTTTGATATTAATGATATCGTGGATATCGGTAGATTTGATACGATATACAACAAGTGTACAATAGTAGATATGACTGGGAATAGAAGAGATATTATTTACAATAAGTGTTTAGACATTTTAACACTTTTAACTGTAGCTTCTGGAATTAGAATTTTTTCATCGTTTGTTACAATTGATAACATAACGTATAAAGTTACAGTTTCTAATATACAATGGAGTGGTAGTGGATTATTTTAAACATATGGTATTTTGTATATTTTGTTTTATTTGTGTATTTTATTTATTTTGGTTATGTATAACATATATAGAAAATTAAAATATGAAAACTCAAAATACAGAAACTCAAAATACAGAAACTCAAAATACAGAAACTCAAAATACAGAAACTCAAAATACCGAAATTCAAAATACCAAAACTGGGGAAATAAATGTGTGTGTGATAGGTGTTGGTTTTGTTGGTTTACATTTAGTGAATCTTTTTGCAAAAGATAAACGTTTCATGGTATTTGGTTATGATATATCGCAAGAAAGAGTGTCTTATTTACAAAAAAATAATGATCAAAAAAATGTAGTATTTCAAAGTACGGTTGATGGTTTAGAAAAATCTGATTTGTTTATAATTGCTGTTTCGAATGGTAGAAATGTTATAAAGAACGAATTGGATTTGCAAAATATTATTAATGTGAAATTAATGTTGGAAAAGATTGCAAAAGTTGGTTCTACTATTGTAATTGAAAGTACGATGTATATTGGTGGTACAAGAGAATTGTTTGGTAATTTTGTAAATAAAAATATTCACGTTTGTTATTCTCCTGAAAGATTAGATAGTGGTAGAAAAACACCAAGTCTAAATGAAATTCCAAAGATTATATCTGGTATAACGAATAAATCATTAGATAAAATAAGAGAATATTATTCTGGTGTATTTGATACATGTATAAGCGTAACAAGTGTAGAAACAGCCGAAATGTGTAAATTATATGAAAATTGTTTTAGAGTTGTGAATATTGCATATACAAATGAAATAGTTGATATGTGTCGTGATTTACAAATCAATGCAAATGAAATGATTTCGGCATGTAATACAAAACCTTATGGTTTTATGACATTTTACCCTGGATTAGGTGTAGGTGGGAATTGTTTACCACATAATCCTTATTATTTGATGAAAAATAAAACGCGTCAGTTATCTATATTACAAGAATCAAGTTCTTTTTTAGAATTACGTCCTTATGTAAAGGCGTGTGATATTTTAAAAAACCCAGAATTTAAACGTATTTTAATTGTAGGGTTAGGATTTAAACCTGATCAGAGTGAAATTTCGAATTCGCCATCTGTGTGTTTTGCATATAGTTTAATAAAATGTAATAGGTTTGTAAGATGTTATGATCCGGCTGTACAAAGGACTGTATTACCTAAATTTGTAAATTTTATTGATTTTATACATTTAGATAATTACAATGCAAACTATATAAATGAAAATTTTGATACTGTTATTATTACTATTAAACAAACGGACATTGACTATACAATTTTAAATACTTTACAATCAGAAATTAAGGTAATATCTTTTATATAGTTTTTGTCCAGAAATTAATTTAGTCCCTAAATCGTTTAATAAATTGAATAAAAATACAATAAATAGTTCGGTCCCGAAATCGTTTAATAAATTGAATAAAAATACAATAAATAGTTCGGTCCCGAAATCGTTTAATAAATTGAATAAAAATACAATAAATACATAAATACATAAAAAGCAGAAATTTTAATAAAATGAGTATCCGAGACCTAGAACAAATTTGGGCAGAATTTGATACAACTAATATAAAGAGTAAAACTGAAGAAAAAATAAAAACAGATGATTCTGAATGGGAATATCTTGAGGTTTGTAAAAATTGTTTTAGTGATGTAGGTGAAAATAATTTGTGTTATCAATGTGGGTTTTCACCAAGAGAAGAACATATTTCTCTACATAATTCTTTTGAATCGGCTATGCCAGTATCGTCTATTAAATCTGGATTTAAATCTAAAATCAATAAAATGCAAGATTGGTATATGTGGACAAATAATGAGAAAAATGAATATAAACTAAAACTATGTGTTCAAGATTTATGTAAACGGTTGAAAATAGCAGAATGTCTTGTTGGATCTATTGTAGATACTGTAATTTTAGTTATAAATGCTATTAAAAATAATGATGGTACAAAAAGAGCTAGAGTAAAACATGGTATTATTTTGGTTTGTATACATTACGTATCAAAAGATACATCTACACCATATTCTTATTCTGAATTAACAAAACGCTTGGATTTAGATATTAAATATGTAACGCGAGCTGAAGGAATGATTTTGGAATTAATTAATTCAAAAAAATTAAATTTAGATAAAGGTTTGGTTTTACGAAATTTAAAACCATTTGATTATGTTATTAATACAATTAAACAAAAATATATAAAAATAAATCCTGAAATTTTAGAACGAGTAAAGTGTTTAATTGAAATTTGTGAAGATAATGATTTATTATTAGATCATACTCCATTGTCTGTAGGTGTTTGTTGTTTTTATTATATTCTTAAATTAGAAAATATTAATGTTGATGTAAAACTTTTTTCTGAAATATATGAATTATCTCTTGTTACTGTGGTAAAAACATATAATAAATTAAAGGTGTATGAAAAACAAATTTTAGAATTACTTCAATAAACAATTAAATAAAAAATGAATATAAAATTAATTAAAACAAATAAAAATATGTTGACATCAATTATTGGATACACTGCTGCTTTAGTTACTACATTTTGTTTATTACCACAATTATATAAAATTATTATTGATAAGAATTCTGAAGGTGTTTCTGTTTTAACATATGCTATCTTATTAACTGGACAAATTTTATGGGTTATATATGGTTTGTTAGTTGATGATAAAGTAGTGATTTGTGCAAACTTGGTTAGTGGATTATTCTCACTTTTAATTATTGTAGCTTTTAATATGTATAAAAAACAAAATGTAACAAATAATGTATAAAAAACAAAATGTAACAAATAATGTATAAAAATAATGTAGTTTTTAATTTCAAATAATTTTGTTTGAAATTAATTTATAAGATTTATTTGTAATGACTTGATGTTTTATCAAAAATCCAATGAAAGTTATTAACGTGAACATCTGTTAAAATTCTATTTCTAAGTCCTGGTGGTGATATTTTTGCAGATTTTGCTGCACTTGCTATATTTGGATAATTTGTTTTTTCTCCAGTATTGCAATTAATACGAATAACCTATTAAATTAAAATTTGTAAATTTACGCAAACGTTTGTAAAAAATTGCAAAATAAACTTTATTATTTTTGATAAAACTTTTTTTAAAAGTTTATTTTAATCGAATTTAACAGTATATTTTACATTTGTTTTTGAGACACTTCTTGAGGCAGATATGCTTAAAGGTTGTCGTTTTTTAGCAGAATCTTCTGTTTTTGATTTTTTACTTTTAAGTGAATTTTTCATATCTTGTTCTATAACACTTAAATTATCCTTTACATAATCAAGGATATTATTTTGAAAACACCATCTAAAGAAACAAAGTTGGCCACATGACGTTTCAATATATTCTTCGTCATTATAGTAAAAAATGATCTTGTTTTTACGACAGAATGGATCAAATTGTTTCTTGCTAAAGGACTTTAATTGAAGTTTATAATTTTGATAAACATCCATTGCTCGATTATTATTTGTAATAATCGTTCGGTGTTTTTTTGAATAATTTGTAATAAACCAATCTAAAATTCTTAGAGAAATAACGCTATTTTGATCAATGATATTTCGTATTTGTTCAATGTATAGGGAATTTCTGTAAAATTCTGTTAGAGATTTCATTAATAAACTTAATTTTGTGTCTATATCAATATCATTTTTAATATCACGTGCGATATTTTTGTCATATCGATTTTGATTATTCGTTTTAGAGATTTGTAATGACATTATATTGATAGAAATATTTAAACTTTTAAATTAAAACGTGTCAAATGATCAAATAATAAAAATAAAAATAAAAATAAAAATAATAAAAATTTTTTTTATAAAAAAATTGAATTTATAAAAATAATCTTTTTAATTATACAAAAACAGTAACAAAAAAACAATTTAAAATGTCAATTATTAAAGCAACTAATCTTGATTTGAACAAAGTTTCATTTTCTGATGTTAAAACGGACAATCACGGTAGAAAAATGGTATATGTGAATTATAATGGCGGTAAAATTCTGGTTCAAACACCAAAGATGTATGTGCCAAATGGTATTAAAAGATGGCGTAAAAAGGATGCTACTGATAATAAGGATGATTCTTTTGAAATGGAATTGTCTTTTGGTGGAGAAGACAAGGAAGACAAGAATTCACTTGACATTCGTGAATTCCATAATAAGCTTGAAGGTTTTGATGAATTGGTAAAGAAGACTATTATGGCAAAGAGTAAGGAATGGCTTGGTAAACCAAAGGTTTCTATGGAAACTATTGAAGATGCTTACTATTCACCTTCTGTAAAGATTCCAACTGACAAAGATGGTGTTGTTCTTGATTATCCATCTCGTGTTCGTGCAAAGTTGGATCGTGAAAGAGAAACTGATTCTGATAACTTTACTGGTAGATTTTTGAGTAACAAGCGTTTCAAGACACCTGTTTTGATGTTTAACGAATCAAAGGAACAGATTGAAATGAATGAAAATAATTTTGACGCAGTTGTACCAAAGGGTAGTCAAGTTATTTGTGTTCTTGAATTGGTATATTTGAGTATTACTACAAAGGTTTCTGCAAAGTGGAAGCTTGTTCAAGCCAAGGTTTATAAAAATCAACAAAGTATTACTGGTTATGCAATGATTGATGAAGAATCTCAGCAAGAGGATCTTGATACTGAAAATGATGTAGTAGAAGCCACTAAAGCTATCAGTCTTGAAGAAAAGGTAGAACAAGAAGATGTTGAAGAAGAGGAACAAGAAGAAGAAGAAGAAGAAGAAGAAGAAGAAGATATCGTAGAAGAAGAAAGTGAAGAAGTAGAACAAGAACCACTTCCTCCTCCACCACCAAAAGTTACAAAGCCACGTGCTAAAAGAGCAGTTGCAGCTTAAAAAACCTTTTAAAAAAGGTTAACCAAAAAATTAATAAAATAATTAATAAAAACTAATTTAAAAATAAAAAACTATATAGGTTATAGCAAAAACATAAATAAATAGAAACATATTAAAGTAAAATTCGCTGTCCTAAATATGACACAAAACTGTTTTACTCGCTTGGTTCATATAGTGGTTAATATGCGGATCTTATACGTCCGTCACGGGAGTTCGATTCTCTCACCAAGTATCATATTGTCCTAAATATGACACGAAACTGTTTAAAAACGCCCGTTTAGTATAGTGATTATTACGCTCGTCTTGTAAACGAGAGATCAATGGTTTGATTCCATTAACGGGCAAATTATTATTTATTTTTAAAAACAAAATGTGATTTAAAAATAAAAAAATATTAATAACATGCCTAAAAAATTAACATTTGAATATATAAAAGAAATTATTAATAAAGAAGAACTATTAATTTCAACTGAATATATTAATTCTAAAGAAAAAATAAAAATTAAATGTAAAACATGTAAAGAAATATATAATCAAACATTTTCACTATATTCTCGTGGACATAGGCATCAAAAATGTTCAAATAGTATTACAAATACAGAAACATCTTTAAATGCTTTAAGAATTAGATATAAAAATAAAATTTTTGTAAAAGATACAATTAAACAATGTATAATTTGTGATAAAAATTTTACATCACAGCACAGGACACAAAAATTATGTAGTAAAAACTGTTATACAGTATTTATGAAAACAAATGTAGAATATTTAAAAAATCAAAAAATTAATGGAAGTAATGGTGGTAGAAAATCTGCAAAAATACAACAATTAAGAGGAAAAGCTGAAATTTATTTTTCAGAATTATGTATAACACATTTTGGAAAAGATGATATTATTTGTAATGAAAGAATGTTTAAAGATAAAAATGGTAATTATTGGGATTGTGATATTTTTATAAAAAGTTTAAAAATAGCAATTTTATATGACGGTATTCATCATTATAAAAAAATATATAAGGATCAAAAATTAGATCAAATACAAGTAAGGGATAAAATTAAAAGATCTGTAATATTAAATAACGGATATACCTTTTATACAATAAAAGATTTAGGTGGATTTAATAAAAATTTTGTAGAAAACGAATTTAATTTATTTATACATAAATTACATTTTACAAATACATTGAATTCTTTAATAAAAAAGTAAATGTGTTTTATTATTTATTTTTAAAATAATTTAAAAATAAAATTAAACTTAAGTATGGGTATTATAGAAACACTTCCATATTCAGAAGTTGGTAATTATTTTATACGCCTAACTCTCTTTTCATTTGATCAATTTGATTTTGTAGTTCTTTAATTGCGTTTACTAATATAGGAACATATGCATGTTTTATATTTTTATAACCTTCAGAATCTTCATTAACGATTTCTGGAATTATTGCTTCTACTTCTTGTGCAATAAATCCATATTGTGTTTCTGTAGGATTATATTCTTTCCAATTAAAACTAACCGGTCTTAATTGTAGAACTTCAGAAAGTCCTCGCGTATACGTCGTTATATTTGTTTTTTTACGAACATCAGATCTTTGAGCTAAACCATTATAATATATACTTGCACAACTAATATCAAATGTATTTAATCCACCACCCCAACCAGATGGCCAATCTGTAAGAATAGCATTATTATTTCCATAGATTCTGGCAGTAGATTGTCCTCCATTCATTACTTGTAATTTAACAGATGGAGTTCCTGTACCAATACCTATATTACCAGTTGATGTTATTGTCATTTGGGTTCCAGTGTTTGTAGCGAATTCAATGTTCCTAGCTCCTTCGCTGACTAATTGAAAAGCTACTGTATCATCACCATATCCTATATAACCCTTTCTCGTTCCATTAGATTGATAATATTCAATATATCCGGAATTAGATTGCCATCCAGCTCTAAGTTGTAAATATCCTGTTGTTGAATTTGTATAATTTGAATAAACTGAATCAATACCACTGACGTGTAAAGTTCCATTAACATCTAATTTATATTGAGGTAATGTAGTACCAATACCTACATTTCCACCCCAAGGATTTAAGCATAATGGTATTTTGACGTTAAAATTACCACTTGTATATGTGTCTATCGAACCAAATGCGCCATTGTTAGGAGAAATATTTATAACTGTTCCATTAGTATTACTTAATACACTTGCACCATTAATTCTCATTGCATTATATACATTACTTGAATTTACATCTAACGTATATTGAGGTGACGTAGTACCAATACCTACATTACCACCAAATGCTTGCAAGGCTAAATTTTGTGATCCTACACCACCATAATCATATGAAAATATATTTCCTACACTACCAGTATTATTAAAGACTAATCTTTTATTAGATGCTGAACTTGCAACATACAAACTATGACCAAAACTATCTTGGCCTGTAATTAATACACTTCCATTAGATCCAACACCACCAGCTCCAGTAATTAGCGAAGTTGCAACTGTTAAACCACCTGCACTAATTGTTGTAGCTGTTAACGTACCTGTAGAAAGTGCAGTATGAACAGCATTTGTAGCTTTTATAGTACCTGCTGAAATGTTTGTATCTACTAAATTTGTTGTTGTTATATTCACAGTTGTAAGAGTCCCAGCAATTGCTAAATCACCACTTAAACTCATTGAACCACCTGTATAAGTAGTTACAATAATAGTACCAAAAGAACTTGTAGTTGAAACCAAGTTTGTGGAGATGATATCTGTTGAAAAGATATTTCCAGTTGTTATACCTGTAGTAGCTCTTAAATTACCATTAATGTCCATTTTAAATGTTGGTGCAGTTGTACCAATTCCCACATTACCTTTTGTGTAACTTAGATTACCTCCAGTTCCAGATAACCATTGTGATGATACACCACTTCCACTAGAAAACACATTACCGTTTTGATATAAATCTCCTGAGAAATTAATATCTCCAATAACATCTAATTCATAAACAGGTGAAGTATTAGCTATACCAATTTTTTGACCAACAATAAGTTTTTGTGCAATACTAGCATCACCCATACTCGTAAGTGAACCACCAGCTGAAAAATCTTGAAACGAATTAGCATTTTCTAATAATAAACGAGATGTTGCCCCTACAACAAGTTGATTTGCAGTGTATTCAATGTCTGTACTTGCAAGAGTTTTATTTGTATTTGCATAAATAAATTTATTAGCAGTAAATGGGCCTGTAAGATTTTCAATAATACCAGAGGCAACTCCAAGTGGACTACTTCCAGGTGGAGCATTAGTAGTAGCTCTATAACGTATAGTAGTTGTACCGGAATTATTAATGTTTTTGTATTGTATTTTTCCAATTCCACTTTCAGTTGTAATTTGAAAAGTAACGCCAGTTATATCACCTGAAAAATATGTTGTCATAATCCATCCGCCTGGAGATTTAAACAAACCATTTAATTCCCTATATGCATATTTTGGAACTCCTGTAGATACATTTATATAAATATGAGATGTAAATGAACTTGATATTGAGCTATCAAATTCAAAATTAGGTATAGTAGTCCAAACGTTTATATTATTCGATAAATTACTTTGTCTTTCAAAGACAATATCATTTAAATTAGGTGTAACATCAACATTATTAATCATTACGCGTCCATTTGAAAATATATCGTGTAAGGATGCACCACCTTCTACATATAAACTACCATTAGTTGAACTTGCATTAGTTGTATCTAAGATTACAATTTGGTCTGATGTTATAAACCCAGATGGATTACGTTGTATATCAGACATAAGTATCTTATAAATTATAAAAATTTTTAATTTTAAAAATATACGCAAGTAAAATAAATGCAAATAAATGAAATAGATATCTTTTACGCATTAAGTAATGCGATAATCACAATATACGAAATGTGTAAAATAAATTAAACAAGAAATTTGCAACGTGTAGATTCCAATTTAAAAATTAAAATATTTAAAAATGATAAGTAGGTATGAATGTTAGTATGGAATTTAACAAAAAACAAGAGTGTTTAAAATATTGTGAATTAAACAAATTGGCTTTTTGGCAGCGTGATATTAATGCTAATTCTTCAAAATTATTTATAGCTGATTCGTATATAAATATTTGGAATAATATTAAGGAATTAGGTCCGGAAAAATCTTTTTATTATGAATCTTGGTCTGCACATACCCCGATGAAATTATATATAGACTATGATAAAAAGAATGATGATAAAAAAAATGAAGGTGGATCTAATGGATCTAATTCTTCATTGCACAATGAAAATTCGCACAAAACTGATATAGTGAATATAATAAATGCCATAGTTGGGACGCTTCCCAATATAACTAGTATTAGTATTATGAAATCTATTCCGGATACGGAGAAAAGAAGTTATCATATTATTTTTGAAGGTATGCATTTTACAAAAGCCAAAACAATTGATACATTTATGAAGGAACAAATTAAACCAAAATTTAGAGAATTGTTTGATAAAAAAATAATTGATACATCAGTTTATGATCCAAAATGTTTTAGAACATTATTGTCTACAAAATGTGGTCAAAATAGGCCGTTGTTTTTATTAGATACAAAGGCATTTTTAACGGACCTTCACGAAGTTGTGATATCGGCTGAAGAAACTACATATGAACAATTTTTGAAAACATGTATAACACATATTGAAGCAGATAGTATGTTATTTAATTATAAATCCGAAAAGAAAAAGGATAATTCTAAAAAAATTCATTTAATGAATGATGAGGATATCTATTCTGATAAGGAAGTTGTAAAAAAATATCTTGATATTCTTGATCCAAAAAGATATACTGAAAGATCGTGTTGGTTAAATATTGGATATATTCTTTCATCAATAAATCGTGATGATTATGTTGATTTATGGCATTATTTTTCAGCAAAATGGGAAAATTATAATGAAAAGCAAGCAAATATAGCATGGGATTCTTTTCAAAACAGTGAATACATTTACACTATTAATAATTTGATTTATCTTGCTAAAATAGATAATGAAGAGGAGTTTAACGAATTGTCAAAGGAAATACCTAATCACGATATAAAATATCTTCGTCCATTTGACAATGTGTTGAGTAAACTTATATATAGATTATATGGTGAAAATTTTGTATGTAGTTCTCCTGAAAAAAATGAGTGGTATTATTTTAACGGTATTAGATGGAAAAAGGAAAATAAAAGTTACAATTTGCGTGTTTTGACTATTAATGAGGTATTTACAAAAATAGAAAAATACAGGCGTCAATTAATTAAAGAAGGTGCAGGAGATGAAATTATTAAAAATTATCATAATATTCTTCAAAAATTAGGAAGTGGGATTAAATTAAATTGTTTGGAATTGGAATTTTACAATTCTAATTTTAACAAAATTATAGATCAAGACAAGGATTTAATTGGTTTCGATAATGGTGTATATGATCTTAATACAATGGAATTTCGAAAAGGAAGAAGTTCTGATTATATTAGTTTATCTACAGGATATGAATATGTAGATTATAAAAGCGATAGTAGATTATATATTGAACTGTTTGATTTAATTTGTAAAATTTTACCAGATCCAACTGTCAGAGAATTTACATTAAAATCTTTGTCTAGTTGTTTGGATGGTCATACAAGAGATGAAAATTTTTATATTTGGTCTGGTAAAAATAATACAGGTGGAAATGGTAAATCTACTATTATGGACTTGTTATTAAAAGCACTTGGTGAATATGCATGTATAAGTCCAGTATCATTGATTACAGGTAAAAGAGAATCTGCTAATAGTGCAAATAGTGCTTTAGCCAATATTAGACATAAACGTTGTGTAATAATGCAAGAACCAGGTTCAAATGATCAAATACAGGCTGATGTTATGAAATCATTGACTGGTGGTGACCGCATATCAACAAGAGAACTAAATAGTTCACAAATAGAATTTAAACCAAATGCTAAATTTTTTATGGCTTGTAACAAGATACCTAGTATTTCAGATTTGGATGGTGGTGTGATAAGACGTCTTAAAATTACAGAATTTGTATCGAGATTTGTAGATGAACCAAATATTGAAAATGTAAAAAACGGTATATACGAATTTAAAATTGATAAAGAATTAAAATCTAAATTGGAATTATACCAGGGAGTATTTATGTGTATTCTTTTAGATTATTATAAATTATACAAACAAAATGGATTAATACCCCCAGATCCAGTTTTAAAAGTAACAAAGAAATATGAAAATGATAATAATATTATTAAACAATTTATTGATGAAAACATTATTGTGTGTAGTAAACAAGAATTTATAACAAAGGATCAGTTAAAAGATATTTACAAATCTGATTATACTATACGTAATACATTTGGTAAATTTAATGTTTTTTTAAAACAATTGGAAAATGGTTTGTGTACAGAATTTAAATTAGATAAGAAAAATATTCCAAAAATTTTTGGGTGGAAAATTAAACCAAATGAAATAGATGATTCAGATGAAGATTAAAGTTTTTAATTAAAAAAGTAAATGTAATTAAAAAGTTTCATTGTATTATCGCATTTCATTGTATTATCACATTTCATTGTATTTATGAAAAAGTGGTTCACTTTCTGAATCTGAATCAGAATATGATTTTACGATAGAGTTTGTATTAAATCTAATTTTTTTAACCACTTTTTCCAATGGTTGCGTTTGTTCTTTATCTAATTCGTCTATTGCTTCATGTATAATATGAAGTGTGTCGGGTGTGTTATCTGGTACCTTTATAGATGCTGTCATAGGTATTTCATCATACTCTGGTATTGAAAATTTTACTTTATTGTCAAATGATGTTATAGATACATAATTTGGATCGTAATAATGAGAATTATCATCAATTAATTCATCCATTTTTTGATCAAATAATTGCTTTTCTAATATAGAATTAGATGGTGGATAAATTGATGATTTAATATCTTGATCACTATTATTAAATGAATAACTTGGTCTAGATGAATAACTTGGTCTAGATGAATATTCTGGATTAAATGAATAACCTGGTCTAGATGAATTATGTAAAGTTGTGGTTTCTACTAATGGAAATACAGTTTCATATTTTGGAATTGATGTTCCTGAGCTTTTACCAAATAATTGCGCCCATTTTTTTTTACACGTTTCTTTAATTTTTTCAAATGTACTTTTTGGTCTTGTTTGAGATTCTATATCTATATTTTGATATTTATAAAAATTTTTAGTAGTCAAATTATAAATGTAATGAACACCTGTAAATATTTTTCCGCAAAATCGAGAAAAATTATATATATAACTAAAAAATGAAGTAAATCTATACAATACAAATAATATTGTAAAAATATACCAAACTGTATTAACAATAGTATTGAATAAATATAAATCAAACATATAGTATATGTTTAGTTTATATTATTATTTGTTTAACGCAAAAAAATAATTTGTAACAAACTTTTTTTAATTATAAAAAAACCGAATTTAAAATTGAAAATTTATTTATTTAATAAGATTAGTGTATATTTATGATATGTTTAACAATAAAATACAAAAAGAAAAGAAAATTAGAAATAATGATGCGAATGTAGAAGATGTAGAAGATGTAGATGATACAAATATGGAAGACGATAAACGTATAGAACTTGATTCTGTAATGGATTTTCTTTCTTATAATGTAGATCAAATCGGTATTACAAATAATAATTTTGTCTATTTAGATGATACTAATGTATCATCTTATAATCAAAATCTTGATAAAAAGGTTGGTGTTGTAAAGTCTAAATACAGAAATATTTATTGTGTTAATTGTGGAGAAAAGGGTCATGTAGTAAAAGATTGTTTTGGACCTATTACAAGTTTTGGAATTATTGCTTTTAAAATGGTTCGTAATAAGCAAGAAGAAATGTATGATAAAAATATTAGATTACAGGAAATTTTAAACAATGTTTTAATGGATAAAAGAGAAAGTTCTTATCCAAAAACAAAATTTTTAATGATTCAAAGAAAAGACACAATGGGATTCACTGATTTTGTTAGAGGAAAGTATCCTGATGATAAATCTGCGATTGAACGTGTATTACCAATTTTTCTAAACGAAATGACACAGCAAGAAAAACATAATTTATTAACAAAAGATTTTAATGAAATTTGGAAATCATTGTGGGTAAATCATGATAGTAAATGTTTTAAAAATGAATATGATTATGCTTATAAAAAATTTCAAAGATTAAATATTCCAGAATTGATCAACAGATCACAATCTAGTTTTAGTTTTCAAGAATTCGGGTTTCCAAAAGGTAGACGGAATATGAAAGAAACAAATATTGCGTGTGCTGAAAGAGAGTTTTTTGAAGAAACTGGATATGACAAAAATTGTTATGATTTTATAAAAAATTATTCTACAATTCACGAGGAATTTACTGGTACGAATAATATAAGATATAGACATATTTACTATTTGGTAAAAATGAAAGATGATGTTCCACCGCCAAGAATAGATTATAAAAATAAGATTCAAACTGGTGAAGTTCAAAACATTGGTTGGTTAGAATACGATGAATGTATGGCTGTGATTAGGCCATATGATATTGCAAAGAAAAATGTTATTAAAAAGGTATATAATGATTTGTTGGAAATGAAAGAGGATTATATATGTTCTCGATTTTATTATTCGAATAAAAAGAATTTTAGATCATCTCCTAATAAAATACATAGACCATTTAATTATAACTCACATAGATCATTTTTTTATGCTCCTAAATCACTTTAAGTAATTTGATAATTTAATAGAAATCATTCAATTAAATTGTAGATCAAGTATTCGTTAAGTAATGGTTATTTTATTATATATTTATAGTAAATGAATCAATTAACAATATTCTGTCTTATACTAGGATTTATTTCTTGGTATTATTTTAATAAATTTCAAGAATCTGAAAAGGAATATAATAAATTGTATAAAAGATTCGAACATGTTTATATAGAAAATCAAAAGGTAAAAAGTAGAATTAAAGATTTACAATCTTATAAAAATGATGTTTCAAAGACTTTTAAAATTTTGGATAATGAATTAGTTTTGATAAATGATCATTTAAAAAAACAAAATGAAAATGTAACAACTGACCATCAAAGATCGCAACGTCCTCCTCCTGTAGCTAGATCTTTTTATATGAGAAATATACCAAGTAATAATGTATCATTATTAACACCAGATTTATTAACATCATTATTTAATATGAATACATTGGATACTGGACGCGGTAGTGAGCAAGCATCTTCGCAGCCACAACAACCACAACAAGAACAACAACAACAAGAACAACAGCCATCACAACAACAGCAGTCACAAGAAGTAACTGAAGAAGTAACTGAAGAAGTAATTCAAGAAGAAGTTCAATCGGAAGAATCTGATAAATTAGATTTACAAATTGATATAGACAAAATTGGATTAGGTGATGTTTTATCTGGTAATGGTGATAATTATGAAAAATATATAATTTAAATAAAATAAAATACAATTAACGTTAAATTTTTTATCTTGAGATATCATATAATAACAAAATGCCAAAATTTGTAATGAGTGATGCACGTGCATTCACAGATTATAATCCTAACTGTGATTTAAACAATATAATTCAGAAAAAGTACAATGTAAATAATGCTAATTATAGATCATTTTTACAACAAAATGCAGAAAAGCTTATAAAAGATTCTTTTAAAGAAGAAGAAAAATCATGTGCAAATTGCCCTGTTTGTAAAGAAGCAATTGAATACAAACCTTAAATACATATTTAAAGAAACTTTTTTTCATTGTTAATATTAATGGAAACCTTGTTAATATTGATTTTTATATCGTTATGTTTTTTTGTAATATATATAATATCAGTATATGATGAAAATATATCTGTAAAATCAGATATAGATAATAATTCTTATTTAATAAGAAGAGGTAATACTAAAGGAGAAACTTATTTGAAGCAATCTGCAAATACTTTGGGTGAAATAAATCTAAGAATTATTAAATTAATAGATCATTTATATAAGAAATACAAAGATGATATGACAAAAATGTATTTTTTAAAAAAATTAAAGGATTCTTATAGTCATAATATTTTATCAGAAGCTGCAGTTGATAGTAGATATACTACCTATACTATTGATAAACAAGATATGCATGTATGTTTACGAACAAGAGATCAAGATGAACGCTTGTATGATATAAATTTATTAATGTATGTTATATTGCACGAATTGGCTCATTTATGTAATTACGATGAATCTGGTAATCCTATAGAAGGTCACGGTAAGGAATTCAAAGATATTTTTTATCTTTTTGTTGTTGAGGCAATCAAATTAGGTATTTATACGTACACAGATTACACTGAAAAACCAATGGAATACTGTGGTATAATGGTTTCGTCTACAATTTTGTCGAAATTTGATTATAAATATATATAATTTACAAGTTTATCGATAAAATTACAAATTGAATTTTAATAATTTTAATTAAATAATACACAATTATTATTTAATGGAAAAATTTTGTATTTTAATTTCAAATTTGAAAAAATTGTATAGTAACGTGCCTTGTAAAACCGTCATTGATAAAAGTTCTGAAAATAATATAAAACAAGACGATTTAGTTAAACAATTAGATGATCCTATATACAACTTGATTTTATAAAATATACAATTTGAGTTATAAAATATACAATTTGATTTTATCAAATATACAATTTATAAAACAATTGTTGAGTTTTCATCGATAATAACTGTAAATATTTTATGATAAACATTATATTTATCTTTACTAAAGTTAATAGGATATTTTTCCAAAATTCCACTTTCACAGCATTGTTTTATAGCAACTCTTGATTTTCCATTTTTTTCATATTCTATACCATTAAATGCATTTGTTTCATATTCTCGTTTAGTACGAGATACAAACTCTCTAGACATTTTTAGTTTTAAATCATAAAATGTATCATTAAAACGATAAATGTGAGGATGATCAATTTGCATATATTGATGTTCTGTTTCATCAGAGTTGTCAAAATTATTTGGAATAACAATTAATTTAATAGTGTAAATTTCGCCAGTTTCAAATTCAAAACATGTATTTTGTGGTACTACAAGATAATCATCATTGTCATAATATTTTTTGTAATTTGTGATGATGTATTTAGATTCATCTGTAAATTCCTGACCATCTAAATGTTGATAACTAATTGTATTTTCTACAGGGAAACATTCTGATTCTGTGCACGTACTTTCTATTAATATTTTAACATCATCGTTAGTATTACCAGGGATTACTGTTTGTTGTATTTTTTTTTGTAAATCATTTAATAAATCTATATATTTTTGTTGTTGTTTATCTGGTTGTTTATTATAAATAATAGTTTCTCCCAAATTTACTATACAATCACCCAAATTAACACCTAGTTGAATTTTAACAATATCTCCCTCGCAAATTTTTTGATCATCCTCGTATAAATAATTTCCAACACAATTATTTAATGAAATACTTGTAGGAAATGCAATAGTATGAATTTTTAGATTTGAAAATTTTTCACATTCTTCTTGAAGTCTGTTGTTTCCATACAAGTGTAAGTCTTTAAGTAATAGTATTTCAGAGTTTTGTATTTTTAGTATGATTTCATTTAATACAATTTTACATATCTTGGAACTTGATCGGTATCTTTCTAAAATTTTATCACTAATCATTTATATATATTTATATAAAAATGTTTAAAAACAAACTTTAATTTTTAATTTCAAATTTATTAATCCATTTTTTGATATCGTGAATATTTAATAAAATTGATTCAGTTACTGATTTTGTAGTTTGATTTATAGTTTCTGATGTGGCATATAATGCGTCTATATTATCATTTATGATTTCATTTGCTATAATATTTGTGATAAAATCTATATCTATAGTTTGTTTAGTTTGTTCACTCGTATTATCTAAAAGAATTTTTTGTATTGCATTTGTTTTTTGAAATTTATCCATTTTTGTATTAGTGATAATTGATTCTATTTTTGTTTTTTCTGAACCTGTAGTATCGTTAGAGAATGATGAACTTATTTCTTGTTTTACATTAAATATTAATGATTTTTGGTTATAGATTTCTTTATTATAAATACTTTCATCGTTTTCTTTAACATCGGATTCGATTAAATATTGATCAACGTCATAATAATATTTTGTATTTAAAATAGGTATTTTAATATTAGCTTCGTCTATTGGTGTATTTTTGACAGGGATGATTTGACCAAAATTTGTCATTGCTCCAGTGTAAATACCATTTTTAACAGTCATACCTATTATTTGCAATGGTTTAGTGGTAAAAATTTTGTTAAATTCCTCAATGTACTGTAATGTTTTTGATATATCTAATGCTTTATTTTTAATTATAAAATCATCAAAGGATGTATATTTTAAATCTCGTACCCTACCAATTTCCTTAATAGGTAAAACGAGTCCACATTTTGTAATAATTAGATTTACTTTATTAAATACATTAGTTAGCTGAAACCACAATTCGAACGGTGTATTTTTTAAAACTTTGGTTAATTCCTCAATTTTGTACAAGTCATCGTAAGGATATTCTTTTGGATAAGCATATTCTTTTACACAAGATGATCGATAATAATCTAACAAAAAATTTACAATATTTGTTTTGGGTGATAAATTTTCTCCATAGTTGAAAAAATATCGAATTCGAGGTTTAATATTTGTGTCTGTGCGTATTTGTATTTTTTTTACAACAGGATTCCAAAAAGCAATTGAATTTTGTACTACAATTTCAAATGCGTTTTCTCTACGTAGTAATATAATGAATGGTTTGCTACGATCTAAAGTAATATATGGATTGCAAATTAAACGTATATCTTCGTAGTTGTATTTTTTAGTTGATTGTGTTTCCGTGTATGGTATATCTAAAATGAAAATATTACAACCCAAGGTGATTTGAATTAAATCTATAATATCATTCCAGTTAATACCTTTATTGATGGATTGTATATAGTTTTCTAGATTATCATATTTTAAACTTATATTTCCGCTATTTAATCTATTAAATTCAGTTGGGTTTTTTGTTAAATAATTCACAAGATATCGTTTTAATTCAAAAATATTATTTATAGAAAAATCACTTTCTCCAATGCATTCAACTATACAATTTAAAAATGATAATCGATTTTGATGGACACCCCAACGAAGAAAAGCTCCTCCATTTTCATTTTGTTGTATAATTTCATTAAAAAGTATATTTAAACCTGGTGGTAAGATACCTTGTCTTTTATAATCTAGTAATTTATCAGTTGTTAAAATGTGTTGTTTTGTAATATCAGATTTTATAATTTCTTTTTTGGATCTATAAATAGCAGGCTGTTCTTCAAAACAACAAGGATAAGATTGTAAATTGTATCCAAAAATTTTTTCTTTTTGGAAATGGTTACAAGGTTCGTGGAGATCTGTTATATTATTTGTATGATTTAATTGAGGTATATGAAGACAAGTATTTTTATTAGGTTTTGATACTATACGATTTAAGGGTACTTCATCAAGCCAAATTGAATCACCTGTTTCTGGATTTATTTCGTTTTCTTGAATATATTTTATAACAGTAGGATCCGTTATATGTTCTAGTGGAAAATCTGTCTTGGTATGACTTTTTAGATAAAAAAATCTAGAAAATTCTAAATCAAAATCATCTACATTATCAGAGATAACTTTTATAGCATACGTTTGAACATTGTTGACGTTAATTAATAAGTTTGACGGTTGAACTTTAATTTCTAAAATATTATCAGTTGATATATTTCTTGTTACCCCTCTACCTGGTTTTTTAAAACAACAAAGAATATTGTCAACTGTAAATCCAGGATATTTATAATCATCATTTGGACAATAATATTTAGAACCCTTGTGATCTAAGAATCTTTGTTCATCTTGAGAAATGTTTGGTGAATTTTTATTTTCATCAGTTATCATAATTGGTTGTCTTGTTTTTTGACATTTTGTTGAAAAAATTTTGATACCTTGTTCTCTTAAGCGTTTAATATTTTGCTTACGTTCTTTTACCGATGTTTCAGCTTCTTCTTCTGATTCAGAGTCTTCAAAAATATTTTTAGAAATTGTTGTTTCTTCTGCTAATAAAGATGTTATCATAATTTCATTAACAATAGTTTGTAATTGATTTAAATTATAAGCACCATATACTACGATAGAAGTAGAATTTGATCTATAAGGATTATCTTTTACATTTACTGTAATACCAAGACGTTCTGTAGATTGACTAGCATCTTCTATTTCTCGTTTGCCAAAACGTTTATAATACATTGAAATAATTTCTTGCCGTTTATCTTTTGGATTCATTATATCTTTTGATTCGAAAATTCTTGAAATTTCATATTTAGTAAGCATTTTTTTAAATTTTGTTTTATTTATAGCAATAGATGTTTCTAATGTAGCATTTAATGAATGTACTAGTATTTTTGATTTATCAACAGGTTGTAATTTTTGCAAAGATACGAATATACCGGTTAATTCATTTAAAGATTTTATAATAGAATTAACTTCTGATGCAATAATATCAATTATATTATATAACGATTTAGTATTATCTTCATCTAATGAAATTTTTACTGTAATCAATCCTGTTTCATCTAATAATAAGGTAATGTAATTATTTATTGATGATTCCGAGTTATTTAAAGTGGAGATGTAATATTTCATCATTAATCCTCTAATTTTTTTATAGGAAATTTGTTGAAGTTTCTTTTTTTCGTTCAAGATCCAAGAACGAATCGTATTTTCAGACACGTGTTCTATTAGATGATTATATACTTTGATTTTTGGATTTGTTCGAGAACTATCATTAAAAGCAATTAGTGGTATAGTATTAGATACTTCTAGTGCGTTAAATATATTTTGTAATTTTAAATATTTCATACCTTGTCGTCTTTCAACTGAATCATTGTAGGTATCTTCTATTTCTGGAGGAATAGTCAAGGTAACATTTGTAAATATAAAATTAGGTAAAGAGGTTGTACCTTGTTGTTTATCGTCTGTATTGATTTCATAAAAACGTGAAAAATCTTTTGTATTATATACAACACTATAAAAGCGTTTTAAATTTTCAGTTTCACTTTTATATGTATTTTGAAGACTTTCGTATATTGTTTTAATGTTTGTAAAAAATTCTTGTAAATCTGATTTTAGGATTTCACTTTCATCATTACTTAAAATTGGAACTTCTGAACGTTTGTTTAAATCATACATTTTCATTTTGATGATTGTATTAAAATCGTCAATTGTTAAATCAGTAAAATCACTAGCTAATTTATCATATAACTGTATATGATCATCAGTTTTCATTTTATTATACAAATCATACGTTTCTAGACTAAATTCTTCATAAAAACCACTGTTAAAAATATTTAAAATAGAAGTAATGTAAACGATAGGATTTTGTGGTAATGTTTTATAATAAAATAACAAAGAATTAGAACCTGTAATTGTAATTAGTTCTGTATCTTGTGTATCACGAATTTGTAATTTTAAAAAATTTGGATAATACAACAATGTTTCAGCAAAAAAATTAGTGGTATGTACAAAAATTTTTTCTTTAATTGTATTGGTAGTATCATCTATTAATATACCATAATTAATACCAGCTTCGTTTAAAAGTCTTTGACTTGTATTATCAACTATAGTTACACCCAAGGACATTTACTTGTTATTTATAAAGAAATTAATTATAAATAAAAGTTGTTAACAATAAATTTATGTACACTTATTTTTCACTTGGAAAAAGTTTTTTTTTGTATATTTTTTTTAAAGTTATTACATAAATATAGGAAATCTTGTACTGCTAATGTGATTTGTTCGTTTGATTTAAATCCTGTTGCTATAATATTACCGCTTTGGAATATTAAAAATGTAATATTTGTACAAGTACATTTATCAGAACATGTACATATGCCTCGATTCTCAAGATGATTTTGGAATGGTATTTTATAAATCATCTTGATACCAGAATATGATTCCGGTTTGTATTTGCAAATGTAATTGGATTCTATAATTTTGTCATATAGTCTTTGTCTATTAATTTTATAGTCCAAGTTGAAATAAATATTCATACAATTTACATTTAAATCAATGTTTGTTTTATCAAACGGTGTATTTGTATCAATTTGCGGATCAATGATAAATGGATTACAATTATAATCAATTTCTACTATATCTGATAAAGATTCTACATTCGTAATTTTTGTATCAACTATATCATATATTATTTTACCAATAATATTGTCATTGTTATGATAAATTAATCCATTTGTAATGTCGTAATGTATATTTGTATTTTTTTTGTAAAATTTATTTCTGTTTTTTAATAATTCTATTTTTGAAAATCCAATGTAATCGCCATCAAAATTATAGATAAATTTACGTCTTTTAGTTTCCATTTTATCACCGATAAACATTTTAGTTTTATGATCCATTACGAATTCTTTATTGTGAATAATGTATTTTTTATCAGTTGTTTTATAATAACCAATGACTTGATGGTTTGTATAAGAATAAACTAGTTTATCTCTGTCTACTAGAACGTTGTTTATATCTTTAGTCAAAAGAATTGGTAAAGTTTTATTTGACAATTCCTTTAATTTTTCATATACCCGTTTTGTAATTAGCGTACCATCATTTACAGATTTACAACCAGTTAAATGCAAACTTCCATTGCCAAATAATTTAACATTAACACAATGATCGTTGTGTTTCAAGATTATTGTAACTTGATTGTAAAACAGTTTTTTATTAATTTTTTCAACGTCTTTGACTTTTGCTTTTTTGTATATAGTAGTTGAATATTTTCCTTTCATAATACTTAAATCTGCATAGTTGTATTTAATACCTATTATTTCGTCATCGATATCTAAATATTTTCCAACATTTGTTAGATTTAATTGACAATTTGGTAAACGTGTGGATAATGTAATTGTTGAAATTTTTACAGTTTCCATGCGTTAAATATTACTTTATTTAAACGGGTGTAATTTATTCAATTTCTTAAAAAAAAAATCTAATATAATATTAATGAATAGTATAATTTTAATTGTAATAGCATTATTCGTTATTGGTTTAGTTTACTGGTGGTTTTTTAGAATGGAAAATTTAGATGCAACCGTATCTACAAATCCTTTTTCTGATTTAAGATGTATAGCGGATTCATTACCTATAGTTCGTATACTTGATAATAAAACATTTCAATGTTTGTCACGTGACAATACCAATTGTATGATGAGATCTGATTTTAATTTACAAGACAATGTAAAATGTGGTGATGTTAATACTACATTGGTAAAGGAAATTCGAAATAGAAATTCCCCTGTAACACAAGTTTACATGGATTTGGATAAAAACACTAATTATAGTTTATTAACATGTAATCCACAAGGTTTAAATAACGCTGATCATTGGTGTGGTAAATTGTGGTCAAATGTAAAGGATAGATGTGAAAAACCTGAAGGTAAATTTGGATTTCTATCGAGTCCATGTAAACAAATCCCCCCATTTTTAAGCACAGGGGGAAATCCTAGTAATGTAGATATTGTAACAAGAGATCAAATTTTAGAATCAAAAGCTATAGCAAAGGCTAGAGTAGATGCGGCTAGATCTAGAGGTAGAAAATAATTTCATTGAATTTTACATAGTAATTTTACATAGTAATTTTACATAGTAATTTTATATAGTAATTTATTGATATTTATATGTATTAATAAAATATGATCCAAGTTATAAATATATAATCCAATAAAAGGAAAGTATATTTGACTACATATATAACAACAAAAAGTATAAGTTATATATTTTTCAAGATCGTTTGTTAATTTTATATATATTTCCATATCTTGATTTATAGATGTTAATAATTTTTTTAGTTTATAATTCTCGTATTCCTTTTGTGTTCTTATTATATTAAAACGATAATCGCTTATTAATGTAGATCCTTTTTCGTAATATATATTACGTTTATGATAATCATATAATTTTGCATAAATATTTTGATTAACATATTCTGATAAATGATATAATATATAAATGGTAGTTATTTCAAAAATTTTTTCAATAATGTTAAATAAAATCTTTTTTGTAAAACTTGATAAAATATTTGTAAAATTTGTTATGATAAAAATTGCAATATATATCAAATTAAACTCGTACAACTTTACAAATAAAATTTTTCTAGAATTGTAAATATTTAAACATTTTTGGGTTGTTTGTAATTTTGATAACCAAATTAAATACTTGTAACAAAAAATTATATATACAAATTTTTCAATGTATGATTTAAACAAAAATGTACCTGGTGTATTGCTGAATACTAAACTAACACCTAGTAATTTTATAATTATAGTTGTATTTTGATGTAAAGACATTGTAAAACCTGATAATATGTTCAAATATACCTTTAACTCTTTTAGGTACTTTATATTAATTTCTTTCATATTAATTTCTTTCATATTAATTTCTTTCATATTAATTTCTTTATTAATTTAATTTCATATTCTTAAAAATAAGAAATTAAAAATCATTTTTTTTTGTTAATTAGTAAATCTGTTGTTTGTATTTATATTTTTATTGATAAAAAGAAATATCATCAGCGAATGCGCTTTTACATTTGCAAGATTCGTGACAAACTTTGGTTTTACTGCAAATGTTACAATTAATTTTAGGAATCATTGATTTGTATCCAGAATAACATTCTAGGCCAGATATAGCTAAACCTCCATTTTTATTCCAGATAGCTCCAGTATTAACCATCTTTTTATATGCACGAATATACGTGATATCCCACTCATTGGAATGATCTTTAAATTTATTCATGTATTTTTGAATATTGTCATTATATGATGTTTTTGGTAAATCTCCTTGGCACGCTTTACCCATCCAAGCATCGTGAATTGTATAAGTCCATTTTTTTGCACTATTAGCGATATTGTCATACCACGAAACATCCTCGTATTCTAAATCTTGTTCGATAACTAATGTTTGGGGATCAGGATTTAATTCGATTAATTCATTTTCTAAACTATCTTGTTCGTGTTTACGAAATTCTGTACTTGTAAATGTACACAGATTTTGTTGAATAAAAAATTCACGACTAGGTAATGGTAAGGTGCTTAATACACGAGGATTGTTTATTGTAATTTTTGGTACACAAGTTTCTTTATAATAAATGTTTGACCAATTGTACATTAATACATCTTTGCAATTTGATTTTCTAGGATCACAATAAGAATTATCTTTTTGTAAACATCCTTTTTCATCTAATAAACTATGTGAACCCATTAAAGCAGTCATTTCTTCTATAGTTAGATTTTTACTTTTAGAAAAACTAGAAAAGGCAGTTGTGTTCATATTTGCTGGAGCAAGAGCATTTGTTGGATTGGGTTCAGTACGGTCATATCTTCCAACCAAAAAAGGTTGAACAAGATCACTTTTAATAATTTTAGGACCTCCTAAAAATTCAGTTGCTACAGCACCACATACAGCAATAATATCTGCTACTGATGTATCGTATTTTTTAGCTAAAGCTAATGCGTTTTTTGATAATAAATGTGCAAAATTATCATAATTATTTTCTGAACGTAAAAGCTCGTCTTTTGTCAATAACAATGAACCATCTGCTCCACCAAACCCCTCTGATACTGATAAAGAATCATGTGCAGCCGCTCGAATATAAAAATTGCATAAACGTTTTTCATAACGACATGCTGCTTTACACCCACTTATAACACTAACCCAATCTACTTTGCGAGGATTATATAAAATTTCTTTAGGTTTCCAAGATGGAAGATTAACACGTATAACTTGATTTTTAAGCGAGTATTTAGATAAACACATAACAAAATTAAATAAGATTAAAGTAAGAAATATCATCGTTAAGTGAATTTTTTTATTTTTAAACAAAATTCAATTTTTTTACACATTATAAACAAAATGTCTTATACGTTTAAAATTTCTAAAAAATATATTAATAATATTATATAAATATGTTGATTATAATTTTGCAAAGTTTATTATTTTTAAATTGTCGGGCATTGTCTTGGAAATGTGATTATCCATCGATTGATGGTCCAACTGATACTCATTTTTTATATAAGGAAGACGATGAAAATATAGTTAAATGGCTTGAAAAATACGAATATTGTAGAGCAAAAGGAGATTTGTCTGTATATGATGATGCGGGAAAAGAAAAATGCGAATATTCAAGAAACATGTGTTTGTTTTATAATGATGAATGTATTGTTAATACACAACGTGAAAATGATTTATTACAAGAATGTCAAGATCTTTTAAATAATAATATTCTCAGTTGTGGATTAGATTCAGGTAGATTAGTTACTTTTAGCTCATGTGAATTTAATGAAGAGACTGAAGAAGAGACCGAAGAAGAGACTGAAAAAGAGACTGAAGAAGTGACTGAAACAACTGAAACAACTGAAACAACTGAAACAACCGAAACAACTGAAACAACTGAAACAACTGAAACAACTGAGGCTACTGAAACAACTGAGGCTACTGAAACAACAGAAGTGACTGAAATATGTACAACTGAAACAACTGAGGCTACTGAAACAACTGAAATATTTAGTAGCGCAAATTCAAGTAAAAAATCTTTATTAATTTTTCTATTATTCGTTATGTTATTATAAATTAATAAGAATAATTAAATACATATATATTTAATTATTGTATATTTATTTTCTATTTGTTTTTGTTTTTTAAATTTTTTGGTACCTTAGTTTAAATCATAGGGCACCATTTTGATTGCCACGGATTGTCCACGCCTTTCATTAATGTGATATCAGATGGTAATGGATAAAAAATTCTATATAAATTTTTAGTAATAGTGTTATTAAAATGTATTTGATTGAACGTAGGCATAAGAGCTGATGGTTTAGCATTTGTTTCTCCTAGCATTGGATCAGCGTATACCCAATTATTGTAAATAATATTATTTAATGGATTAATAATAAATGGTTGAGCTGATAAAGCATTTTTACCACCTGAACTATCTGTAACTTGAAAAGCTCGCATCATATCATTATCTTCATGAATAAGATTATGACAATGAAACATATAATCACCTTTATGAGGTCCAAATCTAGCAACAACATAAACTTTATTGCTAGGACCTAGATAAAAAACATCTTTTGGAGAAAATTGTTCATATGCACGAACACCTTTACCATCACCACCTTCACGTTTAATCAAAAAGAAATCAATAAGATGAATATGAACAGGATGAAACCATCCTCCTCCTGTATTAAATTCCCACAATTCCCAAGTATTTTGACCAACATCAGTTGCAGCAATTTTCATTGTATCCCACGTTTCGCCATTAATAGTCCAATGTCCATTACTTCTTCCAAATGCAAATTGACGATGCGATTTCCCAGAATTGGCCATTTCTAAAGCAGTATTTAAATCAGTTTGAGTCATTACCTTATTAAGAGGTTTTAATGGTTCGATAGCTGTATTAGTTTCTTGAAAAGCTGGTGGGTTAGGTTGAGAAACTCGTGCTATTTGTAAATTTGCAATAAGATGACTATTACAAAAATACGGTACATCTTTCATCATTACAGGATCGTAATCATTCCATAAGTACATTGATTTTCCTCGAAAATTTGTAAAATCACATACAAGTTCGTAACGTTCAGCCACACCAAGTAATAAACCTTCTGTTGGAAATGCAACTGGTGAATTTCTATAACCACTATCTGCAGCAATAATTTTACAAATATTTTGACCAACGTCTTTAAGTTGATCATCCTTAATTTTAAGTAAATATGGTCTTGAAACAGCTGCATTTAACAAACGAAATCGATACCATTTTGGTTCTAATGGCATTTTAGGCCATGGGATACCAGAAACAAGATTGATATCGCCGTACAAATCATCCTTATGAGCAGTAAAAATATCAGAATATAACTGACACTTGTTATCTAAAACTTTGTCAGTCAAAATTAAAAGCTTTTCTTCAATGTTTTCTAAATTCCAAGGTTCACCACATCCTCCATCTTTTTGTTTTGAAGAAACCAAATACATTCCAGCTAATCCTAGATATGCATTATCTGCTGTAATATGTAAAGCGTGATCGTGGTACCAAGCAGTATTAGGTCTATTGTTTGGGTACACGTAATCTTTTGTTTCACCAAAACAAGTTTCGTCTTCTGCCCATCCATCATAACCTGGCAAACTAGCAGATCCATGAAAATGAACACTAAATGGTCTTCCTGCTCGACCATTATTAGCTAAACATGGACGAAAAGATTGTTTAAAAAATCCTGTTTTATAATTGATTTTGTTATTAAATCGTACCAAAGATTCGTGACCAGTTGGCATGCGAATAGTAGGACCTGGAATACTACCATTATAAGATAAAAACCAAGTGCCTGGAAATCGTTTACAAGATGGAATAGTCTTGTCAAATACACGTTTTTGAGTTTCTCGAACATCGAATTCATATGTTCTAATACAATGCCCGTCACCTCTACAATCTTTGCCTTTTGATTGAGCATCAGATGGATTTACAAAAGTTTCAACGAATGGTTGAACTAGATATGGTGTACCAGGAAATCCCCCTACCGAATATGGTACACCATTACTTGTTGGACAAATATCTTTTGCTCTACCAAAAGGCGAAGGTGGTGGTGCAGATAATACAAAACTAGCAAATAATAAAGTATTCATAATTTAACTCAATCTAATAGTAAATCTAATAGTAAATGTAAATAATCTTAAAAATTATTAAAATTCATTTTTTTTTATTTTTAAATTATTTTATAAATTATTTTTTTCAATGTTATATTATAAACGATATGTCAAATCCATCATTTACTCGTATGGCATATGACGAATGTGCTTTAAAAAAGAAAAATCAAGAAAGTGCAGCTTTATTTGAAAGGTTGACAGATGCTAATGTTATGGAGTCAAAAGAAGTTTGTTATCACAGTACTTCGCCATTTATGCAAAATCCATTTAGAAGTATCCCACAAAATGCAATTGATGTTGAAAGTGAATTACGTGGTCAAAATGTTTTGAACTCGCGATGTCCCGATGAAAAATACAATCCTGACACACCATTTCAGTCTAAATTTAATATCACTTTAAATGATTGTGGTAAAAGCGATTTGATTCCTGAATATACAAGAATAAATAAACCATGTAATTATAGTGGTATTAATATCAATAGATTTCACCCATTATGTGAAAATGTACAACATCCTGATAAAATTCATAGTAATAACTTTATAGGAATGAATACAAGACTCCAAATCAAAGATGCTTTTAAGGCTAAAAAACCCGTAAGGAAATAATTAATTAAATAATAATATATGTTATTTAATGTATTAAGGATCAAGGTGCATTTTACATTTTACATTTTACATTTTATCAAAAATTTTTTTGAATTTTGTTTCCATATTTTCGTTAATTGTATTGACATCGTTATTACAATCAATAAAACTACATTCTAAATCAACTTGTTCTTCTTGATTATTTTTAGTTTCTTCTTGTTCGACTTGTTTAGTATTAGGTTCTGTTGCATATAGCTGCCATAAAAGAGCTACAGCAGAAAGTACAGTTAATGATCCAGTGGTTTTTGCAATACCTTTTATAAAAGATGTAAAGAATTGATTTTGAATTGACATTTTATTCTTATAAAATATCTTATTTTTAAATAAATTTGATAAAGTAAAATTAAAAAAAAAATTTAATTGTATAATTATAAGTTCGATGAGTGATATTACTAAATCTTTTAGAAATGTTTTTATATCTCAAAAAAATTCAGGTTATTTATTTGAATTAATAATTACAAAAATTTTACAAAACGACCCTCATTTTAAAAAATATGTAATAAATTATATAGATGTATATAAATCTAATATTATCGATTTACAATCATTTATATTTGAAGATAATTTTGCAAATATATATAATGAAATGAAATCTTCTGAATCAATAGATTTAGAACAACTTTTAATATTATTAAATAGGATGACAGTTGTTCGTTTTGAAAATATGATTTTAGATGATTTACATAAAAAATATACAGAAGATCAATTGGCAAATGAATCAAAACAAATAGAACCATCTAATGAAGTATTAGAACGTGAAAGAATGGAACGTATTCGAACAGAACGTGAAGGCTCAGAACGTGAAAGAATGGAACGTATTCGAACAGAACGTGAAGGCTCAGAACGTGAAAGAATGGAACGTGAAAGAATGGAACGTGAAAGAATGGAACGTGAAAGAATGGAACGTGAAGGAATGGAACGTGAAGGCTCAGAACGTGAAAGAATGGAACGTATTAGAGCAGAAAGTGAACAAGAATACGAAGAATATAATCGAGAAGAATTGTCTACTGTTTTTTATCATTTATTTTCCAAACATGCTATTTTTCAATCTGGTAGATATGATTATAGATTAAATATTGAAAATGTTGCTAGTATTAATTTAGACAGTATTAAGGTTTTGTGTAATATGTATAATATAAACGAATATAATAATAAAATGTATTTAATAGAACAAAATAATAAAATTTTGATAACGATTCCTGTTGGGTATTATTCGGTTGATCAGTTGTTGATTGTTATGAGTACGTTATTTAATAATGCATCTATTAATAAAAACAAGGACTATAAATTTTATGCGAATTTGAATACTATTAAAAACAAGATTTATTTTGGATGTGAGTTGAATGACAGAGAGAAATTTAAAAGAAATGTTGTATTTGGAATGTCTTTTATTTACGAAAAATATCCTAAAAGTAATCAGCGTGTTAGTAGTTTGCATGAAATATTAGGTTTTGAAAAATCCGAATATATAAATAATACAACATATGTTACGGAAAATCCACCTAATACTTGTATTTTTGAAGATTTATATGTTAAAATGTTTATAAATGATATGGAATTAAAAAAATACAATACAAGTGATTCATCTTTTTCTTATTATCAATGTTTAAATTTAAATATGGGTGGTGATTTTGGTAAAATGGTGAGATTTTCACAAGAAGATCATCCTTATGATATTTATAATAAAGACTATACTATTAATTCGATAGGGTTTGAATTTTATAATAGTAATATGAATATTATTAATACACCAGTACGTTTTGATACGACCTTTTCATTTGAATATACTGTTTCTACATAGTGGTGTATGTATCGATATTGTTGGTAAAGCTACTTAATTATGATTTATTTAATTTATTTGTATTATGTAATGAATGAAACAGATATTTTTTCAGAGAATTTTACAAATCAATTTCAAATAGCGATTGATGTTAATAAAAGTTGTTGCGTTTGTTTTGCAGAATTGTATTATATAAATAAACGTAATTGCGAAAATGTGTTGGATTTATTAGATTTAGAAAGGGTTTATTTTAAGAATAATGTTATACCAGATGAAATTTTGGTTTTAAGTTGTTGTAAAGTTCATTATATTTGTATAGGATGTATGCGTAAATTGATTAATAATTATGAAAATCACGTGATAAATGAATCGAATTCTCATTTTAGTTGCCCTTATCCTTTTCAGGAATGTGTAACAGAAATTGGGTTTAAAAATGTATTTGATCATAATAGTATAAAAAAGATATGCATTTCAGAAACAGAATGGAATAATTACATGACTCAGGCTGAAAGATTTGCATTTCCTGGATTTACAATTTTGAAATGTCCATTGTATATTTATAAACGGGGGGTTCAGAGTAGATGTAATACAAAAGTTTTAGTTGATAATAATCTTATTAAAACAGTTACGATTGGTGAATTAATTGTCGAGTGTTCTCAAAATGAAAATTGTTTAAAAAAATTTTGTTTTAGTTGTAAACAATCAATAAATTATTATCAGAAAATTTGTTATGAATGTAAAACAAGTTATGAAAATGAAAATCCTAATGTCTATAATTATTATTTTAATAAAGAAGTTGGTGATAAAAATATATTGTGGGGATTTGATGAACAAGAATCGGATAATATATTTGATAATGAAGAATTTGAATATTTATATTTAAACAAAGATATTACTGTAGAAATAGCAACTAAACAAATCTTGTTAGCTATGCGAGATACCCAAAATCACATGATATGTGGTATTTGTAAAATTAGTTTATATAAAACGGAACGGTGTAATGGATTATCTCATCATAATTTAGAAAGATGCTATGCTTGTAGTAGAATAGGATATCCTATAAAGGGTTTAGATGATCATTGGGGGTTAGGTGGAGTAGATGGTTGTTTTAGATTTGATCATGATACTTTTGTTAAACAAAATGTACCGGAATATATTTGTAATGATAATCTATGTTCAAATCATGAAAAGGGGGATTGTACAATAGATGAACATCAATGTGGTATTGTGAAATTAAATTTATTTAGAAAACGTGGGTATGTATATCATATGTTGAAATCATTACTAAGTGATATCAAGTTTCAAGTTTATGATAATTTATACAATATTTGCAAAGATGACCCGTTATTATTGGAGTTGTTACCATATAAACAGACATTGATTTTACTAAATGAATTTAGAAAACAATATAGAAATTATTGTGAAGATATAGTTTATAAACAATTACATTGTAAAAATGTTGCTGAAATTTTTACAAATAAAAACGAATTTGTATCCGCATCTGAATATGTTCAAACATATTATACCTTGCCGTCTAATGACGTCGTCGTTAAAGGTATTGCGACTTCAACTGATCATTTTTTAGAAAATTATGATGAAAATGACACGATTTTAACAGATACTAATTCTGAATTGCAAGTAGATACAAGGTCTGTTGATATTACAGATATAGATTATCGAAATATAAATTATCCAGATATAAATTATTCACGTATCAGTTATCCAGATACAGAACCCGAAGAAAATGTGTTAAACTGGATTCGTTATGGTGAAAGAGATTCGGATCATTTAACACGTTTGTTAGATTTGTTACAAGATCAATTATTTCAGAATTTAGAAGAAGAATTAAATGACAATTAACTTATTTTTTCTTAATAATCGCTTTAACCTTATCTTCTAAAACAAATGTTTTATTTTTAATGAGATTATCAGCTAGCGCTTCAGCTTTACTTTCATCGCATTGTAATGACTTTGTTAATTTTTCAACTATAGTATCACGTTTAAAAGTTTGTGAAATTTTTTTAGCATATAAAACAATCTCACCTTCTTTTAAAGAAATACTATCCATATCATTTTTTGTCATGTATTCTCGAATCTCTTTTTCTAAAATATTTGATTCTTCTTTTAATTGACGTTGTTGTTTTCTTGATTCCGCTAATTGTTTTTGTAAATCAAGATATTTTAAAAATTTTTCTTGTGTTTCGTCCATAATATAATGTACTAACAAAAATATTATACAACACGAACACAATAAAAAAATTAAATTTAAAAGGAGAACAATATAAAATAAGTATGATTGCAGCAAAATACAAACCTACAACTCAAAAAGCATTATTTCATAAAGATGTTGTTAATCATATAAAAAAATGGATACGAATGGTAGAAAAAGATGCTAAAAATAATTTGGACGTAAAACATATATTATTCATCCATGGACCTATAGGCTCATCTAAAACAGTTACGGTAGAATGTTTGTTTAAATCATATAATTTAATAGATGTTGATGCGAATTCATTATCTACAGAATTATTACAATGTATAGTTGGTTTTAATGAAATGACATTATCAAACGTGGATAAATGGAATTTAAAAACAAACAAGGAAAAACCGAATATTGTACTAGTTGATAATTTAGAATTATGTGATAAAAACATTGAACTGTTTATTGATTTAGTCCATAATAAGCATAATATTAACGTCCCTGTGATATTAATTTCAAATAATACAAAATACAAAGATATTTTTACAAATAATAGTCAATGTACACTGGTAGAATTTAAGAAACCAAGTTTATTAGAATTAACAAAATTTGTTATTGATATAAATAAACCAGAAGGATTGAATTTAACAAGAGCAAATATAAGAATATTAGTTGAAAAATCAGAATTTGATATAAGACAATTACTATTTTTGATAGATCAATGGATTATTACTCAAAAAACTAGATCTACATTCGATGATTTTATTAACTCAATATCCGTTAAACATAAAGACATGGATTTATCAGAAAAAATGTATATATTATTTAATAAAGATATACAATATAATTTTAAAAACATTTTTGTACTAGCATCTTCTGAACCTCAAGGTTTATCAAATTCCATATACCAAAATTATATAGCTAATAGTACCTTTACCGACGATGTCGATAGGCAGCAAGGTACCTTTACCGACGATGTCGATACGCAGCAAGGTACCTTTACCCCACATAATAGAAAATTATTAGAGACTTATTCTAATATTATGGATAGTATATCATATTCTAATATTTTACAAAATGAAATATATGAGAATCAAAATTGGGCATTGTACGATGATTATATATCTTATTCGACTGTTATACCTAGTTATTATTTAAAACAAATTTCACCAATAGGAAAAGCTAACGAATTTAATTTAATGTTATCACCATTCAAAGATATTTCGTATAATTTTATAAATTCTTACGAAGAAGTAAAACGAATATCAATGTCTAATTTGTACTCTAAATCTTTACAAGTTCGTGATAACAAACAAAATTTGATAATATTTGAACCACAATCGTGTTTTTTTATTGTACAGATATTTATAAATTGTCTCGAGAAGTTGAATAATTATTTTGATAAAAATAAAAGAGGAAAAAATACAACTAAAAAGGAAAAACTTGATTTGTGTAATAATATGAAAGAGGAAGATCTTAAATGGTTAAATTTGTTAGTCCATAATATTTATTATTATAAATTGTTTACTATTAACGAGCAAGATTTTATAGCGAATATGGATAAATATCAAAATGATAATTATATTCAAAAAGTTGATTTGAGTATTTTTAAAAGATTTTTGAATATATTTACAATAGACGATAGTCATAAATTATTTAAATCAAATATTGAAATGTCTATTCAGTATAAACTTTTACAATTATTGATTGAAGATAATAAAAGAGAAAAGGTTGTGATTAAACAAACAGAACAGAATATGATTGTAGAATTATCAGATATATGGAATATTTAAGCTTCAGCTGATAATTTGTTAGAGACTCCTAAATACATGCAAATAAAAGCTAGAATAACCATAAGGATATTGCATACAAGGTTTGCAATTGTGTAAATCCAGTTATTACGTTTTTCTGTTATTAAATAATCGTTTTGACGGTAGCATTCGATAGCAATAGCTGCTGTTGTAATTCCTAAAACAGCTGTTAGTAATAATAAACAAGCAGCTCCAATGATAGTAAGATTCATTTTATTTATATAATATAAAAATAAAATAAAATAATAGTAAACAATTAAAATTTTGGTTGATTTAATTAAAAATTTAGATCAATGTGTAGATTTAATAGGCAAGTTTTTGCGCATTCTTGTTCTGCACTAGTTACTTTTCTACCAAATCCGATTCCCAAGATATAATTTCCATTTTGCGTTAATTCGTATAATTTTAAAAATACTTCTGGATTTTTAATTTTGTATTCGTGCAAGATATTATTCGTGTATTGTGAAATGTTATTTTGGATAATAGTATCCATCTCAGAATATTGTTGATGTGTAAATGTTAACATTCTTGTAAAAATTTTTCTATAAAGAGGTCCATCTTCGTTTAATGATGTGTACACTGGTGTTTTCCATTTTAATGATTGAAAATATCTTTGAAGAGAATCTTTAAAATTATCATTTTTAGATATTAATTCTGCAAAATCTATAATATTTTCAATAACAGATCTTACAAATCTATCCGCGTACAAATATCCGCTTTCACCAAAATCTACTAAAATTGCTCCTATAAATGCTTCAAATGCATCTTCGTAAAAACTTGGAGTGCCTCGACCTCTATCTATATCAAGAATTGTTTGATTTTCAACTTGTAAAGATAACAATAAAAAGCGTTTAAAACCTAACGCTACACCAATTTTGTGTAACATGGAACATTTTTCAATTTTGATTTTAAGTTTAGTTAAAAAACCTTCTCTTTCATTATCAAAACGTTGGAATAAATATCTCCCCATTGTTGCTTTTAAAATATGATCTCCAAGATATTCTAATCTTTCACTTGATCGTTTCGGTAGATAAATGTGTGGTGGGATTTCTTGTTTTTCATTAACGTGATATTGTACAGCTTGATAATAACTTTCGTGAACAAATGCGTGTTGGTAATGTTCTAAATTATTTGGTTGTAAACGTTGACCATTATCACCAATGTTTTCGAAATAATTTAGAATATTTTCAACATCTTGTGTTGAGATTAAACAGTTGTTTGGATTATCCATTGTGTAATTTTTAAATTATGTAATTAAAATTCAATTATTTATTTTTCGATTTTAATCGTTTTAAAAGTAAATAATTGAATTTAAACTACACGTTATATAAAATATGGTAGCATCATTGTATTTTTTTAGTGAGAATGAGGAGTTTTGGGATAAATGTGATGATAAATTATGTAGTGGTATATCCGAACAATTGGTATATTATTTTATTAAAGATTCATTAAAAAATCAGTCAGTTTCTATAAGTTCTAAATATGTACGTTTTTCTGATGGTTTAGTTACTATTGTAAAGGTAAACGATTCAACAAGTATAAATTATTATGTAGTTCGTAAAGATGATGATTATAGAATTATAGTTGATAAAATAATACCTAGTTATAGAAAAAGATATAAACTTTTTTTAAACGTGGTTAATGATCGTTATAAAAAACCAATAAAACATTCACGTGTTAGTTTTTTAGAAAAATTTAATGTTGTTAGAGTTTTTAAACAAGAATAGGTGTTTTAGTATTTTTCATTTTGTTATTTTTTACAAATTTTATTAGACGTTTTGTAAAAAATTGCAAACATTTGTTCAAAATGATCATTTTTTCTTATATGTGCGGTAATATTTATTTAAAGCTTGGTCAAAATTAAGACTTTTTCCAAAGTGAAAAGCCTCTGGTCTCTTTTTCAATACAATTTCGCAAGCTTTTTTTGGATCGAGACCATATTTATCGACTAGATATACTGCTACTGAGATTGCTGATCGCTGGCGCCCAGCCCAGCAATGAACGAGAATGTTATTGCCTTGTACATTGCTGTGCTTGTGAATGAACTGTACAATAACTGGCATATATTCAAACATTTGGTCATAGTCTTTTTGTTTAAGAGAATCATCTACGGGTATACGCATATATTCGATATTTTTATCATGTGCAAAGTGATTGGGTATATCCTTTGAACAATTGAGTACAGCTCGTATATTTTTTTGTTTAAAAAATTCTTTATCTTTTGCTGCTTGAAAGTTACCTAAATATATTCTGTTCATTATTTTATCGTATTTTGCTAGAGGTTTATCTTCATCAGGTATACGTAGGCCTTGTTTTATGGGAGAATGTCTTCGTATATGTTCAGCGAGACTTAATTTATGATCTGTACGTCTTTGTCTGGTTTTAGTAGGTGTATCCATTATATATTAATATATAAAAAAATTTACGTTAATTATGTTATATTATATTGTATTATTGTATATATGTATAAATTTGGTGGTTGGGGTATTTCTCTTTGTTGGTGGGCAAATATAAAATACCCTACGTCTATTGTTGATAATTTAATAGAGTTACTTTTTTCAAAATCGGGATTAGGGTTAACTGTAGTTCGATATAATTTAGGTGGTGGTAGTAATCCCGATTTTAAACAAAATTTTAGATTAGGTGCAAATATGCCGTGTATAATGAATGAAAGTGGTGATTTTAATTTAGAAAATGACGGTTTACAATTAGATATATTAGAAAAATCAGTAAAGGCAGGTGTTGATAAAGTAGAAATTTTTTGTAATAGTCCTCCATATTTTATGACAAAATCGGGATATACAAATGGTAGTGATCGATCGTGGGAATGTAATTTAAGAAATGATTGTATTAATCTTTTTGTAGATTTTTTAAGTACTTCGTATAAAATACTTGAACAAAAATTTCCAATTGTTAGTATAAATCCATTTAACGAACCGAGTAATCCATTTTGGACTACTAGTATAAATCAAGAAGGGTGTTATTACGATTATTCTACTAGAAAAAAAATTATAAATGGATTGAAAAACAAGAATCCTGATATAAAAATTTCTAGTGCAGATGAATCAAGTTCTATTTTTGCTTTATTATGGTATTTCTGTTCACCTAAAAATTTAATTAATCGTATTAATGTACACGGTTATAATTATGTTGAATGGCGTGGTGTTAAATTTCGTTTTTTTGACTGGACAATTTGGAGACGTATTTTGAGATATTTTTATAGAGGTGAATTATGGATGTCAGAATATGGTTTTGGTTACGATAATACTATATCTAACAGTTTAGGTTTAGCTAGACATATATTTAGAGATTTAGATACATTGCGCCCTGATGTTTGGGTATATTGGCAAGTAGAACATATATCTAGTAGTTGGGGTGTATTAAAGGTAGATTTTGAGAATCCTAATCGTATTGAAATTCAAAAACAATATTGGATTTTTAAGCATTTTACAAATACATTGCTTCCAGGTGATACTTACGAATTTGTTTCAAATAATGTATTACGAATAAAATCTGATGTAGACAAATATATTATTTTAAATGATAGTTCTAAAAGTATGAATGTACCTGAATTATTATTAAATGACAAATCACGTATTTATATGTCAAGTGATGATGTAGATTATATAGAAATTAGCAGCTTACCAAAATTAATATTGCCTAATACAATAATAAGCGTGCGTTAATATCATTTAGAAAGTTTAATTTAAAAATAATATTCTTTTAAAATTAAAAATAATGTCTGAAAAAATAAAAATTTTATTTAGAGGATGGTTTGAGATCCCACATAGTTATTCGTTAGTAAACTGCTTTCAAATTGTTCATTTATATCAAAAGTATAAAGATAATATTGAGTTTTATGTTACAGAAATGCCATATTATAGAGAGCAGTGGAATGGATCGAGAAAGTTAGTATACAGTGAAGAATACAATGAAATTATTAGAAATTTAAAAAAATGGAATGGTGAGGATGTTGATTTAGTATACAGTATAACATATCCTTATAATATTGATCCAGTTGTTATCGGTGGACGTAATATTCCAAAATGTGTTTTTTATACGTCAGAATTTACAACATTAGATCCTACATTTTTTGCGCAGACTGAATTAAATTTATCTGACGATGCTCGTATTACAAAATATGTTGCTGGGGCTAAAAATTTATACATGACATCACCTAGTGTATGGTCATCTTTGGGAATGGTTAAATATGGTTTACCAGATAAAAAAAATAGAATCATTACTCATGGTGTTGATGGTAGTATTTTTAAATTTGACGTATCTAATCGTAAAGCTATAAGGAATTTTTATAAAGTTAGTGATAATGAGATTTTACTTATTAATATAGGATCAATGACTGGTAATAAGGGGATGTTGTATATTTTGCAAATTTTACATTGTTTAGTAAATCGTTTACGTAAAGTGCATTATAAATTATTGTTAAAGGGAACTGGTGATTTATATCAATCTAAAGAAATGTTGGAATTATATTTCCAGCATTTGCAAAATAATAATGTAATGACTCGTGATGAAATGAACGTTTTATTAAAGGATCATATTATTTTCACAGACAAAACATTACCATATTCTAAAGTCAATGATTTGTTTAATGCTGCTGATTTGTATATTTCACCATATTTAGCAGAAGGGTTTAATTTGACATCATTGGAGGCTTTATCTGCAGGTTTACCTGTTATGATATCTAGTACAGGTAGTACAAAGGAATATATGCTAGATATATATAATAATGGTGGATCTGAACATATATTTTATATTGATTCAGAAGTTATTGATGTAGGTGATAATAAACGTCAAAATAGTATAGATTTTATGAAATTATTGCATTTAATTACAGGTAGTGAAAATAAAATACAAAATTTAAAAGCGTTACGATGTAATGGTGGTGTAGAATCTTATAAAAATATGAAAGATTACATTCGTGAGAATTATAGTTGGACTAAAGTAGCCGATTTGTTGTATGATTATTTCAAATTTATAATTAGGGGTAATTAAGGGTAATTAAATTTCTTTGTTATTAGTAAGATGATTAATATAGTATTTGTATTATTAATAATTGGTATATTATCGATTACTATTACATGGATTCAATCATTAGTTGTTTGTTCACCAACAGTAGTGTACAAATATGTTCCAAAAAATTATTTAGATATTCAATTTGATGACGAAAATGTTCCAAGTGAAATTTACAAGGATATGTTTGTGAAAAGTAGTCCTTGGATAGGTGGTTTTAGTTTAGGTAATCGTGGTTTAAAAAAACAAGACAATAAATAAAAGAATAGCGACAAATTATAAATACGTATACAAATATATTTTTTTTTTTAACTTGATTATAAATAATGTTATATAATCGTGTTATTATAGATAGGATAAGTTTTGGAAATCCTTATGAAAGAAAAAAACAATTTTTCATACTCGATGAAAAGATTGAAAAATCAGTTTATTATGTAGATATTAGTTATGATAATGATTCATTGTATATAAAAATTCCAGAATCAGAAAGAAAATATATAGAAATAAAGAACAATGGTGATACGTATTGTTATCTACGCGACAATAATTTTTATAATAATTTTATAGAACCATTAGAAAAATATATTATAGACACCGTTTATACTAATTCAGAAGGGTGGTTTAATGGTAAATGTTTTTCACGTGAAAAAATCTCAAAATGTTTGGTATCAAATATGCACGGAGGTTATAAATTATGTATAACAAATAAAAATAGAATACAAAATCAAGGAGGTGATTTATATATACACCTAAAAGAATTGCAATTTATTGATAATAGATTTACATATAATTTAATTTTAATGCAAAGTGAAAGTGAAAGTGAAAGTGAAAGTGAAAGTGAAAGTGAAAGTGAAAGTGAAAGTGAAAGTGAAAGTGAAAGTGAAAGTGAATTGGTAGATGAATATTATAAAGATGAAATATTATAAAGATGAAATATTATAAAGATGAAATATTATAAAGAATAAATTTACTTGAATTCCGAAAAATAAATTTATTATATAAATTATATGAAAAAATCTTTAAAAAATACTAGTGATATTCCCCCCGAGTTAATTTTGCAGATAATGTCTTTGATGAAATCAAAGGATATTAATGAATATTGTAAAACAAATCAGTATATTAATAAAATATGTAAAGAAAACAATGAGTTAATAGTAAAATATGGATTGATGAATGATTTAGGAATTAAAAAAGCTCCTTCTAAAAATGTATTAAAATATTTGTTAAAATATCCATATAATACAAAATTCGAATTAGAGAAAATTTTTTCATATGCGGCAAGAGATAATCGTGCAGATGTAATTTCTTTTTTAATTGAAAACAGTATAGAGCCATCTAATAGTGATAAAGTTATGAATATAGCTATTGAGAAAGATAATGTAAATGTATTTAAATATATTTTAGATAAAAATTTAAAAGATGAAGAATATGACGAGGATAGTGATTTTGAATTGTATTTAACTGTATTTTTTACACATAGTCAAAAAATAATAGATTATTTACTTCGTTATCGTTCAGATTATGTAATGGAAAATATTGATAATTTTATAGAATTATTAGAAGAAAAGGGTGATTTCATAATGTCTAAATATTTAGAAAGATTTGCTAGTGGTGAAGATATGACTAAAGTAAGAATAAAAGATCTTTATCGTAATTTAAAATCAGGTGGTAGTCAAAAGAAAGCGGGAAAGAAAAGTGTTAAAAAGAAGTTGCCTATTAAACGTAAAATAAAACGTAATGGAGTTTCTACAAAACGTACTAGTGTAAAAAAATATAAAAGTAGAGCTAAGGGAAGATTATAATTTCCGGGTAATTAAGATAAATTATTTTCATAATTTATTTTAATATAATATATGTTGGAAGACGAAGTAAAATCATTATTAGAAAAAGAATGGACAGATGAAGAAAAAGCATTAATTACAAATTTAATTTCTACTGTCACATATTTTAAAAGAATGTTACCAAAAACATTTAAGCAAGATATTCTTTGCGCATTACAAATGTGTAATTCTTTAAAAATAGAATTAGATTTATATAGAAAAAAATGTACGTGCACATTTCCAACAACGTTACCTAAATGCGAATGTAAATGCGAATGTAAATGCCAAGGTGAATGTGAAGCAGAATGTAAATGCAAACTCCAAGGTGAAGCGGAATCTAAATGCGAAGCAGAATGTAAATGTGAAGCAGAATGTAAATGCGAACAAAAATAAATATAATAATTTTCCATTTAATTTATTATTATATTAAGAACGCAAAAATGCGTCAGTATCAATTTTATTATTTTATGAAACGCAATATCGCGTTTATTTTTTTCTTGATTAAATGTATAAATGGCAAGTGTTTATACAAATTTATACTTTAATCAACCGATAGTTGTTTTAGATACAACTGCTGCAACCCAATCAAGTGGATCTCTTGTATTATATGGGGGATTTTCAGCATTAGGTAATACAAATTTTTCAGGTCTTACAAAAATTTCAAATAATCAAACAAGTACTACTTATAGTAATGGTGCTTTAGTAGTATCTGGTGGTGTTGGTATTAATGAAAATTTAAATGTTGGTGGTAATACCGTTATTTCGGGATCACTTACTGCAGGATCATTTTACTCGCAATTTGTTGGAGTACAGTCTATTACTACGACATCTTTATTATCAACGAATATATCATCTGCTTATTTAGCAATTGGATTATCAACTATCAGTAACTTATTATCTAGTTCTATTAGTTCAGGAACTTTATATTTATCAACAGGTATTACAACTGCTACTTTGCATTCTACAATTGGTTCATTCGGAACAGTCAGTTCTTCATTATTAGCAGCACAAACTATGACTGGTGCAAACATGTATCTTTCTGGTGATTTGTTTGTTGCAGGAACTATTAACACAGTAAATATTACAACTACAAATCTAGTAGATACTAATATGACTGCTGGAATTGTCCGTATTACATCTCATTTATCAGCTACAGGAAACAGTAACACTGTAGGAAACGTTTTTACAACTGGAGGTAATGTTGGTATTAATACTGCAAGCCCTGCTTATCTTTTAGATGTCAACGGTGATGCTAGAGTTAATAACAATTTAACTACTGGCACATTATTTACACAAAATATAACATCTGGTGGTGTTTATGCAACTTATGTTACTGCTGGTAGTGCAGTCATTACTGGAAATGTTACAGCTGGATCCAATTTCGTTGTAAATGGACCTGCTTTGAAAATTCCAGTTGGTAATGTATCCGAACGCCCAGCTGCTCCTCAACAAGGTTACATTCGTTATAACACTGAATATACACAATTCGAAGGTTATGGCCCAGGTAACGCTTGGGGATCTTTGGGTGGTGTTATCGATATCGCACAAACTACTAAAGTTCTTGCATCAGAAACTCCTAGTGTTACAGATGGTAACTTGTACTTTATCACAGTCGGAGCTGAACGTATGAGAGTAAATAGTGCAGGTAATATTGGTATTGGTACAAGTGCTCCTGCTTATAAATTAGATGTTGCAGGTAGTTTAGGAGTTTCTACTGGAATTACTACTTCTAGCATTCTTGCAACTACTGGTATTAGTACTGGTAGATTAAATGCTAGTAACGCAACTGTGTCAAATGTAGTTGCTACTAATCTCAGCGCTGGATCTTTTGTTGGAACTGATGTAGTATCCACAAATGTTACTACTGCAACTCTTGCTGTTAATACAAGTCTTACTACAGCAAATGTTTACGCTCCTCTCGCAACCATCTCCAATGTTGTTGCAACTGCTACCAGCACTGGATCAATCAATGCTACTGGTATGACCGTTGCTACTATCCTTGCTACTTCCCAAATCTCTGCCGGTTCCGTCTATGCACCACTTGCAACCATCTCTAATGTTGTTGCTACTGCTACTAGCACTGGATCAATCGATGCTACTGGTATGACTGTTGCTACTATTCTTGCTACTACATCTGTAAGTTCTGGTGCATTATTTGCAAATAATTCTACTATTAATAATTTATATGCTCTTAGTTTAACTGCTGGAAATATTGGTTTAGATCAAGCTACTATTTTAAATACTTTTGTTGTAACTGGTACAACCACTTTAGCAAATCTTTTTGTCAGTTCTGGAAATCAAATCGGTGGAAATCTTGTCGTTAGTGGTGGATCCGTTTTTAATAATGGTATCACCACTGGATCTCTTAATGTGACTGGCGCTTCTGTTCTTCAGGGTAATGTTACTATGGGATCAAATGTTGTCGTCAATGGGCCCTCCTTCCAAATTCCATATGGTGATGTTGCAGCTAGACCTGCTGCTCCTCAACAAGGTTACATCCGTTATAATACTGAATATACTCAGTTTGAAGGTTTTGGACCTGGAAGTGCTTGGGGATCTCTTGGTGGTGTTATTGATATTGCACAAAGTACAAAGATTCTTGCATCTGCTACTCCAAGTGTAACTGATGGTAACTTGTACTTTTTCACCGTAGGAACTGAACGAATGAGAGTAAACAGTGCTGGTAATATCGGTATTGGTACAAGTGCCCCAGGATATTCACTTGATGTTAATGGAACACTTCGAGCAGCAATCGGATTTACTGCTGGAGCTCTTAATGTTACTGGACAATCTATTCTTCACGGTGCTGTTACTACTGGTGCCCTTAATGTTACAGGTAATAGCATTCTTCAAGGATTTGTTACTGCTGGTGCTCTTAATGTTACAGGTAATAGCATTCTTCAAGGATCTGTTACTGCTGGTGCATATTATGCTCCACTTGCAACCATCTCTAATGTTGTCGCTACTGCTCTCAGCACTGGATCTCTTGATGCTACTGGTATGACTGTTGCTACTATCCTTGCTACTTCCCAAATCTCTGCCGGTTCCGTCTATGCTCCACTTGCAACCATTTCTAATGTCGTTGCTACTGCTACCAGCACTGGATCAATCGATGCTACTGGTATGACTGTTGCTACCATCCTAGCTACTTCTCAGATCTCTGCCGGATCCGTCTATGCTCCACTTGCAACCATCTCTAATGTTGTCGCTACTGCTACCAGCACTGGATCAATCAATGCTACTGGTATGACCGTTGCTACCATCCTTGCTACTTCCCAAATCTCAGCTGGATCCCTTTACGCTCCACTTGCAACGATCTCTAATGTTGTCGCTACTGCTACAAGCACTGGATCAATCGATGCTACTGGTATGACTGTTGCTACTATCTTGGCTACTTCTCAAATCTCTGCCGGTTCCGTCTACGCTCCACTTGCAACCATCTCTAATGTCGTTGCTACTGCTACCAGCACTGGATCCATCAATGCTACTGGTATGACAGTTGCTAGTATCCTTGCTACTTCCCAAATTTCTGCCGGTTCAGTTTATGCTCCACTTGCAACCATCTCCAACGTTGTCGCTACTGCTACCAGCACTGGATCAATCGATGCTACTGGTATAACTGTTGCTACTATCTTGGCTACTTCTCAAATTTCAGCCGGGTCAGTCTATGCTCCTCTTGCAACCATCTCTAACGTTGTTGCTACTGCTACCAGCACTGGATCAATTGATGCTACTGTATGACTGTTGCTACTATCTTGGCTACTTCCCAAATCTCCTCTGGTAGTGTATTCGCTACAAACAGTTCTATTAGTAACTTGTTTGTTTCTGCTCTTACTAACGGAAACCTTTACTCTACTATGGGTACATTTGCTACTGTCTCTTCCTCATGGCTTTCTGCTACAACCATCAGTGGTTCTAACTTGAGTTTATCTGGTGATTTGTTTGTTGCTGGTACTTTGACCTCTGTTAACATTACTACTACAAACTTTGTAGATACCAATATGACTGCTGGTATTGCTCGTATCACCACTCATTTATCTGCATCTGGTAACAGCAACACTGTAGGAAGTATCTTTACAACTGGTGGAAATGTGGGTATTAACACTACTGCTCCAAGTTATACCGTTGATATCAGTGGTGATCTTCGTGCTACAAATAACTTTTACACTGATATTATTACTGCTACCACAAAAGTAACATCTGGTGCTTTATATGCTACTAACTCTACTATTACCAACTTGGTTGCTACAACAATGACTGCTGGATCCTTTGCAGTACAAGACTTTATTTCAACAAATATTACTACCGCTACTATCGCTGTTACTACAAGTCTTACGGCTGCTAATCTTTATGCTCCACTTGCTACCATTTCTAATGTTGTCGCTACTGCTACCAGCACTGGATCCATCAATGCTACTGGTATGACTGTTGCTACTATCTTAGCTACTTCTCAAATCTCTGCCGGTTCCCTTTACGCTCCACTTGCAACCATCTCTAACGTTGTTGCTACTGCTCTCAGCACTGGATCTCTTGATGCTACTGGTATGACTGTTGCTACTATCCTTGCTACTTCCCAAATCTCTGCAGGTTCCGTCTATGCTCCACTTGCAACCATCTCCAACGTTGTCGCTACTGCTACCAGCACTGGATCAATCGATGCTACCGGTATGACTGTTGCTACTATCTTGGCTACTTCACAAATCTCTGCCGGATCCGTCTATGCTCCACTTGCTACCATCTCCAACGTTGTCGCTACTGCTACAAGCACTGGATCAATCAATGCTACTGGTATGACCGTTGCTAGTATCCTTGCTACTTCCCAAATCTCTGCCGGTTCCCTTTACGCTCCACTTGCAACCATCTCTAATGTTGTCGCTACTGCTACCAGCACTGGATCAATCAATGCTACTGGTATGACTGTTGCTACCATCCTAGCTACTTCTCAGATCTCTGCCGGATCCGTCTATGCTCCACTTGCAACCATCTCTAATGTCGTTGCTACTGCTACCAGCACTGGATCAATCGATGCTACTGGTATGACTGTTGCTACCATCCTAGCTACTTCTCAGATCTCTGCCGGATCCCTTTACGCTCCACTTGCAACCATCTCTAATGTCGTTGCTACTGCTACCAGCACTGGATCCATCGATGCTACTGGTATGACTGTTGCTACCATCCTAGCTACTTCTCAGATCTCTGCCGGATCAGTTTATGCTCCACTTGCAACCATCTCTAATGTTGTAGCTACTGCTACCAGCACTGGATCAATCAATGCTACTGGTATGACCGTTGCTAGTATCCTTGCTACTTCTCAAATCTCAGCTGGATCCCTTTACGCTCCACTTGCAACCATCTCTAATGTTGTTGCTACTGCTACCAGCACTGGATCAATCGATGCTACAGGTATGACTGTTGCTACTATCCTTGCTACATCTCAAATCTCTGCCGGATCAGTTTATGCTCCACTTGCAACCATCTCTAACGTTGTTGCTACTGCTACCAGCACTGGATCAATCAATGCTACTGGTATGACTGTTGCTAGTATACTTGCTACATCTCAGATTTCTGCCGGTTCCGTCTACGCTCCACTTGCAACCATCTCTAACGTTGTTGCTACTGCTACCAGCACTGGATCAATCAATGCCACTGGTATGACTGTTGCTAGTATCCTTGCTACTTCTCAAATTTCAGCTGGATCAGTTTATGCTCCTCTTGCAACAATTTCCAACATTGTTGCTACTGCATTTACTTCTGGATCTATTGTTGCAAATACCGTAGATGTTACTCCAAGTTTGGGTGATATTTCTAAAGAACGAAGTTTTGCTGCTGCAAATAACCAAGCTGTTGCTGCAAATATTACAAACTTTGCATTTGCAAATGCTGTTGTTCGATCATTTAATGCAGTTGCCTCTGTTTCCATTCTACGATTGTCTGGACAAAATTATTATGCAAATTATGATATTCGAGGTGTACAAAAAGATAACAACGACTGGGTTATCAATGTTTCTTTTGTAGGTGATAACACCGGTGTCGTATTTAGCATTGATGATAACGGACAACTTCAATATACAAGTACAAATGTCTCTCAATGGCAATCTACTAGTATCAAATTTAGAGCCAATACAACTTCAGTCTAAATAAACTTTTAGAAAAAATCTAATCAAACCAAAAATAACCTAATAAACTTTTAGAAAAAGTCTAATAAAATCAAAAAAATAAAAATTAACTATTGTTAATTTTAATTTAGACAATAAAGTAATGTAATAAAAATACCCATTTAAGAAGATGCTTTCTTAGGAAAATGGGCTGAAAGATATCTTTGAAGTTTAAGATAAGTATAAACTAATGGTGAATTAGCATCGTTAGGATCTTTTGGTTCCATTGCTGGTCCAAAAAGCTTCTTGAGAGATGCATCTGGAATAATTTCTCTTCTGTGTTCTGGATTTTGAAGATCGTGTTCCTTAATATAAGATGTAATATGTCTAGTAACATCAGTTCTAGCAATAGGATCAGATTTCTTGACACCAAATTGAGCTAGAAAAGCATAAAGATCATCTGATACAATAACTGGTGATGCAAAACCAGATGGTTTTCTTGGATTTGCATCATCTCGTGGAGTCTTCTTTCTCTTTGTCTTTTTAGATGCATCCTTAATTGCATTTTCATGATCACGTTGCATTTTTCGCAATTCTTGAATTTCACGTTTCAATTCATTAATAAGATCTTGCTTAGATTTGATCAATTTATCAAAACGTTGCTTCATAGATTCAGTCTCAGAAGTGGTTTCAACAACTGGTTCAGTTGAAGTTGCTGGTTCAACAACTGGAGTGACAGTTGGTTCAACAACTGGGGCAGGTGTAGGAACAGTAACTTCTGGTTCTACGACTGGTGTAACGGATTTAGTAGTCTTTTTAGTAGTCTTGGTAGTTTTAGTTGCAACTTTGCTCATTGTATTTTTTAATGTTACTATAGGAATTATTTTATTTTTTCTTACGCGCTTTGGTATATTTTAAAGGAAAAAATATATAAAAATCAATTTTTATATTCGTTTTTATATATTTTTTAAATTGCAATATTTATATAATGAAAACTTTTAAAATTATAGATTGTACATTAACTGAAGGGCATCAAAATGATTTTTGCAATTTTACTTTTGAGGACAAACTTGATTTTTTAATTTTATTAGATAGTTTTGGTATAGAATATGTAGAAATAAACATTGACGATGATCGATTTGAAGATTTGGTAAAGTTAAAAATAGATAAAGGTTTAAAAATTAAAATTTTATCTTGTACTTTGCCCAATATAAGTAAAGACTCCCTTGATATTTTTGAAAAATGTAGAAATTATAAAGTTGATGCTATAAAATTAAATTACAGTGATAAAATAATAGATGTATGTAAATATATAAAACAAAATTATAGTAATATGGAAATCGTATTATCAATAAATGATTTTGAATGTATTTATTTATCAAATTTTGAAAAGTTAGTTGACAGGGTTAGAATAGTTGATACATTAGGTATTATTACACATTATGAAATTGAAGAAGTGTTTGATTTAATACAAGATTCTACAACGTTTGATTTACCAATAGAATATCAATTTAGAAATGATACATCTAGTGCAGTATATAATTCTTATACAGCTTTATCAAATGGTTGTAGTCATATTGCTATATCTGTTTTAGGTATAGGTAAAAGAAATGGGATAACTGATTTATCTGGATTTATTTCTCGTATATATGCAAATGATAAACAACTTTTAAAACGGTATGATTTACCAGTTTTAAAACATTTAGATGAATTTGTAGCTAAAAGATTAGGTATACATATACCTATAAATAATCCTATAACAGGTATTTGTTCATGGGAACAAAATATTGTATATGATGAGGATTTTAATACCAATATTATTTTTACGCAAGATATCAAATTATTCAAAAAGATGATGCAACATATAATGCCAAATGTTTATGAAAAATTAACAGATGATTATATTAGGAAATTGTATATACAAATAAATGATGATACAAGTAAAGATACTACTTTATACATTAAATTAAATAGTGATATTGATTATGCACGTGATTATATTTGTAAATATATAAGTTAAATTAAAAAGTTAAATAAATTGTAATAGACATTTTATTTACTTACAAAGAAGAATAAACAGGAGCAGAAGGAGCAACAGCTTTAGCGTAAATAACATAAATTTGTACTAAAGCAGCAGCACCTACAGCAAATTTGACGTATTTTGCATTGTCTGCACCAACAACTGCATCTACAGCATCAGTGCCGTTGTAGGCAATAAGACCCCAGTTAAGTGCACCGGCGATAAGGAGAATTTGGACAAGTAATAAAGCGATTTCTGAATAGTTCATTTTTTTATATTATATAAAAATAAAATAAAAATTAAAATTAAAAATATAATTTAAATAAGAATATTATAATTTAAATAAGAATATCTATTATTTTACTAGAAAATGTTTTTAAAAATATTTTAGATTGCCATAAATATTCTTTGTGAATTAATTCTAAATAAATTTTTGTAGGATAATAATCTTCTAAATTTTGAGTATTAAATAAACGAAGTGTTTTTTCGTATATTTTTTGATCTACTGATTGTAAAATTTCTATAAGAGAATCTTTTGGTAAGACCATAAATAATTGTTCTAATGTTGTATTTGGTATACTTGATTGTAATTTTTGTAAATTCAATTTGTGTATTACTTTTATATTTTCATTATTAGATAAATATGCAAAAACATCGCTTGCAAAAGGTACGGTGTGTTCGGAATAAAACCAAGACCAATTTTCATGTACGTGTCCGTTATAATATCCTAAAATCCAATATAAACCTGTTATGTATTCTTGCACGGCACATTGTTTATCGTCTACACCATAAAATTGATAATATCTTTTTTTGTATCCAGGTTTGTTGTATTTTATAATATCTTGTTTATAAAAATATACATTTTTACAATCTGTATTAATTTCATCTAAATTAAATGTATCCCTATAAGTCACTTTGTTTTTATAAGCGCTGTATATGTTAGTATAAAAATAATCTTCAACTTTTGATAATTCATAAAAAATGTCTCGTACCATTTGTAAATTAATACAAGATGACCATTTTTTATTATATAAATCTTGTTTATTGATTAATGTATTTTTATTTCCGTGTTTTTGCATAACAGTATTGTAAGATTTCATTAATATTGTCAATCCATTTTCTTTTATCATCAATGATGGTATATGTTCTAAAAAATCATTACCTAATAAGAAACACAAAAATATATAATCTTGTATTAATTGATCGTTGCTAATATTATCAAAGGAATTATTTTGACGTAATTCTTTACATACGTATTGACCAAGTTTTTGTATATCAACATAAGTATACACTTTATCGCATTCTGATAATTTTGTATTAAATGTATTATCTCTAATAAGAATAATTTTAGAACGATCAGTGTTTAATAAGCTCAACATTAGTAAATCTGCGTCTAAGCCATAAATACATATTTTACCCGGTTTTTCAACATTACTAGAGTTAAGTGTATTTATAGTAGACATCATTTTATGTTCACCTTCTCCTGGTTCATTGGAATCAGAAATAATAACATCTGATAATTTACAAGTTTTTATAATTTCTTTTTTGAATACATGTAAAGATTCGATTAAATCGTCCATAAATTTTGTACCAGGTGTTATTTTATTAGAATTCCATTTAACAGAACCACTAAATTCTTTGAAAAAATGCGATTTGTATCTTCGTTCTCTTTGTTGATTAATTTTTGCTCTTGGAGCTACCCCATCGATCATTATATATAATACGCGTGGTTTAATAACATTTATAATATATCTTGTATAATCTAAACAAGCATTTATAATTATTTTTTCCAAAGTCTTTTCATCTGTTTCTTCTGTTAAACTTAATGCTTGTTGTGCACACGGATGAATCATACTATTGTAATCTAAAAATAAATATTCTATATCAAATGATGATATAGTGCTTTCATTAATCATTAATTCATTTTCATGATTATATTTTTTGTAAATAGTATAAAAATACCACGGAATACCCATTTGTACTTATAATTTATTGTATATTATATTCAGTTTATTTATACAATAATAAACGTTTGTTTTATTAAAAGTATACAATAATAAATGTGTATTTTATTAAAAGTATACAATTTTATTGTACATATTCTTGATATACTAGTAAACATCCTTTATTTTCATCGAATACGAAACCTTGTTCATTTAATAATTTTTTATAATATAAAAATTCCATTTGTTTATAATCAGTTTCGTTAATAACTTCACATTCGTCAATTTCGTCTACTTCATCTGCTTCAACGACTTCATCTTGTTGTTCACCTTCATCGACAGCGTTATTATCTAAATCATTGCCCGTTTCTTTATCATTTATATCAGTTTCGCTAAAATCATCGTATTCTTCATTATCACTTATATCATAATCGTCTAAATTAATCTCTACATCGGATATTTCATCAAGTGTATCAATATCGTAATTACTTTTAACATCAGTTTCATTGTCGTCTTCATTTTTAGCCTTGTTTTTATTTGTTTTTGATAATTTTATAGATGTTACAAGTCTATGATACACACTGTTTTTAGCATATTTTAATTTAGATTTTAAATGTTCTTTTATTAAAATATCTGGATCGATATTTGGATTTATATATTTTCGGTTAATCATATTTTTTCTTTGTTTTATTAAAGTTATGTCTGTATATGGTTTGACAATTAATTTTTTGATATAATCATCTCTTTTTTGTTGTAAATTATTTTGTAATCGTTCTTCAATTAAAAGTTTATAATATTGCAATAATTCATTTCTTCTTCTTTCCATTTCTTTGATAGTATCTGTATTTTCCTCCATTAATATTAAACAATTGTATATTTTTTCTATAACATCATCATCGATATTTAAAAAATTAAAAAAATACCCATTAGCATTTTTAGTGAATTCGATATTTTTTGTATATAAAATATTTAATATATGTACTTTTTCTTTTTGATTTAATTTACTAATACGCGAAAGAATATCTTTAATATCAAAAGACATTTTATATAAATTAAATATAACGTTAATAATTCATATTTTTTTTATAGATAAAAATAAATAAAAAAAATGTCTAATAATATTTACGATACAAATGTTGATGTTATTCGTCAACAAGTAAGTGATTTAATTGACGAATGTGAACATATTTTAAAAAATGGGGATGCGTTATCAAATTATGAAACCCAATTTTCAGATAAATATAAACCTTTAATCGATACGTCAAAAACATTATATAATTTTATATGTACACAAATGAAACAAACATTTAGAACTTTTGATAAAATTGCATTCCAACAAAGATTGAATATGATGTTAAATGCTATATTAAATATACAACAAGCAAAGATGTCACAACATGATGCATCTATAATGATTGGTGAAAAATTAGCACAAGATTATATACCACAATGTCGTGATTCTAATAACTGAAAATTTCATTTCGGTTAATGAATAATTATTTTATATTATTTAAATATAAAATAAGAATGGATCCTATAAATATTACTATTACAGAAAATCAATCTAATAATTTTTTTTCTCGACTGCAACAACAAATAAATCAATCAAATGAAATTGGATCTAAACGAGATTTACACGAACAACAAACTCCTGAACAACAATCTCTGGAACAACAAACTCCTGAACAACAAACTCCTGAACAACAACCTCCGGAACAACAAACTCCTGAACAACAATCTCCGGAACAACAACCTCCGGAAGAGAAAATTGTTAAAACAAATGATTTTTTGTCTAAAATTAATTCTACAAGTAAAAATTTAGGTCATAATAAATTACAATTGAGAATAGATGATTTGGAAAATCAAATTGTAAAGTATAAGGTTGTAGAAAAAGAACAAGAAATGAAATTAAATTTATTTAAAAAAACAATTGCTACTTTGCAGGGTCAATTGCAAGACAAGTCTGCGTATATTTCAAGAATTGAATCATCTCACATAGATCCACAATATGATAAACGGATTCAAGATTTACATCAAGAGATATCTAGTCTTAAAATTGAATTAGATAATGTAGAAAAGGAAAATGTCCAGATGAAATTAGATGTTGATTTTATAAATAACAAGTTAGAAGCAACAAAGATAGAGTATGCAAATATAGTGAATAAAAATACAGAGGTCCAACAAAGATATGATGTATTAGAACAAGTTTATCAAAAAGGATCAAATCAATTACAAATGGATTTAGAAACAATTTCTAGACTTGAAAATAAAATAAATCTTGAATTAAATATTAGACAAAATTTGGAATTAGAATTACAAACTTTAAAATTAGAATTAGCTGATTATAGAACAGATATTAAAAATATAACTATAATGAAAGATAATGAAATAAAATTATTAACTGATAAACTAAACGAGTCGAATAAACCGATCCCTGAAATTTCTAGTAAACAAGAACCCTTAGTAGCTGCTCCTAGGCCTCGGGAATCTAGAAGAGGTACTGTAAGAGTTTCAAGAAATACCAGAGCAGCTCAAAGAAAATAATTACCATCATTCATTAAAAAAATATTCGTTTATTTCGTCTATTTTATATCTGTTATGATAATACTTTTGTTTTTTTGGTATATATATTTCTTTTAGATTCTCAGTATTAGTGTCCGTTGAATTGTATAATATATCTGGATTGTTATCTTGATTTTTATCTCGGTTGTAATCGTTATTATCTCGGTTGTAATTTTGATTTTTATCCTTTTTATATTCGCTGGAGTTATCTGATGAAATATAATATAAAATGTGATCTTTTGAAACAGAACTTTGAGATTTTACCGATTTATCTGATTTATGCGAATTATCAGATTGAGATAATTCTAATTTATTAAAATCGTAGGTGATATTTTTGATTAGTGGTTCATCTGGTTCTTGTTCTTGTTGAATTTGTAAAACGGGATCTATTTTATTTATTGGTAAAATAATATTAATAGTTGTATCAATTTGAGCTTTTAATTGAGATAGTGTTATAGATCTTGTAGATTTGGGATTTTCATAAAAAATTCTAGTAAGTCGTTTTAAACATTTATAATAGAAATTTCGTAAACTTGGTAAAGAACCTTCTAATAATTTTTCAACATATAAACTAGGCTTATGGATCATAACTTGAATAGTCAATGTTATGATATCATTTAACATTTGTTGTAACTCATTTTCTGAATAATTGTATTTTCTTCTTGACCATTTTAAAAATTTAGAATATTCTTTATCTATATGATAATCAGACCATTTGGATATTTTTAATAATCTTTTTTGAAAATTTTGATATAAAAATCCTATTGTTTTTGATGCTTTATGAAGATCATACTCCATTTTTAAAACACGATTTATATATTTATAAATATATTTTGACAAAATTTCATAAAATTCTGATTGAATTTTTTCTTTATGTTCTATATTTTTAGCTACAAACATATATATGATATGTTATTATTTTTAAAATTTTCTAAAAACGACGAAATGTGAATTAATTTTATTTATATATATTATATATTTAACGCAAATGAATTTTCACATATTTGTGTTGGTTAGTACAATTATATTTTATGTAATATTAAGATTGTATAAATCAGATATTCAGAATGCAAAAAAACAAAATAAAAAAGGGGGTAGTAATTTTATTTATGTTTTATTTGTACCAGTGATGTTGTACATTTTGAATTACATGTATAAAATTAAAGAATATTCATCTGGCCCTGTTGCAAATTTATCTGATAATATTATGACAACTTCTGATATGTCAGAACAACCATTATTATCAATACCTTATCCAGAATCAACTGTAATGTAACAAACAATCCAATTAATCGATTTATCGGAAATTTAATTTTCTATGTTTTATGTAAGTAATGACAGAAAACATTTATTATAACCTGACTAATTATTTAAATAAATCAGAATTCCTTAATAATGCTTCTGATAAAAAACGTAATTATTTGCATCAAGAACCATCGCAAATGTTATTAAGAAATTATATATCACGAGTAACACCGTATGAAAATGTTCTTTTATATCATCAGTTGGGTACTGGGAAAACATGTGCTTCAATTACTATAGCTGAGGGTTTTAAAGAATATTTAAATAATATAGGTAAAAGAATAGTAGTCTTGGTAAAAAATAAGAATATAGAAAAAAACTTTATGGGTGAATTATTAAGTAAATGTACACATGAAGAATATTTAGATCAAGAAGAGTATGATATTTATACCGGGGCTGTTACATACAGAGGTTCTGAAACAACTAGAAATGAAATAATTAATAAAGCTAATAAAACTATCGCTAAATCTTATCAATTTATAACTTATGGAACGTTTATTAATAGAGTTCTTGGTCTTAAAGAATTTGAAAAAGATCAATATGGTCAAAATACAAAAAAGGTAAAACGTATTGGTGGAAAAATTGTGAGAAAACCTATAAAAGATGCTATTAGAAATTTAAATAATACAGTTATTATTGTAGATGAAGCTCATAATATTACCAACAATGATGTTTATACTTCATTATATCAAATTTTATCAAAATCATATAATTATAAATTAATTTTACTTACGGCTACACCGATGTATGATAATTGTAGTGAAATTTTTGAACTGGCAAATTTGTTAAATGTTAATAGACCAGATTTACAATTACCAATTGGTAAAGAATTAACTCGAGGAGATGATCGAATTTTAATAAAACAGACATCTGAAAATATAAATCGTTCTGCTTTACGAGGTGATATAATGAAAATAACTGAATCTGGCAAAAAAAAATTAGAAACATCTTTAGCTGGTAAAGTTTCTTATTTACGTGGAAATACAGAAACAAATCCTAAAAAAATTGATATGGGTAATGCTCTTTTAGAAAATCAAGAACGACAGGGAACAACAAATGTTGTTTATTGCGAAATGTCAGATTATCAATATAGTGTATATCAACGTGCATTACATGTAGATTTGAATAAAGATTTTGATGTAGATTTAACATCAGCTATAAAAAATATAGAATCTGAAGAAAATGTTGAAGAGGGTGAAGTAACTATTTCTAAATCAAGTTCATTGTATAAAAATAGTAGTGATGCATCTACTATGGTTTATCCGAATGAAACATTTGGTAAAACTGGATTTTCTAGTATATTTACTAAATTAGGAACTCGTTATAAATTAAATAATAAAGCTATTTTAACAACTGATTTACAAAAATATTCAGCTAAACTTTATACATTATTACAAATGATTAACAAATATAACTCTGGTAATATTTTTATATATTCTAATTATGTATCTTATGGTGGTACTACCTTAATAAAACAATTATTATTAGCAAATGGATTTTATGAATATAATAGTAAAAATCCACACGAGTATAAATCATTTGTCGTATTTGATGAAAGTACAAATATAAAAAATAGAGAACAATATAAACGTATATTTAACAGTGATGAAAATAAAAGTGGAAAATTAATAAGAATTATTATAGGATCACCTATTATAGCAGAAGGTATTACTCTAAAAGCTGTTAGGCAAGTACATATATTAGAACCTTATTGGAATATGAGTAAAATTAACCAAATTGTTGGTAGAGCTGTTCGTAATTATTCCCACCACGCTTTAGAACCAGAACAAAGAACAGTAGAAATTTACAAGTATGTATCAATTTATTCAAAACTACAAGGTACTCAAGGTACTCAAGGTACTCAAGGTACTCAAGGTACTCAAGGTACTCAAACAGGTGATATTTCCAATTTTTTTATTGACAAGGAAAAATATATATTATCAGAAGAAAAAGATAGAAGTAATAAAATTATAGAAAGACAATTAAAAGAAATTAGTTTTGATTGTGAATTTAATAAATCTAGAAATAAAGTAATAAATGGTGTAGATGGGTCCCCTGAATGTGATTACACCAGTTGCAATTACGAATGCAAGATTAAACCAAAATCAGAACGAGTTGATCTTTCAACTTACAAAATGTATTTGACATTTTTTGATCAATTTGATATTTTCTTTGTTTTAGAACACTTGAAACGTTTATTTCAAGAAGCTTTTATTTGGAGTTTGGACGATATTAAAAAAAGTATATTTGATTTAGAACCTTTGATAACAGATGAAGCTATATATACAACACTAGCTCATGTTGTTGATAATAAAGTATTATTTTTAGACAAATATGATAGAGAGGGTTTTGTTATTAGACGTGGTCCGTATTATATTTTCAATAATTTTGATATTGATATTGGTAGTTCTATTTATTCTAAAATATTAGATTTTTCAATTGATACTAATAAATATACATTGCAAGAATTTTCTAAAGCTTCATTAGGTATTGATATATTAAAAGAACCTACTAAAACACCAGAATTACCTAAATATTCGGAAGAAATAAATAATCTTACAGAAGATGATTTAGAATATAATAAAAATATTGAACAAAATTATAGTATATATGGTACCTATAGAAATAAGAAAATGAAAGTTGATAAATGGGAGCATAAATACGGTAATAAAGATGATGTTTTTAGAATAGTTGATATTAGAAATTTAGATCGATCAAAACGTGGTGATCAAAGAAATGATATAACAGGAAAGGCTGCAACTAGTTATAATTTACAAGAACTAAAAAATATGGCTACAGTTTTAGAAATATCTGTTAAAGATACGCACGAAAAAAGAGATTTGATTGAATTAATAAAACGTACGTTGGAAGAAAATAATAGAATACTTAAATAATGTAATTAATTTTGTTCTTCTGTAGAGGTGCAAAAGTATTGATATATTTTTTTAGACAAAGCCTTTCCTACTTTACGAACACGTTTTTCACTAGATGAAACAATTATATCTGCAAGGATTATTTCTGGATTACTGTTTTCATTATATAAATCTATAATAGTTTTGATAGAACATTCACGATCATGTTTGTCACGTAACCACGAGATTATAGCAGTTGCAATTGTAGGTGAAATTCCAGGTATTAAACATAATTGATTTAATAATTTAGAATCTTTTATTTTTTCACACTTTCGTTGTAATTTAATGGATCCTTTAACTATGTTTAAGTTATTATTTGAGAATTCTCCACATTTATGTTTTTTATATAATAATAGTATGTGATCAAATGTATCTAATTTATTTTGTGTTGTTATAACACGATATTGATGTTTAAAAATTAAATTAAGGACTGATCCTCGAATCATATTAATTTTTTTAGAGGTGATTAATTTTGAAGTAGTTCCCTCAATTAAATAACATATTTTATTAGCATCACCAAGTGAATCTAACAATCTTGATTTTTGTTCTCTGAATCTACCATCTATAATACTAGAATATAAATCATTAATACTTTTTCTTTCTATGGCAAGTTTTATAGTTGAATTATCATGAATATCTTCAGTGATAATAAAATCTGCTACTGGTAAATTGGTAATTTTTATTGAAATTTCTTCATCTTTAATTTTTATGGCTTTAGCTATTTCATTTTCAATTATACAAAATTCAGATAATTTGTCTATAAAATCTTGTTCTCTGTAATCGATTAATAAGTACATTTGTTTATAATTATTTAATTTCTTGATAATTAATAAGATAAAGATAAAGTAAAATGAACGGTCAAGTGGAGGAAAAGGTTGATCAAAATATATTTTTGGCAAATTTGATAAGAATCTTTCATATATTGATTATTTTATTCGTTTTAATTGCACCTTTTACTAATTTGACAGCTTTATTGATATTACATATAACTTTTTGTATAAGTTTATTAGTTCATTGGTTATTTAACAGTAATGAATGTTCTTTAACCTTGTTAGAATCTCAATTAAGAGGTTTACCACGTAACCAAAGTTTTTCATACAAATTTATTTCGCCAATTTATAACATTTCTAACACAGATTGGTCTTATTTTTGTTATATTATTACTATATCCTTAATGTGTGTTTCTATTTATAAATTATACCATTCTGATAAAGTAGCAAAAACAATAAGGTGTTTTTCTGAAAAGAGTAAAGATGAAAGTTCAACATATAAAAAAACTATAATCTTTTTTGACTGTTTTAAAGATTTGTTAATTTTAGAATAATGTCACGTACATTCTTATATTTTTTTCTAACTGTATATTACAAATGAATATTGATTTTTATTCTCAGTATATTAACATTAATTTTGATGAGATTTTACTTGAAAATAATAACAATTTGGTTAATTCCGAAGAGTTTTATTTAACATATAAAAAAGAATATTTCGATGAAACCTCCAAAAATTTTGAAAAGTATAAAAATTTTGATAACGAGTTGAAAGACTTAGTAAATTTTAATATTTCAGAACCTACTAAATATAAATATGTTTATACAGATTTAAATAGAGCAGAATTTTTGAAACAACAATTGAAAAATCTAATAATTGCTCAAAATAAATTATTAGATAATTTTCATCATTACATTACATTATTAAATACGCATCCTGAAAAATTTAAAGCAAAAAATGAAGATTTTCAGAAACGCAGTTTTTTGTCAAAATTATTAACTTCTAAAAAAACTAAAAACTAATTTAAAATGTATTTTACATTATCGTATTCAAAATTGATACTATTTGTTTAGATTTTTCTCTTTGTTTTTCTAATTTGTGTTTATAATCGTAACACGTTCTTAATTCGTTTTTGATTTGTTTCAATTGACTTTCAAGATGATCAATTGAAGTTTCGTGATTTTTAATTAAATATTTTGTATTAGCTAAAAATTTACTATGTAAAAACATAATTTCTTCAAATTCTAATTTGTTAAGACAACTTGTACATTTTGTATGATTAAAATAATCTTCGTCTAAAATATCATAATTATAGATATCTTTAAAAAAGATATCTGCTAAACAGTTAATGTGAAATATATGATTACATGATAATATAATAAAATTTGATTGATTTACATCATCTTTACATAGTTTACAACAAAGATGTTCTTGTACATTATCTTTTAAGATTAAAGGTACTAATCCAGATGATTTTTTTTTAATACTCGAGCCTTGATAAAAATTCTTCAAGGTTTCTACCTTGTTTGATACTTGCGATGATGTAATAGAATCTGTTTCTATATTATCATCGGAAATACTTTCATATACAGGTTGCATTTAATATATATCACACAAATAAAAGTTTTTTCAATTTTTATAAAATGATAACTTTATCGATTAAGCGCCACAATTAACGCCACAATTTAAAAAATTGAAAAAAATTTCTAAAATCAAGAAAATGTGTAATACTTGATACTTGCTTAATATGAATTCTTGTGGTGTTTGTACTGAAAAATATAATCGATCTACCCGATCTGTTGTCTGTTGTGATAAGTGTGAATTTAATGCTTGTCGTACTTGTTATGAAAAATATGTCTTGGCTAATGACAAAATTAGTATTTGTTGTATGTCATGTCAAGATGAATGGGATGAAATGGATATTAGTAATAAATTTTCGTCGAAGTTTATTACTAATTATAATAAAAAGCGCAAGGTAGAGATGTTATTTCAAAAAGAAATACAATTGTTGCCCGGTACTCAGCCACTGGTTGAAGAAATTATGAGAAAACGTGAATTTGATCAAAAAATGAAAGAATATGAAACAGAAATTGTTGCTATTAATGCAAAAATTCGTAATTTAATTGAAGAATATAAAAAAGATGCGGCAAAGATACAGGCTAGAAAATTTACTATTAGAAGATGTGTCAGGGAATCTTGTAGAGGTTATTTGTCAAGTGATTGGATTTGTGGTTTATGCGAAACTAAGTGTTGTTCAGAATGTCATTTGGAAATGGAATGTGGTCACGTGTGTAATGTTGACAATATAGAAACAGCAAAGGTTATAGATGAAAATGGAAAATCTTGTCCAAATTGTTCAACTATTATTTTTAAAAGTGAAGGATGCGATCAAATGTATTGTACAAGATGCAAAACGCCATTTAGTTGGAAGACTGGTAAAATTGAAAATGGTGTTATTCATAATCCTCATCATTTTGAGGAAATGCAAAATCCTGAAAGAAATTTATTAGAAGTACGATGTGGTCGTGAAATTGATAATAATTTCTTACGTGTATTAAAACAATATCTTTCTATTTATTTTAATGTACACGCAGAAAATATAATCATAACTATAGGAGTAAATCTTGTTAGAATGAGATGGAGTGATTTGCCCAAGTTTATTAATACAAGAAATGATAATTCGGATTTGCGTATTCGATATTTAATGAAAGAAATTACAGAAGAACAATTTCGAGGTATTTTACAGAAAAGGGATAAAGAAAATAAAAAACGCAAACGAGTAGCTCAAATCTTAAATATGTATATTAGTTCAGCAACTGAAATTTTTTATAGATTAATGGATTATCTTAAACAAAGAGAAACTCTTAAAGTTGGAATGGTTTTGTATGATTATATTAATTTTTCACCTATAGAAGAATTGCAAGAGCTTATTGAATATACAAATACGTGTTTTCAAGATATTAAAACTTTATACAAATGTAAAGTTTATTGTATAGATGAATATGGATATTTTTAATTACAATATTAATAAAACTTAAACGATAATCTAAATATTTTTTTTGTTAAATAATAATAAATGCACGTTAAGCTTCTAAAGGAATTATTAGATTTAGATAAATATAAGACTAACACACGGCAAACTTTACATAACCAACTAAATCCAAGTGAATCAAAGTCACAGTCATATAAATTAAAAGAAAAGGTAAATTATGACGATAGACGACAAGATCAAAATATTAAGAAAATGAAAACAAAGGACAATAAGCACAATAAGGACGTTAAGGCAGATGACGATAATGATATTTCCAGTAATTTGATGAACACAATTATTGATGCTCACGAACCTGTTGATTTAGATTTACAATCAGATGGCAATTTTGACGTATTGTCAAATACATCATCGTACGATTCTTTTTATGATACAAATTAATGTTTAGTACATTTATATATAAATTTTAGGTATATATAAATTTAAGAACTGCACATTGTGCAAGCTTCTGGATTTTCTCTACTACAAGCTAAAACAACTTCTTGTTCTTCTTTTTGAAGAGTTTCTCCATTTTTTTGTTTTTCTTTTATACGTTTTTCTAATTCAGGATCAATTGAAAATTTACCAGCGCTTGCGCTAGCTTTGCTTCTAAGATAATACATTCCACTTTTAAGGTGATTCTTCCATGCATAAAAATGCATTGACGTTAAACGTTTGTAATTTGGATTTGCCATAAACAAGTTCATAGACTGCATTTGATCTACAAAAACTCCACGATCACTAGATTGTTCAATAACACTTTTCATACTAATTTCCCAAACAGTTTTGTATAAAGCTTTCAGGTCATTTGGTATAATATCTATATTTTGAATACTTCCATCATTTGCAATAATAGTATCTTTTAGTTCTTTTGACCAAAGGCCTAATTTTACGAGATCATCGACTAGATATTTATTTACAACCACGTATTCTCCAGAAAGGACACGACGTTTAAAGATACAACTGTCAACAGGTTCAAAGCATTCTGAATTTGCCATAATTTGAGCTGTACTAGCTGTTGGCATTAATGCTAACAACATGCTATTTCTAGCTCCGTGCTCAACAAGTTCTTTCTTTAAAGAATCCCAATCCCAACGTCCTGAAAGATAATTTGACAAGTCGATACCATCAAATTCTGCAGCTAAATCAAATTGTAATTTACCTTCACTAAAAGGACTACCTGTAAAACTACTATATGCACCATCTTGTTTAGCTAATTGGACAGATCCCTGAAGACAGCCGTAATAAATAGTTTCAAATATTTCTTTGTTTAATTTTTTAGCTTCTGGTGATTCAAATGGAAAACGCATTTTTACATAGACGTCAACAAGCCCTTGAACACCTACGCCAATAGGACGATGATTCATATTACTCGTTTTTGTTTCAGGAACTGGATAATAATTATTATCAATAACTTTATTCATTGGTTCTATAATATATTCTGATACTTCTCGTAAATGTTCAAAATCAAAATATGGTTTGCAGTTTTCATCGTATTTTACAAATTTAGGTAATGCAATTGAACAAAGGTTGCAGACGGCGTATTCTTTATTGTCTGAATATAAACTTATTTCAAGGCAAAGATTGCTGGACCGAATAGTTCCTAAATTTTTTTGATTGCATTTTTTATTGACTGCATCTTTATATCCAATATAAGGTGTACCGGTTTCCATTTGTGCATCTAAAATTTTTGTCCAAACCTCTTGTGCTTTTACTACACGTTTATATCGTTTTTCTTCCACGTATTGGTTGTACAATTTTTCAAATTCTTCGCCGTATACATCAGTTAAACCAGGACATTCATCTGGACACATCAAATACCACTCGCCATCTTGTTCTACACATTTCATAAAAAGATCAGGTACCCACATTGCGTAAAAAAGATCTCTTGCACGCACATCTTCATGACCTTGATTTTTTTTTAAATCTAAAAATTCAAGAATATCAGAATGCCATGGTTCAACGTATATTGCAAAACTTCCTTTTCTTTTACCACCTTGATTAATATATTTTGCAACTTCATTGTATACTTTAATCATTGGTATTACACCATCACTTGGTCCATTTGTGCCTCTTATTAAACTTCCTTTTGCACGAATATTTGTAACATGTAAACCTATACCTCCAGCTAATTTTGAAATTTTACCACAATCGGTAATTGTTTTAAAAATACCCTCTAAACTATCTTCGGATCCGAGTAAAAAGCAGCTGCTATACTGATTTAATCGAGTACCTCCATTAAAAAGTGTTGGGCTAGCGTGTGTGTAATAGTGTTGAGAAATAAGATTATATGTTTTAATAGCTGATTCGATATCATCTTTATGAATACCAATAGCAACTCTCATATATAGATGTTGAGGTCTTTCAACAACTTCCATTTTATTCGTGTTTTTATTCGAAATTTTTTGCAAATAACTTTTTTCAAGTGTTTTATATCCAAAATAATCGAAAAGATAATCTCGTTTGTAATCAATTGCAAAATTAATTATGTTTTTATGTTTTCGAATAATGTCAATAATATCATCTGCAAGAATAGGTGCTGCATTACCTAATTTATCGGTATTATTATAAAGTGTCTCCATTACTTCACTAAAACATTCAATTGTATTTTTATGCGCGTTACTAATAATAATTCTAGAGGCCAATTTTTGATATTCTGGATTTTCTGTCATACTAATTGCAATTCTAGCTGATTGTTCATCTAATTCACTTGAAGTTACACCATCATAAATACTAGATACAACTCGTTGTGCAATAATATCCGGATCAATTGTTTTTAAAAGACCAAGTGAACGATCGTTACACAACTTACTTAATCGATAAATAACTTTATCAAATGAAAGTTTTTCTAAACGTCCATCTCGTTTTTTGATCTGCATACTATATTTATACATATAGATTATAAAAATATTTTCGATTTTTTCCTAATCGTTGTTTTCATTCTAATATTTAAATTATTATTTACATTTAAATCATCTATTCTGCCATTATCATTCTATCATTGTCATCTATCATTGTCATTCTTAATTTAAAAATACGGATTATATTATGGTAAAATTAAGTTCTAACCTAATGAATGATAATGACAGAATAGAGGTTATTTGTGATGATCACGACAAAGACGCATATGACAAAGACGCGTATGACAAAGACGCGTATGACAAAAAAATTCAAGATAAAATTGATTTGATGAATTTTAACAATGGTTGGAATGATAAAAATGAGCAATTATTAATATCTATTGGTGAAAATGCTACATCTTATAAATGGATGCACGAAGCAAGTTCAAATTATCATAATACTGTATATAATATAATAAGTATATCTTTAATAGTATTAAGTAGTTTATTGTCTATACAAACTTTATTTCCAAATGATACTTGTAATGATAATAATGTAAATTTAGTAGTTGTGATAGCAAAACAAATTGTTTTATACATAGTTACTATTTTATCATTTTTACAGTCGTTTTTAAATTCACAGGTTCTAAGTCAAAAACATTTTTTTGCATCTGGATTATTTAGTGAATTATATCACGATATTCAAGAACAAATGTGTATGTTTAGAAAAGATAGAATAAATGCCAAACAACATGTATCGGTATGTTTAAAAAAATACGATTCTTTGGTAGTAAACAATCCAGATATTAATTGGTATATTAGTAGAAAATTTCAAAAGACGTTTGGTGGTAATGGAATATCATTGCCAAGTATTATAGACAAAGTTCAAAAAATACAAATTATGCGAGAAGAAAATGATGAAAATATAGATAATCAAAAAAATACATATCATCATAAAGACGATAATTTTGGAATGGAATCTAAAAGTGTGTTTCCTTTGGTTACATGTGTTGCAAATAATTCTCATTTAGCTGAAATCAATAATGTATTTCAAATTAATGGTGATATTAGTGATATTGAATTGGATTATTTAAAATCAAAAAAATTTGAACACGAATATAGTAGGTTTCTAAAACATTCAGAAGAAACCGATTAAATTTGATTTAGATTAAGTTAATTAAAATAAATTTGTAAAATATTATTTTAATTGATTTTGATTGGATTATAATTCTTTTTTGATGATATCAATTTGACATGATCCTCTATCGTTTAGATTATCGGGGATTCCGTTTTTTTCATACACGATTTTAGTTTTACCGAAGCGTTTCATTCGTTTTGCGATAGTACTGTATAAGTTTTTTTTAAAATTTTGAATAGTTTCTGAAACTAAGCTTACATATTCTGTTCTATTCCAAGTGTCTTTAGTTTTGATTTTTGATTGTAATTCTATAATAATTTGATATAAACTATTTTTGTCTAATCTTTTTAAAACGCGATTGTTGATTTCGTTATTAATATCTGACCATTTTTCATTTAATATTGGTGTAGCAATAGATAAATTATCATCAAACTCTAATACAGAAATTTTATAAACGATTTCTGATAATTTTTCAGACGAATTATAAATATAACCCTTATGAATTTTTTTATATCGTTTTATTAATTGAAAATTTTTATCACCGTCGTTAATTTCGTATGTTATGTCTTTTCGTGTTTCATTTTCTTTTCGGTTTTCAATGTCCTTTCGAATCCAATCCTTAATCCAATTTCGAAGGAGTGTTTGATCTAAACAATAAAAAAGATTCAAAATTTGATCATTTTCACCTACTGTCGATGATTGTTTTAAAATAATATGCATTTTGCGTTTTTTATTATTTACTATTTGTAAAGAAAATAAATTAATTGTTTTGATTAAACTTTTTTTAAAAGTTTTTGTTGTTTTTGATTAAACTTTTTAAAAGTTTTTATGCTCAGTTTAAAGATATATTTTATTTTTAAAGTATATCTTTTTATGGCGAATATACCTTTATCGATGATGTCGATAGACGGCAAGGTACCACAAACAAACTTGGTTTATATTCATATTGGGTCGGAATTACCTGATTATATATATGATAGTATTTACCAAACACTTTTAGTAAATGATTATAAAACGAAAATTTATGTTATATTGGATGATAATGTAGTTGATATTTTTAATAACACTATTAGTAATTTTAATTATAATTTATATACAATGAGAGATGTTTATTATGAAAATGTCTTACAAGTAATTCCTATATCATTATTGGATAGTATAATGGATAGATCTGGTTGTTTTGATAATTATAAAAAGATGATAACAGAACGTTTTGCTGGTGTATCTGAATTTAGAAATGGTTTTTGGATATCTACTACTGCTAGATTTTATTATATATCGGCTTTAATGGAAATGTTTAGATTACAAAATGTTTTTCATATTGAAAATGATATAATGTTATACGAGTCTACAAGAGATCTTTATAAATACATTTGTGAATATTTCAAGATAGATTGTATTTCTAAAATTTGTATGGTGCAAGATTCTGTTAAACGAGTAGTTCCTTCCGTATTATTTTTTCCAAATGATGTATGCGTTGATAATTTAACACAGTATATTAGTGTTGAATTAAGTACAAGTTCAAGGTTTATAAATGATATGGATATATTGGGATCTTATGAAGATAAATTACAATTACCATTTGTCCCTGAACAAAATGATATTATTTTTGATGGAGCTGCTATTGGACAATATTTAGGTGGTGTTGATTATAAAAATTTAAAAGATGCATCGAATCCGTTAACGAAATTGGATAATCCATCTCGTGGATTTGTAAATGAAACTTCTTTAATGAAGCCGGATAAATATATTTTCCGTAATGCAAATGTGGAATTGGATCATTTACAGATTGCAGTTAGAGTTCCTACTTTATACAATAACAAACCAAATTTAATTGCAAATTTGCATATTCACAGTAAACAGTTGTATCAATTTTCAAGTATCTTTGACATTAAATATTCTGATATTATTACAGGGGATCGAATATTAACATTATGTGATTTTGTTATATTAACAAGAGATATTTATAATTTTCATCAAAACATTGATAAATATGCTAAAGATGTTATAATAATACGCGATTTTTTAAAGGTAAATATGGATTTATTAAATAGTTATTTTAGAAAACATTGTGAAAAGCACGGTGTTGATACGGTAAAATTATTTGTGTATACGCATATTTTAGATGCGTTTCAGACATATATTTTCCCACATTTGGATAAATCAATTCATTATGTATTATATCTTCATAATTCTGATCACGTTTTTGACGACCAGTACAAAAATTTAATACATTCACCTAATATTAAACATATTTATGCTCAAAATATAAATACAGTAGAAAATTCTGAAAAATTGTCATTGTTGCCTATAGGTATAGCGAATTCGATGTGGCCTCACGGTGATTTGGTTTCATTTTATACAGTTATGGCTGAAACATATAAATTTAAAAAAACGCGTTCTATTTATGTTAATATAAATCCTAATACATATACGTACAGGCGTAATATTTTAGAAAAAATTCTTGAATACGGTCATTTAGAAATATCTAGTGGTAAACCTTACATTGAATATTTACGTGAATTAGCTAGTAATAGATTTTGTTTATGTATTCGTGGTAACGGAGTTGATACACATCGATTATGGGAAAGTTTGTATTTAGGTGTAATTCCTGTTATTATTAATAATAAAACTACAAATATGGATCATCACGTAAAATATTTAAGAGACGGAGGATTTCCACATTATGAAATTAAAAATGATGATTTGGATTATGTATTTAAAAAATATACATCTAGTTATTTTGACGAAACCTTGTATAAACAAATTATAGAAAAATCACGGTCAAGTATTTATAATACAGAAGCTTTGAAATTGAGGTTTTATCGATAATTTGTACATTTTGTCTAAAGTGGGTATTGTTAATCTAGTTGTTTTATAAGATTTTTAATTAAAAATTTATAATTAAAAATAAAAAATTATAAAAATTATAAAAATTATAAAAATAAAAAATTATAATTAAAAATAAAAAATTATAATTAAAAATAAAAATTTATAAATAAAAATAAAAATTTATAAATAAAAAAAAAATAATTTTTCACGTGGTCAGATGGTTGATCGTTAGAAAGTGATAATAAAAATATTAATATGATGTAAGAGTTAGATTATTTGTAATCTAAAATGGAACCTGGGTTTGGACAAAATTTAGAAGGATTTCTCATTAAAGGAAATTTGTCCCTGGCTCCTTCAGCAAATCCATCGCAGCAGGGTGATGGATCTATTGAGGGATCAGGGACTTTGTTTTTTGATATAATTAAAGAGTATAATGTAAACAATGGTGTGAATATACAAGATGTTACTTTTCAAAATGGTATATTAAATATACCTTATACTATACCAAGTGAAAATTTAACAACGGCGAGTGTGATTATAGATGGTGGTGTTTCGATAAAACATACAAGAAATTCATCGAGTGTGACATCTGGTGGTGCTTTGACAATAGCTGGAGGGGCAAGTATAGCCAAGAATGTAAATATAGGTGGTAATGTGAATGTAAATAATAATAGTATTTTAAATGTTGCATATCCGATTCTGGGTACAGATGCTGTAAATAAAGATTATGTGGATACAGTTGCAACAAAATTATCTGGTAATTTTACTACAGGTCAAGTTATTTTCGCTGATTCTAATGGTGATGCAATACGTGGTTATGATTTTTTTACTACAGATACCCAAAGTTTGAATTTATCTATACCCTTTTTAATATCGAATTCAAACGGTGCTAGTGAATCAACTCCTTCATTGCAAGTCTTAGGTGGTGTGAATATTAAAAGGGATACTATATTAGAGGGGTTGGTTGATGTTTCAGGTAATTCTATAATAAATGTAGCAGATCCGGTGAATAATTTGGATGCTGTTAATAAAGAATATGTTGATAATTTAATTGAAACTTTAGGTAATGTGAATGGTAATTTTTCATCAGGGCAGTTAATTATAGGTGATACTGCAGGTAATGCTATTAGGGGTTATGATAATTTCATATACGATGGTTTTACATTATCTTTATTTAGTACTAGTAATAATAGTTTTGTGTGTTATGGTGGTATTTCTATAAGTAAAAGTGTTTTTATAGGTGGATTATTAGATGTAAATAATAATAAAATTATAAATGTAGCAGATCCGGTGAATAATTTGGATGCTGTTAATAAAGAATATGTAGATAATTTACTTGCAACCGTTGGTAATGTAAGTGGTAGTTTTTCATCAGGTCAGTTAATTATAAGTGATACATCTGGTAATTCTATTGTTGGTTATAATAATTTGACATTTAGTAGTATAGATGGTACATCTGGTACATTAGGATTAAATCCTTATACGAATATATATATTAGAAATACTACAAATGCTTCTGGGTTAGGTACAGGTGGTAGTTTTACTTCTCTGGGTGGTGCTAGTTTTAATAAGGATGTTTATATAGGGGGTGTATTAGATGTAAATCTTCAAAATATTAAGAGTGTAGCAGATCCAATTGATGATTATGATGCTGTAAATAAACGTTATGTTGATACTTTAATGGAAGATTGTTGTAATGGTGGTGGTGGTAGTGGTGGTATTTCTACAAATATTTTCAATCTAAGTAATAATGTATTGGTTCCTGCTGATATACCAATTTTTTATTATGATGAAGCCGTTTTAGCTTTTACAGCTAATGTATATGTACAATATAACAATGTGGCTACTGCTTTATATACGATTCGTGGTATACATTGTGATAATAATTGGAGTATTACAAGTAGTTATATAGGTACACCTTTAGGTGTAAAATTTTATATAAGATCTAATGCTGGTCAGGGTCTTTTGCAATATACAAATACAAATACGACTGGATTTGCATCTATAAGATTTTCGACTACTTCAAATATAGATACAGATGCTAGTAGTAGTCAAATAAATATAGATTTACTTGGTAATGTTCTAACATTTACAGATATATCTGTATTATCTTATCCATTTAGTTCTGTGGATGGTGTTAAAGTAATGTTATTTGTTTCTAGTATTGCAGATGATCAATGTGGATTATTTTTTATAAATTCAGTTTACACGGATAGTAAGTGGGATTGGAATGTATATAATATAGGTGATATTGTTGGCATTGAATTCCAGGTAAGTAATAGTGGTGTGATTCAGTACAAGAATAGTAATTCAGCGAGTGATTATGTAATTAGAGTAGTACAAAATTCTTTTTTGACAGCAGCATCTCGTATTATATTAGATGCAAATACTAATGTAATTACAAATATAAATACTGAAGATTTATCATTTCAGAATGTTACTAATTTTCAATTATCATTAGTAGCAAGTGACACTACAGCGAATAAATCAGCATTGTATGAAATAACTGGTGTTTTAGATGGAACTGTTTGGAAATTAAATTCCAGATATATAGGTGATGATTTACAAGTTAAATTTTATGTAAATACGATTAGTGGAAATACAGGTGTTTTACAATATACAAATAATTCTGGTAATGATGTTGATATTCGTTATGCTAAAAATATTCAAAATTTATTTGAACCATTGACGGTAACATTAGGGGGTACTGGAAATTCTAGATTTAATCCGTATGCTGTATTAAGGGGTAATGGTACAAATCCTATTATAGGAACAGATGATTTTATTTACAAGGATTACAAGTTGACATTAGGGACTAGTTCATCAATAGTATTGAATAATACTACAACAGCCACGAGTTTAACTAATGGTGGGAGTTTAATTTCGTATGGTGGTGCTAGTTTTGGCAAGGATGTATTTATTGGTGGTGAACTAGATGTTAATATAAAAAATATTAGAAATGTTGCAGATCCTGTTCTTGATTTAGATGCTGTGAATAAAAGATATGTAGATACGGCTATTGATAATTTAGATTTGAATAATAATGAAAATATTATAGAGCAAAACTTATTTTTAAATAATAATGTATCTGTACCAACTGATTTGCCAGGTTTGTATTTTTCGAACGATACAGTTAGAGCTTTTATAACTAATATTTATGTGGAGACGAGTAATAATACCTCAGCTTTGTATACAATTCGTGGAATAAATTGTAATTCTGACTGGTTATTGACATCTTCTTTAATAGGTAATGCATGTGGTGTAGATTTTCATATAAGAAGAGATAGTACTAATGGATATGTTCAGTATACAAATCAAAATAAAACTGGTAGTACTCTTGTTAAATTTACGACTAATTCTTTGGTTTATAAAGATGCTACGAGTTCTCAGATAAATTATGCTTTGTTATCGAATCAGCTTACATTTACAGAAATAACACCATTGACATTTTCAAATAGTGTGTTGGATTCTGTTAAATTATTAATTTACGTGTCAAGTGAAACTGACAGTCGTTATGGTTTAGTTTTAGCCAATTGTGTATTAAAAAATGGAGTTTGGGATATAAATAGTCATAGTATTGGTAATACAAATGGAATTAGATTTAGAATTCGTTCTGATATAAGTAGTAGTGTTATAGAGTATATTAATACAAATACTAGTAATGATTATACTATACGTGTAACGAATATCAACATCTCATCTGATTTAGATGTAGTGACTCTATCAGCTAATACGCTTGTTCCAGATGAGATTAATCATTCTGGATTGCAGATTCCAGTTGATGCGTATTATTTTCAAATGACAATTTATGTGACTGTGCCAGCTATTTCTAAATCAGCTTTGTATGAGATACAGGGTGTGGTTACTAATAATCAGTGGAATATTAATTCTAGGTATAATGGTGATTATACAGGTATAAGATTTTATATGACTACAGTTGATGGTATAGGTTATCTTATGTATACGAATTCTAATGGTAGTGATGCGTTGATAAGATTTATAAAGGATGTACCATTAACTACATTAAAACCATTGGCTGTTACAAAGGGTGGTACAAATAGTACATATTTGAATCCTTATACTATTTTAAGAGGTAATGGTGTAAATCCTATTATTGGTACGGATGACTTGGTGTATCAAAATAATCAATTAGTGATTGGGGAGACAGCTACTATAGTAATACGTAATACTAGTTCTAGTGTAAATTTAACTACTGGGTCTACTTTTGTAGCATATGGTGGTGTGAGTATCAATAAGGAATTATTTATAGGTCAACAGTTGGTTGTAAAGGATGTTGATGTAACACCTAATATGGAAGATATTTCAGCTGAAAGGGAATTTGATGCTGGGAATAATGTGAATATTCCATCAGATGTGACGGGATTTGTATTTACTTCTACAAATACAAAGTCATTTTCTGCGATGGCATGTGTTAATATAAATACAATTACAGATGAATTTGATGCGCTTTATGAAATTCGTGGATTAAAGAAAAGGTCAGGTTGGATTATAGATTGTAAATATATTGGAGATGATATAGGGATTGATTTTAGTATTAGATCAGATGGTCAAATACAATATACAAGTACTTCTCAAGCAGATTGGTTATCGACTAAAATTAAATTTAGAGCATTAACAACAACTGTTTAAATAGTATTTGTAATACTATTTTGTAATTTTTTTTATTTAAATACAAGTAATTATTTAAATAATAAGTGAATGAGTAGTGATTATTATAATATACTAGGAATTTCTAAAGGTGCATCAAATGATGAAATTAAAAGTGCATATAAAAAATTAGCTTTAAAAAATCATCCGGATAGAGGTGGTAATAAGGATACATTTCAGAAAATACAACAAGCATATGAAGTATTGTCTGATGATAAACGTAGATCAGAGTATGATAATCCTGTAAGTGATAATTTTTTTTCAAATGATCCATTTTTTAATCAATTTCATCATCAATTTAACACAGGTAGAAATAAATCTCAGCCTGTAAAAAAAAATGATTATCATTATACATGTAATATAACTTTAGAAGATGTTTTTGGTGGTTGTGTTAAAAAATTAAAAGTTCAAAGGAAATATTGTTGTAAAACATGTTTTGGTAAGTGTACTGTTTGTAATGGATCTGGTAAAATTTCACAAACTATACAATTAGGTCCATTTCGTCAAACAGTTGAACAAACATGTAATAGTTGTAGTGGATCAGGGAAACGTTTTGTGAAAATTGATTCTTGTACAAAATGCGATAGTGGTGGTATTGTTAAGGAAGATTCTATTTTTGAAATTGTCATAGATAAGGCTGTAGAAAATGGTAAACTGTTTATATTTAAAGATTGGGGTGAACAACCTGTTCGAGATAACGAAATTGCTGGATCGTTTATTGTAACGGTAAATATTCTAAAAAATGAACATTTTGAAAGAGTTGGGTTGCATTTAAAATACAAGGTTATTTTAAGTTTAAAAGAATCGATTGTAGGTAAACAAATTGTAATACCGCATTTTAGCGAACCTATTTATTTAAATACAGGAGGTTTTGGTTTAATAAATCCAAATAAAGAGTATATCGTATTTAAAAAGGGGTTGGTAAATAAAAGTGGTGAAACCGGTGATTTACGTATTCGTTTTGAAATAGAATATAAAGAAAAATCTTTTAATCAAGATGAATTGGCTTTATTAAATGAAACGTTTGATAAGATTAAATTTTAAATAAACTGAATAAAATATAATTGTACAAATTGCAATCACTTATGTATTTGGAAAAATTTTTGAAATGCAGACTTTTTAAAACGAAAAATAATAAAACGCAAAAGCAAACAAAAACAGTTATTTATTACAGTATTGATAAACAAAAATATGTAAAAGCACAAATTCCTATTAATATGAATATTATAGATGAATTTCAAACGCGTATTGGAGACCAAATAATTTTGGCAGTTGAACATGAAAAAAGACAAATTAATAAAAAAGTAAAGATAAATCAAGAACTCCAAGAACTCCAAGAAAATTTGGACAATCAAGGCGATCCAGATGTTTTAGATGAAGATGTTTTAGATGATATTTATGATTATTATTTAGACAACGAAAAGACATCTTACCAACTAGCGCGGCCATTAGTAAGGGTATCATCTTTGTATTCTAATTTATCTATGTAATTAATGTATATTATTTTAAAATTTTAAAATAACATGTTAATATAATATATGTCTTCAGAGCCAAGTGATAAAAATTTATACAAGCGTGTTAAAAAGATGGCTGATAAGAAATTTCAAGCCAAAACTGGTATATATAAATCGAGTTGGATTGTCTCTGAATATAAAAGGTTAGGTGGTAAATATATTGGTACAAAACCTAAAAAATCAGGATTGAAAAGATGGTATAAAGAAGACTGGGTTGATTTGAATAGACCTATTAAAAATTCAAGTGGAAAAACCATTGGATATAAACCTTGCGGTAGGCCAAGTAAAGGTATATTGAAAAGTTCCGGTAAAAAAACTAAATACCCACTTTGTAGACCAACAAAGCGCGTTACATTTGCTACACCTAAAATTATTAGTGAAATAAGTAAACGCGATATCGCGTTAGCTAAAAGACAAAAACAAAAAATACAGCATACTGGTAATATTAGATTTGGTGGTGGGCCAGGGTCGCAATTTTACGGTAAAAAAAGTGATATTATGATACCAGTACCAGAAAATGTTAAAAAGGTAGCATTATATTCTTACAAATTAAAAGACTTAGGATTTGGTGGTGGTATAGAAACAGGATGGAAGCGTGCTCGTCAATTGGCGACTCAAAAGTCAATACCAATTGAAGATTTAAGATATATGAGAAATTGGTTTGCTCGTCACATATATGCTAGTTATCCAAGTTATAAAATGTGGATAAAGGCTGGTAAACCACTCGATGAAAAAAAATGGCATAATAAACACGGTATTATTTCGTGGTATATATGGGGAGGAAACTCTGCATTTAAATGGGTAAATTCTCAAAAGAATATTAATCTATTAAATAAACATTACGATAAAAATTACAAACCTGTAAAATTAACATAAAGTTTTTATAAAATTAACATAAAGTTTTTATAAAATTAACATAAAGTTTTTATAAAATTAACATAAAGTTTTTATAAAATTGTATTATTTTGACTGTCATCTTTAATATTATTTTTATTTTGAAGCTCGCCAATTTTTTGAATAACCACCATCTTTATATCATTAAGAATTTCCTTATTATTTATTAATAATGTATTAAGAAATTGTAGATTTTTATCATTTGCAAGCCTTTCAATATTTATGATAATTTCAGGATTATCGAGCACTGTTTTAACAGTTTCGATTAATTTGGGATTACCTTCTAATGTAGTTATTATATTGGCCATATCAGGTTTATTAGCTATTAAAGTTTGAGCCATTTCTATATCAGTGCTATTTATTTTTTGTACACTATTTTTTAATCCGATTATTAAACTGTGTAAAACTCCGTTTGCAGGTACAGGTAAAACAGCAACAATTTCAGAAATAGCAAACAGTGAATATCCTATTATAGTAATTATATTATTTGACATTTTTATAATATAATATTTTATAGTATTTTTTATAAAATAATTAAACTAAATACAATTAGTATTGGGTAAAAAACTGATTTATTTTTATTTACAGTAATTATATATGGTTTTTACGAGGGGGCAAAAACGCAAAATTGAAGACGTAATAAATGATGATACCTTGCCCTCTATCGACAGTATCGGTAAAGGTACCTTGCCGTCTATCGACATCGTTGGTGTAAATAATGAAAATAGTAATAGAAATATAAATATGATAATTAAAAGAAAAAAGACATCTAATATAGAAACACAAACTGAAAAAATAGACTCGGATAAAATGTCAAGCGAATCAGAAATGGAGACAACAATAGATACATCCACAAATGAAGATGTAGAATGTGAAGGGGAAAGTGAAGGGGAAAGTGAAGGGGAAAGTCAAGAAAGTCAAGGTGAAATTCAAGTATGTAATCAAAATACGGCTCAAAATTTAGAAACAGTTATTAAAACATCTTTGAATAATTTATTAAGTAAATTTACCAAAAATGAAAGGACTGGAACGCCAAAAGACGAATATGATAAATATTTAAATTATATAGATTCTATTTACGAGGGTGATTTTTTTGAATCAGATTCTGTTAATGATAAAAAAAAGAAATTAAAAGATGTTTTTTCAGAAGAGGAAATTAAAAAACTAAACGTTGAACTAGAACAAATTAAAACTATTTATAATAAACGTGTTCCCAATATAGATGATATATTACGAATGGATATAGACATATCACAAAAGCAAAAATTGTTAGAAAAAATGTATCATTTTATGAATTCTGATGTATTAACTACTGATTATAATTCAAACTTGAAATTTTTGATTTCAAATATAAATGCTGATGAAAATTCAGAATTAGTCAAATTAGAAAAAGAAATATTGCAAAAATCAAATAGTATAGAATATTCTGATAATTATAGGCAAAAAATATTAAAATCAAAAATGCCTTTTGAAAATAAAGTAATAGCGTATAAACGTTTAGAAGTTATGGAATCTTTTGAAGCTACTGATACATCCGAATATGCAAAATACAAATCTTGGATGGATATTTTATTATCAATACCATACGATCAACCTATAAATAATACTATTGATAAACAAGGTACCTTTACCGACACCGTCGATAGACGGCAAGGTAGTAAACAATTTATAAAAAATGTGAGAAATGTATTAGATGCAAAATTGTCATTTTTAGAAACAGCTAAAGATCAAATTATAAATATTGTAACACAAATGATTAGGAATCCAAATAATAATTGTTTACCAGCTATTGGTTTGTACGGCGAAAAGGGTGTAGGCAAAACCGCGTTTGTAAAAAGCATATCTGAAGCTTTAGGAAGACCGTATAGAACTATTTCATTAGGTGGTGAATCAGATTCATCTTTATTGACTGGACATGGATTTACATATGTTGGTAGTGGTCCAGGTAGGATTATAGAAATTTTAAGAGAAACGAAATGTACTAATCCTATTATTTTATTTGATGAATTGGACAAAGTTTCTGAGACATATCGTGGTAAGGAAATTATTGGTAATTTAATTCATTTAACTGATTCGACAAGTAATAATAAATATAATTATGATAAATATTTTGCAGGATTGGAATTTGATTTATCAAAGGTTTTATTTATATTTACATATAATGATGAAACAAAAGTAGATCCAATTTTAGCAGATAGATTATTTAAAATTCGTGTAAATAATTATTCAGTTGCTGAAAAATTGGAAATTGCAAAAACTCATTTGATAAAAACAATTTTATCGGAATTTTCTTTAGAAAATGAAATTGTATTTGAAGATGATGCTATTCATTATATAGTAGAAACATCACGTTCCGATCAAGGTATGAGAGATGTTAAAAGAAAATTTGAAGTTATTATTTCAAGGGTGAATACATTGCTATTAACAGATCCAACACAGGATATTATTCGGTTAAAATATAAAAAATTATACGATTATTATAATACCAATTCTGATAAAATATGTATTTTAAGAGATCACGTAGATATATTTTTATCTGATAGTATTATTAATAAAAAAGATAATGGTCCTCCTCCAGGGATGTATATATAATTTAAATGAAATCCCAAGAAATACGCGGTAATCTTCTATTTATAGCACACGCTTTTTGTTTCGATCCGGTTAGTTCTATTAAAGCGTCAAGACTCATATCAATACGATTTTGTATGCAACTAGGACATTCATCCATTATTTTTAATATTATAGAACGTGTATTGTGTTTAACAATAATATTTCTACCACAAAAAGATTTAGCATTTTTTATAGCTACCCAATATTTGCTCGACTTATTATATTTTACACCAAGTCTTTTACCAAAATTACAAGGACCATATGACATATTATTTTGAAATGTCTGTACACTAGGGCATTGATTTCTATTTGGTCCAACTCTAAAGTAAAAAGTGGCCAAACTATGATATCGTTGACACATACCAAACCCTAATAATAATTGTAATAATAATAACCCACCAAGCATTTGTAATTGTATTTGTATTTTAAAATTTAAAATACAACTAATAAAAAATGATGTAATAAAAATGGTGTAATTATGCATCTGATGTATCCAATGCATCCAATTTTTTTCTATAAGGAATATCTAAAATATCTTGTATTTCGTTTGTCTTATTTTGTCTATAATATAAACGGAGCAGAGATGAAAAAGGATACTTTACTACATCAAAAACATTTTCTACAAAATGAATATGATGATCCATATTTCGAGTACTGTGATTGATACAATTTAGATTCGTGTTTATTTTTTCAGACTCTATTGTATTTTGCTGTATTAATTTTTCTAATAAATTTACAACATTGTCAATTTTTGTTTCTAGTGTGTCAATTTTTGTTTCTAGTGTGTCAATTTTTGTTTCTAAATTTTGTATAACTTGTAATCTAGAATTCATATCTTTTAATTTAATAAAAACTGACATATATAATAAATAATAATAAAATAAATACTAAAATCATACTTTTGGTTGTAAAAGTATATCCGATTTTAAAACGCCTTTTTAATTCAGGATAAAGAATGTGGCTTAAAACAACCGCGTTGGTAACTGCTGATTCCATGGATGTAAATTTATAAATACTACGACCATTATGTGTTCCTAAAGTAAATAAATTACGCAACAACTTTTTATCATCAGCGTCAGTAAAGGTAGCGTTAAAATCTAAATTAGGTTGATTAGATGAAGCTACGAATGCTGTGTCTCGAGACTCCCATTTTCCATTTGACCAAGATAATTCAGGTGACAAGATACTTACAGTTGGAGTTGGCAAGTTTGGAAAACTTTGTTTTAATTGATATAGTACTTCTTCAACAAGTTCAAGTTTATCAGTACATTCATTTGCCGTTTTGTTAATTCTACTACTCGTAACATGTGGTATAGTGATAGATGTGCTAATTACTGTTTTGGATTGTGATTCATTAAATTCCATGTAATCAGATAATACTACAAACGCTACACCCCATTCTGTTTTTGGAAATCCATATATCTTATCAAGATTTAAAACTGTATCCCAATGAAACATGACTGATATATAATCTATATAATCTGTATCACGTGACCAATTTTTTAATTTTTTGAAATCGCCAAATGCATTTTGAATTTGATCATCGTGTGAATTTTCTAATATTTGAACCAAGTTCATAGGTGGAGTTGCTATAATAAATTTATCACCAAATATTTCGATATCTTTGCCTTGATATTTACAATGTACGGAACTTATATTGTTTGTAATAGTATTTATTTGTAATTTTTCTACAGTAGTTTCTAATAGAAAATCAACATTATGTTTTTCCAAATAATCTTTCCATAAACTAAATAAACCAGTGTCATTTGGAGATTTAGGTTGGTATAATGTATATGGAGCTTGTTGATTGAATAGTTGTAAAAATTTGTTTAATGTATAATTATCTAATGTAGCACCATCTGTTAATCTACAAATTCTATCAATCATATCACTTGATTTTGTTGTAAAACCGCGAGATGTTATATATTCTTGCATTGACATATTTTTACCATAATCATCATTTACTAATAATATCATAAAATCTACAAACAAAGAAAACATTTCATTAAAAGATAATGTACTCCATATAGTTTGTCCACCGATGGTTGCTATTGAAAAATTGTATGGAGTAAATAACTCGTAAAAATCCAAATCCATTTTTTCTAATAGGTCAATAAATACTTTATAAGTAGAACTATATACTCTAGGTGAATGTTCTGTAAACATCTTTTCTACAAGTCCGTTTTTATTAATTACATCTACGCGTTTAACTCTATGACAACCACCTACAGAATCTTCTCTTTCAATTATTAAAATGTTTTTATTTAAACTAGAACAACATTGTGCTAAAGCTAAACCAGAGGGCCCACCACCTATAATAATTAAATCGTAGTTTTCTTTCATATGTTTTCTTTCATATAATTAAACTTTAAAAAAAATTTTGTATTAAAAAAATGAATAAAAATATAAACAGAATAAATATTTAAAAATGGGGTTTTTTTATTCAAATGATGGAAGATCTTTTTCTACAACATTGTCTTATGATATTAATCCGCAAATTTTATTAACACCAAAAGGTGTAGATGATGCTCGTGCAGCTATGATAATCCAAAGTTGGTGGAGACAGTATAATCCAAAAACTAAAAAACAACAAAATGCATCTGTTTGTATACAAACATGGTGGAGACTTAATAGAACATTTCAATATTATTATTTATTTATAGATAATTCACAATTTTACATAGAAGAATTATACGATAGATTGTTAACTGTAGTAATTCCAGGTATAGAATATATATGTGTTAAAAAAAAAGAGACTTTTCCAAAATGTATATTACTTAAAACTAATTTACAAAAGCCTATATTGGATTATGAAATAAAACATGTATTGTTATTAATTGGATATAATTACCAATTTGTTTTAAACAAAAACTGAAATAAAATCAATTGTCTAATATAGACACTTTAGTATGGAATTTATACAACAAAGATCAGTATTATTTAAAAAATTAGTCGTAAATTATTTTATTCGCAATTATGATTTATCTATAACTAAATTTGTACACAATTTGAATATACGTAATAAAAAATTAATTTACGTCAATAGTAATTATGCTATTATTCATAATAAAATTATAAATCATCATTATAACATAAAATTAGATGAAACTAAATATAGTTTGATAATAATTTTGTATAAAAATATTAAATACAAGCAACTTGAAACGAATTCTGCTGGAAAACAAAACATTGCATTTTTAAATTCTGATGCAAAACGAAATATATATAAAATATTTCGTAGTTTGAATCACAAACATTTAATATCAGATGCAATGATAATTGGTAGAAAATATAAAAATGATAATAAAATCATACAGAATTCATTAGGATTATATTGTATATTTGATATTTTGAAAATGAAACATTTGGAGTTAAATAACGAAACTGAAAATAAAATAGTTGAAAAACAAAAACATAACATACCTTGCCAGTTTGTAGATGCAAAAACAATTTTACGAAGACAATTTTTATTAAATCTTAAAAACTATTTAAATCAAAAAGATATTACGATTAATACATTGTATACACATAATATTATAAAACATAGTATATTTTTAGATGTAGAATATACAAATGATATTTATGATGATTTTTCAACATTTCCAATTTCAAAAGATACATCTTTGTTATTTATAATAGGAATTTCAAGAGTTGTAAATAACGAATCTCGTTATACTGATTTTACAAGTCGGAGATTAACTTGGCAAGAAGAATATAGAATTTTAAATGATTTTTTAAATTATATACAAAATGATAAACCGATACTAATATTTCATTGGAGTCACGCCGATAAATATATTATAGAAAAATCTTTAGCTAGATATCCAGATCTACAAGAAAAATATAAATTTAAACAAATCGTTTATGTTGATTTATTCATTATATTAAAACAAACAATATCCTTACCAAGTTATTCTTTAAAATATGTAGCAAAAGAACTATTAAAATTGCATTATGATACAGATTGTCAAAATGGTTTAGATGCAATGTGCAACATTATACAAAACGATATCATATTATATAATAAAGGCAGTAACAAAGATTTATTATCTTTACCATCAAGCAAAGATGTTGTAAAATATAATAAAATAGATACTACGTTATTATATGATGTGTTAAAATATTTTATTTCGTGAAAAAACTTAAAGAACTAACTTTGCAACATTCGGTTTTCTACCACGACGCTTTTTACTTGCTTGTTGTAAAACTGTATCAAGACTTTCAACGGTTTCAAGATTTTCAAAATCTTCAAGTTGTTCGACAGGCGCGGCTTCTCGAACAATAGGTTCTTGAATAAGTGATTCTAAAATAGAACTTGGTTCTTGAGTAGGTGTTGGTGGTGGAGTTAATGTCTGCTCAAATTCAAAAACAGATTCTACATCTGAATTTTCTTCTTCTTCTATATTTAAATCATTTTCTTCATGTATATGAAGTTCTTCAAAAATATTGTCTTCTACATTATTGTCTTGTGATACGTCTTCCGATACGTCTTCTGATATGTCTTCTGATACGTCTTCTGAATTATCAATACTTTCTAGATTAGTATATTCCAATGAATTTTTATTATGAGCATAATAAAAGGATGCAAGTAATAAATCAATACCAATTACGTAAATGATAAATTTATTAAACATTGACAAAAATTCTTCGTTGTAAAATAAAAAATATAGATAAATACACGCATATACAACTAAACCTATTCCGATAGCGTATATTGATGTATTTTCTAGTTTACCAACACTTAGATTATTTAACAAGTATTGCGATATTATAAACATTTATTAATTTAATCTAATAAATAAATAAATGGTCCTAAACGAAAAGATATCATCTACTTTAATGGAAATTGATACAATGATGAAATACTTTACAGATATGACGAAGTAATTCTCCTTTTGTACGGTCTCCAGTATAATCTCCAATGATTTTACCGTTTTGATCAAAAAATTTAAGAGTTGGGTATCCACGAAAATTGAGAGCTTTCACTAGTTCTTCGTTTTTTTTCAAATAGGTATCTTCAATTGATACTAAAGGAAAGTCATCACCTAATTGTTTATATAATTCATCAAATATTGGTTGAAATCTTTTACAATGACCACACCACTCGGCGTGAATTAATAAAAGACCTGGTTTTCTTTTACTAACATTTACATCCAAGTATACGTTTTTTCCAACGACTTGGAAATTTTTATCTATGATTTTACCTAGCATATTATATTTTATATAAATAAATAAAATTTTCCAAATAAAAAATGTTTATAATATTTAAGTTGTACATGTCATCTAGTAAAAATGACCAACCTGAGATAAATATGATGTCATTGGTAGATAATAAAGAAAAAGAAAAAGTGAATCGTCCAAAAATAGATTTTACAAAAGTCGAATTCACGCAAAAAGAAAAAGAACTTGTTCGTAAAGAAGTTGAAGTTATTAAAGAAAAATATCCAAATTATATACCTATTATAGTAAGACCAAAGGATAGGAGTATTGAATTAGTACGATATAAATTTTTAGTTGGTGCAGAAGTTACTATTGGACAATTATTATGTATTATACGTAAAAAGATAAAAAATCTCCAATCATCTGAAGCTTTATTTTTATTAGTAAATAATATTTTAGTACCATCTACTCACTCATTATCATTAGTTTACAAACAACAACTAGATGAAGAAACAAACATGTTATTTTTCACTTTATGTAAGGAAAGCACTTTTGGGAATTTAGTAAAAAATTGAATTAATCGTAGTAAACTTTAATTTTAAATAGTATGACAGTTATTGATTTACAAAATTTAGACCTAGATAAATTTAAATTAGGAAAATCGGGTAGAGCTATAAAGTTATTTTATGATAAGGAACCTGTGCAAATTTGTACATCGACAATGTATTTGCCTTTTGGTATAAAATCTGTTTCTAAAGAATGGTCTAATTATTCGGAATATAATATGGATTGTTTTTTAAATAATTCTACAAGTACGATTTCTATTACATTTAGAGAATCTATTGAGAAATTAGATAGTATTATTCAAAATTTAGTAAAAGATAATCTAAAATTATTTGATTCAAAAACAGAAGCTGCAAAGGAAAATTTTATATATAATCCTATTTTACGAGAAAATGGATCATATCCAAAATTAATGCGTCTTCAATTATTAAGAGATAGAAATGGGAATTTTGAAAGTGTCATTTTTGATGAAAATAAAAAAAAAATCAAAATTGATGAACATAATATCGATACGGTTTTAACCAAAGGTAAAAATTTTAAAACCATTGTTGAATGTGTAAAAATTTGGTATTATAATGGTAAAGTGGGAAGCATTTGGAATATAGTGCAATTGAAATTTTCGGAACGAACAAAACAGGAAAATGAAAACATTGAACAAAATGACGGTGGGCAAATTTACAACCAGTTAATGATAACAGATGACTAATATGTACTTTTACATATACATGTGATGATGTTCATTAGTTTCTTTTATATAATTAATTTGATCTTTGATCGATTCGTATAATGTCATAAAAAGTTGATCTTTGATAATTATGACTGGTTCTTGAATAGGTAAGGTTCCTAATAGTATAGCTTTGTTTAATTCTAATAAAATTTTTTCTATGATTCTATAATATTCTCGTATTCCACTGGTGACGGATTTATTAATCTTATTTGAATGTATTATATACATAATACTTGATGTATCAAAAATTACTGGTATTATGATACCTATATTCGCAATAATTTCCGGTATACAATGTTTTTCAATAATATAAACGATGTCTTGTTCTTTAGGCATTTCAACGTTTATAATATTCAAACGATCTAAAAGAATTTTATCTATTTTATTAATATCATTAAATGTAAAAATGTAAAAGACTTTGGATAAATCAAAATGCATTCCGTAAAAATAATGATCGCTAAAATAAGTATTTTGAGTTGGATCAGTCAAATAACACAAGAATGAAAAAATATCTTTTCCATTATCTGTTTCTGATACTTTATCTAACTCGTCAAAATAGATAATAGGATTATTGATTTTGCAATCTATAATATTTTGTAATATTTTACCAGGTCCACTTTCTACATAAACATAACCGTGACCTAAGAAAAAAGATGAATCTTTGACTCCACCCAAAGATATAGTTTTTATGGGTATATTTAATACATTTGATAATACTTTTATAAATTTACTTTTACCTACTCCAGCCGGACCGCATAAGGCTATATTATTTCTATTACTATATGGATTAGTAATAAATTTGCAAACTACATTCAAGATTTCATTTTTAACGCTTTCCATACCATGTATCTCTCTATCTAAATTGGATTTTATCAAATGAACAAATTCTGTTATTCCAAGTTCAGATACATGATCGTGTATGTTATATGATTTATTCCACGGATAAGATAAACTTATATCTACAAAAATTTGATTTTTATAATACTCTGTTGTATCTGTACCAGATCTTTTCATATTATTATAATGTTTGAATATAATCGATTTATTGCTATCACTTGTTGGTATATTTAATATGACTTCTTTTAAATAATCTTCTGTTAACCTTTTATTAACAAAATTATTAATACGAATCACTGGTATATTATCTTTTATTTTAGATGATTTATCCTTGGTTTTAGATTGATGTTTTTTACATGTATCTAATTCCAAATGACAGATTTCTTTGCAAGATTCCCCCTTTTTTTTACCCCTTTTAAAAATATATTTGCAACAGCTCATTAAACGTATACAATAAAATAATAATATGAAATTATTCACAATAACGTTTAGCCACAGATAACGCAATCGCTATAGCCTGTTTAGGATTTGTTACTGTTTTACCTTGTCTAGTCTTTAAAGTTTTTGTTTTGAACTCTTTCATTACAGTACTAATTTTATTTTTTTTACAATCTTGAACTTTTGAACGCATAGGTGACATTACCTTAGGTGACATTACTTTGGGTGACATTACTTTGGGTGACATTACTTTGGGTGACATTACTTTGGGTGACATTACTTTGGGTGACTTGGACCCAATTTTTTCAAAATAATTACTAATTTGTTGACATAAAATTGCTTTAGATCTTTTATCTTTTGAAGTAACTTTTATACCAAGAGTTTTACACATGTTTAAAAGATCTTCCTTTGTCCACCCTCCCTTGCCGTAATTGCAAGATTTTTGCTCAAAATAATTTTTCGAATATAACATTTATATAATACCAAGATAAAAAACTAAAATAAAATTACTTTTGTAAAATATATAAAAATGTCATTGAAAAACAGAATGAAAAAAACCCTTATGAAATTAAATAGTGGTAAATGTCACTATTTTAAACCTCATATTGTGTCTATAAAATCTTATCAAATTTTGGATTTTTTAAATACAGTAACAACTTTTGATGAAAAAGTAAAAATGTTGCAAGTATTTCAAAACATTTTATACGAATCAATTAAACCATTGTATAAAAATTGCTCCCCTAATATGGTTTATACTTTTTTGGACGAGGTCCATTTGGTATTTTTTTACAATGAACACGGTAATTATATTTACGATGGTAATATTAATAAAATTATTACAATGATGACGAGTTCTATAAGTATCAATGTTTGTAAACAATTGCAAGCAAGAGGTATTGATCTAGATTTTACATTTACTGGTAAAATTGTCGAATTCGATAAAGATTATGAAACTTTGAATTATCTTATTTGGAGACAAAATGATTGTCGTCGTAACACTATGACATTATTACACAAGTGTTTACATATTGATTTATTTTTAGAAAACGAACTTGATTTAAACATGAAATTATCAGAAATAAAAAAAGATATGGATAAAATTTTAGAACATGACATTGAAACATTATTAGTTAACTTATTAAGAGGAAATATAGTTAAAAAACATTGTCAAATATATTATAAAATACAAGCTGATGAAAATGATGTTATGGTAACTCGTAATACACTTTATATTGAAAATTTTTTATTTGTAGATAATTTTGATAAAACTTTTGAAAAATATGTAAAACAACTTGTTGTATAAAATGTCTATGTATAAATGTGTATGTATAAATGTGTATGTATAAATGTGTATGTATAAATGTGTATGTATAAATGTGTATGTATAATATGAGTAAATTATGGTTTTTATTTTTAGGTCGTAAAAAAATAAAAAAGATATTATTAACATAATTAAAATGGATGTTATTACAGTAGATGGTAAACAATATGATCCTTACTTTATATTAGATGTTGTAAGGGAAGATACTGATAAGCATATTTCAAAATCTTTTAGAGAAAAAGTTAAAAAATATCACCCTGATAAATATACAGACAAAGACAAGAAAAAAAAGTATGAACAATATTTTAAAATATTATCAGAATCATACAGATATATTCAAGATAGAAGATCTAATTCATGTGATTTACAGCAAAAGTATAAAAATAGAAAGGGAAAAACTACAAATGAAACTAATCAAAGTCACGTGACAAAAAATAGAAAAAATATTAAAAAAACCAAAAAAGATTTTGAAGAATTAAATGAAGATTATGATAAAAAAATAAAAAATTTGAATCCAAATGATTTTGGATACGGTGATGATTATAAACGTATGGAAAAAATAGAAGATTATGAAAAAGAAAATCTAAATATTTGTAAGCAATTTGGTAAGAAAAAATTTTCACTGCCTGAATTTAATAGGATGTTTGAGTATAATCGTAGAAATGATGACCACAATAATATAACTTCTAAAGCCTTAATTCATAAAACAACAGATGGATTTTCTGGGTATAATTCGGCAGATTTTGGTAGTTCTGCTTTAGTTAGTTCATTTAACGGCTTGTTAATAACAGGTGATGATTTAGGTGAACGGGGTGTTGGATATTGGGGTGGTAATTATAGTGATTATAAATATTCTTATAAAAGAGGAACAAAAAATCCAGATAGGCGTATTCAAGTCCCTAAAGATTTTGTACCAGAATCACAACGGAAAAAGTTTGATGAAAATTTAGATAAAAAATATTCAGAGTATAAATGTAATTATCATAAAAATAGTTATAAAAAACAATCCAATTTTAAAAATGAACAAGATATTTTATATGAAAAAACTTATAATGAATTATTAGAAAAAGAACAGTATGATAAGAATATGGTAATGAAATATATAGATCAATATGATGAACAAACTGTTAGAATGGCCATGTCAGGAGAATTAGATCAAACACCTACATATACATCTGCATTAAAAAAATACATAACTGAAAAATAATACATAAAAAAAAATAAAATTTAAAGTAAATAATTATATATTTATTTAAAGTAAATAGTTATATAGTATTATGGATGATTATAATTTTTTAGATGAATTATTTGATATTATAAATACACAACCATTAACGACATCTAGATTTACCGATTACGAAGATACAATTCGAGTCAATCAACAAATCGTAAACAATATTTCCAATATAAGACGTCATTTCCAATATAATTCAGAACACAACGAACACAATGAATACAACGAAGACGATATGTTATATACTTCAAATAATCTTATTAATCAAGATTACAATTTAAACAATATTAATAATATACAAAATACATTTATAAATGATTTGTTTAACATATTTAATCAAACAATTAATGAAACAATCGATCAGGAATTTGAAGATGTAAAAGTTACATTAACTCCTGAGCAATTTTCCGAGTTGAAAAATATAAAAATAAGTACTCAAAATGTAAATCAATATTCTAGTAAACCTTGTAATATTTGTATGGATAATTATAACGTAGACGAAGAACTTACATTTTTGGTTTGTAATCATTATTTTCACACAGATTGTATTAAACATTGGTTATGTAATGAAAAGGTTACATGTCCTGTATGTAGAAAGGATAATAGAGAATAAATTGATAGGATAATAGAGAATAAATTGATAGGATAATAGAGAATAAAATTGATTTAAAAATTTAATTTGTATTAATTATTAATTAAATGGCAGTTATAATAAATTCTGAAAATTTATCGGAATTAAAAGTAGGTATATTAAGACGTTCTCAAAAGATGGCATGTAATCATAATTATTATTTTACTCCAAATATAGCTATGCATTTATATAATGCAAAAGTTGTATTTATAAAACCTACATTTATAGTTTTTGAATTTGATAAAAGTACGCATTTATCATTGTTACTTTTAATGAGACGACTCAATGATAAATTACAAATGGAATTAAAAATAAATTGTAGTGAATTATTTGATAAAGAAATATATGATATAGTTTCAGAAAAGGAAACAACTTTTTCTATAAGATGTTTTTTACCAACTATTCGTGGAAAATATAATATAATATGCCAAGATCCTGATGAAAATGGTTTGGTTTTTAAATTACCTAGGTTAGATTGTATTTTTAAAGAAATCACAATTGAAATAAAAAATGTATGGCAAACAGGTGATAAAAGAGGTTTTAATATCGAGTTGAAAAGTGTAAATTACAATTGAAATGAGAATATGAATTAAATTTAAAAACACGAAAATAATTGATTTTAAATTTAAATTGTTGTAAAAATAACAGAATGCAAGGTTTAATAAGGACTGGTCAAAGTCATGTGCATTTAGGGCAAAAATGTCCTAATTCAAAATTAGATGAACATATAAAACTTTTAAGAAAATTAGCAGATCACTCTGCTTTACCAAACAAACATAGTGCTTGTTTAATAAAACGTGATAAGATTTTCTCGTTTGGGTATAATAAATATATAAAAAAAGATAAGATTAACAACCAAGATATCAAATTTACAATACATGCAGAAATAGATGCCATGTGTAAATTGGATAATAAACTTGTAAAAGGATTAGATATATTAATTATACGAATTGGAAATTGTAGTAAAACATCAAAATTAAGAAACTCAAGACCGTGTAATTCATGTATAAATAAATTATTACAACGTGGAATTCGTAAAGTATATTATAGTAACGAATCTGGTGAAATCGTTTATGAATTCACTGAAAATATGCCTAAAATACACACAAGTTCAGGTGATAAAATTCGTAATTTATATTCTTTTAGGTTTAGATTGACGTCTTCTTAGTTTAGCAGAAATCTTTTTTTTACTAGACTTTTTCTTTGATACAGACTTTTTCTTTGATACGGCCTTCTTAGTTGACAAAGACTTTTTTTTTGATACAGACTTCTTTTTCTTTGACAAAGACTTTTTCTTTTTTGACACAGACTTCTTTTTCTTTGACAAAGACTTTTTCTTTTTTGACAAAGACTTTTTCTTTGATACAGACTTCTTTTTCTTTGACAAAGACTTTTTCTTTGATACGGCCTTGTTAACTTTACGTTTAAAAAACCCTTTACCAGATTGTGATATAGAAGATAATGAAGAAATTTCGTCAGATTTTTTGTTAGGTGTTGTTGGTGGTGTTGGAAGTTGATCATTCTCATCGGATAATACTGTAGGTATGGTTGATTCTTCTGATGTAAGATCTTCTGGTTCTGCAGTTGCAATAGATATTACATTTTCTGGATTTTGTTCTTCAGGTTCACTCGGTACTCCTTGTGCTTCAGGTTCACTCGGTACTCCTTGAGCTTCAGGTTCACTCGGTACTCCTTGAGCTTCAGGTTCACTCGGTACTCCTTGTGTTTCGGTTATACTTGGTGCTTTTATAGTTTCTGTTAGAGCTTCTGATATAGTATCAGTTAATATTCTAGTGTCTGGGAATTTTAAAAAACCAAGTGTATCAAGAAGACTTGGACACATTTCATCATTTCCATCATTCATTTATAATTTATTTAGAAATTAATTTTAATTAAATTTTATAAAAATTGAAAAGTAAAGATAAAATATAGTTTTTAATAATGACAGAGGAAAAACAAGAGACTGTGTTAGATAATGATACTAAGGTCCCTACGTCTACACCGGACACTCCAGATATTCCAGAAACGTTAATTGTTAAAAGGAAAAAAGGTAGACCTAGAAAAGAAGTTGTTGAAAATGTACCAACAGTTCCTGAAGAAAAAAAGAAAAGAGGTAGAAAAAAGAAAGAAGTGGTTGTAGAAGAAGTGAAAAAGAAAAAGAAAAGAGGTAGAAAAGCAGCTGTTAAATACTTTAGTTCTTCTATTAGAAAAAAAATACCATTGACAACAGTTTTACAAGATAAAAATAATTACATTTTACATTTAGATATTAAAAATGAAGATGAAGATATTATAGAAGAGTTGCATATCAAAACTACTCTTGACTCTGTAAATCAAGAAACTAATTGTGGTAATTACAGTGATAAAAGTACTTTGTCAACTAAAGATACAGAAATTGTTGATTTAGTTTTTGAAAAATTAAAATTGGAAAATAAAGAAAGCATTATAGAATTACAAAAAGAATATGATGATTTATTGAATCAAGAAGAAAGAATTCTAAATGATATAAATGATAACACTTTGACAAACTTGTATGAAAAAAGAATAGAATTCAGAGAACATCAAGATACGATTTTGGTAAATAAATTAGAAACGATTCATAAAGAAAATGATATTTACAATAAAATTAATATGATGACATTTTCAGAAGAAAAAGTTGAATACACTGAATCTGATAAAAGAGAAACAAATAAAAAAAGAGGGTTTTTTGAAATAATGCACGAATTTATTCATACAGATAATTGGTTAGATAAAACTGACATTAGTTGTTGGTGGTGTTGTCATCAATTTGATTCAGTTCCTATAGGTTTACCTATAAAATACGACAATAATAAGAAAAAATTTCACGTAAAGGGTGTTTTTTGTAGTTTTTCGTGTATGTTGGCTTATAAAAAGGATAATCCTCATTACAAATCTAAACAGGATTTGATTAATTTCTTGTATACAAAATTAACAGGAACATTTTTATTAGATATAAATCTATGCCCTGCACCACCAAGATGCTCATTGAAAATGTTTGGAGGTGAATTAAGTATCGATCAATTTAGGAATAGTTTTAAAGAACATAAAATATACAATATGATTCAATATCCTATGTTTGTCTGCAATGACTATATTGAAGAAGTTGATATAGAAAATATTAAAAGAGTTAATCAAAACGTGTTTTCAGATACAACAAATAATAAAACATTTAATTTAGACGAAAAACGAATAGAAGATGCTAAAAATAGATTGTCTCAAATTGAAAAAACTACTATTACTTTAGGTAATACAATTGATAAATTTATAAAAATTACATAATTACAAGATAATTTTATAATTACAAGATAATTTTATAATTACAAGATAATTTTATAATTACAAGATAATTTTATAATTACAAGATATTTATAAAAAATTGAATTTATATAAATATATTAAAGATTTAGTTAACTTTTCTTTTTAATTACTTACTTTTAAGATGTCTATTATTGATGTATCTGATGTATGCCAATTTGTTAATGCGAACGTATTTGATAAAGTTCGTGATTTTTGTGAAGCCAATGATATTTGTATTAAACAAAAAGATGATCTTTACTTGTTAGCAAATAATAAAAATCAATTTATAAAAAAAACCGATCAACTAAAAAATCAAGATCAAGTAGAAGAACGACTACAAACTCAAGACCACGTAGAAACACCAAATGAAAAATTTAAAAGTCAATGTAATGGTGTAATTTTAGAACGTTCTACAAATGAAGTAATTTGTATGTGTCAACCGAAAATGCGTGAATTAGCATCTCACGCTGATGCTATAGAATTAGTAAAACAAAATTATAATAATATTAGGTTGGAATATTGTGAGGATGGTACAATTATAAGATTGTATAATTATAATAATACTTGGTATACAGCAACAACTAAATGCATTGATGCAAATACTAGTTTTTGGTCAAGTAAAAAGAATTTTGATACGATGTTTTGGGAAATTTTTGATAGTTCATTGTTACCTACATTGGATAAAGATTTTACATATGTTTTTGTTTTGCTTCATAAAGAAAATAGAATTGTAGTCAAGCATAATATAAATATGTTGGTTTATATTTCTAGAATTCATAATAAATCTTATGTAGAAGATTATAGTAATCAGTTTAGAAATGTGTATGGTATAAAAAAAAGTAAATATATAAATGTAGATGAATTTTTAAATTCATCTGAAGATGATTATAACAAATTTAAAAGAGGTATTATAATTAAAATACGAGATAATGTTACTGGTTATTGGGATATTTATAAATACGATTTTAAAATGTACACATTAATCAAATCGATTAGAGGTAATGTTCCAGAAATTAGAATGAGATATTTGGAATTACTTCAAAAACCAGAAACTTTAGACTTGTTGGAAAAATTTTATTCTGAACATTACTTTATGTTTACATTTATCAAAGCGGCTTTGTTAAAATTGGTAAAAACTATATATAAAATGTATGTTGAATCACATATTAAACACACTATTGAAATTAAAGAAGATAATTTGTATTACAGAACATTACGACAATTGCACGCACAATATAAAACTACAAATAAACCAATTACATTTTCGGATGTACAAGCAAAAATTTATAGTCTTGACAAAAAAATTATAAAAAAGTTTCTAGAGTGGGAATAATTGTAAAAAATTTATATAAAAAAATTATCTAAAATTTATTATCTTATTAATCAAAATAATTTTGATTAATTTTTAATTAAACTTTTTTTTTATTGTTATAATATAATGAGTTTAACTATTCCATTAATTGGCTTGACAACATTAGCTGGCTATTTTTTTGGCAAAGACGGAAAAAATTCTAGATCAGAAATTAGTATTAGAAAAGAGGTGGATAAAACAGAAGTTCCTAATGGGCAAAATATTTATAGTTCTAATGTAGTTGAAAAGGCAAATGACCAAATATTGCAACAATCTTTACAAAATTATAAACTAGCAGAAAATGCTGCTGAAACTGGTATGATACCACCATTATTTAATACTTATAGTATGGTTGGAAATGATTCAGTGTTATCAGAAAAAATTAACGGTGAAATTGCAGGATTAAGTTCTGAGCAACTTGGTAAACTTAATGATATAAATCGTATAAGCAATCCAAAGGGTGCAGTATCAAGAGAAAAAAAGCAAATTGATCAAATGCCAATGTTTAAATCTACAACAGAATTTTTAGCTAAGGGTAGACCTGTAAATGAAGATTTAACTAGTTTAGGTAAAATGAGTCCTGAAACGGAAATCAATATTTTAACAGGGTTACCTTTTGAAAAAGCACATGCTAATATGGTTCCTTTTTTTGGAAGTACTGCAAAACAAAACATGGAAGAATTTTCAAATCAATCTTTATTAGATATACATACAGGAAATACTTCAACTTTTCAGCATAAGTCTGAAACCGGTCAATTTTTTAAAAATAAAGCAGAAAATATTTATGGAAATCCTGTATTTGCAACTCAAATTGATACTGATAGATACATTCCATCCTTGTATAAACAAGGTGAACGCCCAATTGAACAACAACGAGTTTCTGCTATTCGAGCTGGTACTATAGACAATAATATTCGACCAAGTATAAAAACTGTTGACGAATTACGAGCAGCTAACAAACCAAAACAAACCTATGCTGGAAGAACTATAGCTGGACAAATGGGTGAAGTCAGAGGTATCCAAGCAGAAGTTCATAAAAGAAGACCTGATACATACTATGAAAAAACACATGATCATTTGTTTAGAGGACCAGGTGAACATATTGCTATAACTGCTAAACAAGACTATAGTAATATTAAACATGTATCTCGTGAAGGTTATAATATGGAATATTTTGGTCATTCTTCTAATCCTCAGTTAAATAAAACAAAACAGCGTATTTCTGCTATGGATAATAGTCATGAATTAACAGATGCAGTCTTTCAAGAACCTAAAAGACATAATTTTGAAAATGATTATCTTAGAAATGCTAATGGAAGTATAGTAAATAGTCAAAATACTAGTGACTATGGACGTGCTGCTCTTAAAAATTATGAATCTGAAAGAGAAACTACTGGAGAAATTTCACATTTACTTAATGCAAAAAATCCAAACGCTGGTATGAAAATTAAACCTAGAGATGATGCTAAGACAACTATTAAAGAAACCACAATGTACGTAGATAATTTTGGTAATGTAAAAACTGTTTATAATCGTGGTGGAAATTCTGCATATATTGCTGGTATTTCTGATTTTACAGCAAAAGAAACGCAAAAAGAAACTTTAGTTGATAGTACATACGAAGGACAACTTCATAAGCCAGATGGTATGGGATATGTTGTAAATAAATATGAAGCTAAAACAACTGGTAAAGAAATTATATCCAATAATAGCGACTATACAAGTAACCCACGTAGTGTTCAAACAGGAACCGGCTCTGCATCTTATGGTGATATTAAACATACTGAAAATATGAAACTAAAAGAATTAGAAGATGCTAGACCAAAGATGAATACTAATACTACTCAAGTTATTCCAAGTAAACAAAGTATCGGTCTTTCTATTAAATTTAGAAAAGATAATGGCCCTGAAGATACAATCAATCGTTTTCAAGATATAATCTCTACACAATTAATAGAAAATCCTTATCACATTAAAACTTCACAAATGCTTTAAATTTATTCAAACTATTTATTTAACGAATTTAAAAAAATAATATAATAATCATATATATTATTTTATGAAACACGTGACATTTAATTTAACATTTAATCAAACTTATGAAACATATTCTTCATCTGAATATGACAGAATACCTATTCTTTCACAATTATATTGCAAAAGACGTACAAATCAAATGTCCGATGAAGAATGGAATTTGGAATTGGAAAAAATAAACATGTTTAAAACACAAGAAATGATTGTACACAAAAAAAGTATTGGTAATACAAGATTACATGTTTAATAGAAATGGTTTCCCTTAATCGAAATGGTTTCCCTTAATCGAAATGGTTTCCCTTAATCGAAATGGTATTTTGAATCTTTATAATTATTATTGATGTATTCGTTTACTAAGTTTTTATCATTTAAAATATTTTTTAAACTTGATATTTCTTTTTGTAAATCAGAAATATTTTGTGAAATACGTTTATATGCTGAAGGAGCTGCTGTTTCGGAAATAGATGATTGAAAATTAGTCATTTCATTAAATTCAACTTCGCATAGTTTTAATTTTTCAATAATAGCTTCAACATTTACATTTTCATCAGATCTTTTTATTTCATCTACTTTGATTTCTGTTTTATTTTCAGATGTAATTGTATTATTTTCAATTTGATTTGTTGCTTCTAATTTTTCAGCATCTGTATATCCATCAAACTTGGTTTTTGCTATTTTTAATCTTGTTTTTACTGTTTCTAATTGTTCATTTAATTCAGTAATTGTTTTTTCACAATCATTAATTCTATATAAAACAGCAATAGGATGTTCTTGTTTATTTGCAAATTCTTCTTGATTTTTACCTTCTTTAATTGCATTTTGAATCATTTCAGCCTTTCTTTTATGCCACATTTCATTTGCTGTTTCCTTATTTTCTAAATAACTTTGAACCAAAGTATTTAATTGTTTGTTTTCATATTCTACATCTGAAACTTCATGTGGTTCAACTGTTAATGGGAAAAATTTTCCAACTTCTACAGTGTAAATATCATAGTTATTATCTATACGTAAAAGTTTTTGACATTGAGTTTTTGCTCGTTCTAAAGTATCAGAAACACCCCTGATTTTTAATCCCCATACATCGCATTTTTGTTTCATATGAGGACCAACAATACTAATTAATGCAAATTTTTGATTAGAAATCTCTGGATCTTCAAATAAATAATCAATAGTTTTTTCAGTTGACATTATTACATAAATAATATAAAAAAATGTATATAATTTAACGCAAATTTTATAATTCGAAACCAAATTTTATAATTCCAAACCAAAATTTATGTAAAGATATATAATATTTTTCGTTAAACAAATGATTTTATTTTTCATATTAATATAAATATGTTTGTTAGTAATACAGAATTATTAAAAAAATTACTTCAAGTTGAAACAAAAGTTGATCAAAATAAAAATCGAGAAGATTATGTGGATCAAAATAAAAATGATAATATTTATACACGTCTAGATATGATTGAACATAAATTAAATAATATAGATTCTAGTGTAAATCAAATATATTTTGAAAATCAAATTATAAAACATCAATTATTATTAGAAGATCGTATTAGGGAATCTGTAAATGAAATAGATGATTTAGCTATAACAATAAAACAATCTATTTCTAAAATAGATCAATTAGTAGAAATGTTATTAAAAGAACGGCTTAGAGAAAATTGAAAAATAATAAAGTAACAATATTAAATATGAATGAAAACAATGTTTCAATTAAACCAGATTGGGTTTCTCTTATTTATAAAAGAAAATTACGAAGTTTAACAGAAAGAATTTTATTAATTCGAGCTGAATTGTTGTATTATATGAATTACATAGAAGGAATTGACTTTACAATTTTAGGATCTAGTAATAAAATTTACAATGTTGAAATTTGGAGAAATTTAATCGTAGAACCAAATACATATGATATATGTTATTCATGTAGTTGTCCCGATCATCAGTTTCGAGGAAATATATGTAAACATGTTTATTGGGTAGGGACTAAATTTTTTCATACTATGGATCCAGAAAATTGGAGTTTACTTGATTATAATCGGATTATAACTAAATATTGGATTAACGAAAATAAAGCCGACCATACTGGTAGAAATGAAGATTGCCCTATATGTTTAGAAACTATTAATTATCAAACAGAATCAACTATTTGTTGCACGTATGAATGTTATAATGCTGTACACGCAGTCTGTTGGGGACGATATAATGATATATCTGGATCTACTAAATGTATCTTTTGTAGAGCAAATAGTATGCCTAATTTTTAATTCGTAGATAATCGTTTAATAAAGTGAATTTCGCATTACTTTATTAAATTTTTTATTTTTTCTTTAGATCACTGATCAAAACCATTAAATCACGTAATTCAGTTTCAATGAATTTAATAGATTCTACTCCATCGTCATTTTGAATATTTTGTTTTAAATTTGCAAATACCTGTTTTAAATCGTCAGTTAAAACAACATTGGTTTTTTCTTCTAATTTGGTTTCTGCATTAAAAATCTTTTTAATATCTTCTATATTATAAATACGTTTTCCACCATTTGGTCTTAGACATCTAATTTTTCCAGCTTCAGACCATCTTCTTAAAGTTCCAGATGTAATGTCATATTGTTTAGTGATTTTATTAGGTGAAATGTAATTCTCGTTATCCATTTAATATTAAATATAATAAATAAAAAAAAATAACAATTGGTACGCATTTTATCCTTTGGAAATCAGACATTTTTTACAAGATAGTCACGTTGTGTATTTTATTTAAAAACAACAAAACTACTGTAAAAATAATAAAACGTACAAGGTGTAAAAAACAAATTTAACGCGAAATAATTTAAATAAACATTTTGTTCGGAATTTACGAATTTTTTTTTTCTTGTTAAAATGTATAACAATACAAGTTATAAAAATGGATCCTGCCCAATTAAAAGCTAGTTATGACCAAACGCAATATTTATCCGATCTTATCGGAAAAGTTGATACAGACTTATTAAAAAGTCAAAGTTATCAAAACACAGAAGGATTAAAATCTCAATTCCTTCAAACAAAAGATATCTTGGACACACAAGATAGAGCACAATACGCCAATGAAAATAGGCAAAATCGCAACTTTAGTTCACTTAGTGATAGTGTTAAAGAACAAGGAGGGTCAGTTAGAGATACTGTCTACAGAACTTCTGCCATGTTAAATGATAACATTGGTAAGGGTACTGCAGAAAATCTGTTAGCAACTGAACGTGTAGGTAGTCATATTGACGATAATGTTTACCGAACTGCTATGGCAACTGATCAATCTATATTTAGAAGTCAAACAAGTATTAATGACGCTGTAACTCTTGGGCGTGTAGAAGCACAAAAAAATACAAATGAGCTTATTGCTTATCTTAAATCCAACAATGACCACAATTGGTCGAATTTTGGAAATCTTACAAAAGATATTTACCAAGGTAAGGCTGAAAGTATTTTGTCTGCAACAAATCAATATGCTAACCTTGCTAAACAAGCAAGTGACAACACAGCATCCATCCAAATGGAAGCTCTTAAAAATAAGGCTGATCTTGCTAAACAAATGGCCTTTGAATATAGTGACCTCAAGGATAAGATTGCTGCTTCTGAAGCAAGTATCAAGTCCGTGTTGTCTACTCAAGAATCTGATAGATTACGTGATGTATTACGTGCTACCGAAAACAAAAGTTTATATTTTGAATTAAAAGGACACGGCCATCATCATAGACACGGTCATCATTAGGGACGCGGACGGTCTAGTAATGCAAAAAAAACAAAAACTAAAACAGATGTGGGCCAAGCCCTGCCAACATTAAATAATGAAATTCAAGAAGATATCGGTATAACACAAGATCAAATACAAGATCAAGATAATTATATCGGTATAACTAGAGATATTAACGTAAACATAGATGAACCCATTAACCCATCTGTTTGGGGAAATAGTGACCATGCACAAAATCAACCATTGCTAGATCGTCAGAGTAGCAGTAGTTCAAGTAGTGATAGCTCCAGTTCAAGTTCTTCAAGCTCTTCTGATAGCTCAAGTAGTTCTAGCACCAGCGACAGCTCAAGTAGTTCTAGCACCAGCGACAGCTCAAGTAGTTCTAGCTCTAGTTCTAGTACCAGTGACAGTTCAAGTAATGCTGGACCTCCTGGACCACCTGGACCACCTGGACCTCCTGGACCTCCTGGACCTCCTGGAACACCTGGAGAACAAGGACCACCTGGAACACCTGGAGAACAAGGACCACCAGGAACACCTGGAGAACAAGGACCACCTGGAACACCTGGAGAACAAGGACCACCTGGAACACCTGGAGAACAAGGACCGCCTGGAACACCTGGAACACCTGGAACACCTGGAGAACAAGGACCGCCTGGAACACCTGGACCGCCTGGAATACCTGTAGAACAGAGATCTGGACCCAAATTTGAACAAACTATAAATGAAAGACTTGGATTTAATAAGAGTGATGATGAAAAAAGTATAGTAGAAAGTATAAATAGTGTTAAAAGTAAAAACCCTTTTGATAAAATTATAAATAAATTTAAAAAACCAAAGGATATAAAATAAAACAAAAGAATATAAAATAAAACAAAATTTATAAAAGATTTGACAAAAGAATATTTATAAAAATTAATCAATCATTTTTGATTAATTTTAGTATACGTGTATGTTTAGTATTGTGATGTTGGCATTTTATTAACAATTTTGAATAAAAATCCGGCTATAGAACCATCTGTATTATAAATTTTTTTGACTTCTTTACCAACAGCTGGATTAAAAGTGGAATTAGATGATGTTAATGAAAAAATAGCTGGATCTGCTGTTATCTCTCTTTTTATTGTAGGTATAGAGTCTTGTGGTGCCATAAAGACTCCGACTAAACCTTCATCTGGAAACTCGATGTTTAAAAAATTTGGCGATTTTAGAGGTTCTTCAAAGCTTTCTTTTTGTTTATATACAAAAAAATATACAGCTAAGGCTGCTAAAATTACAGCTATGATAATATAAGTATTATTCATATATCTTTATATATACTATTAAAATAAAAAAATTTTATTATTATTTATTTGAATAATGTATCTTATTGTTTAAATACAATTCCATTTGAATAATGTATATTATTGTTTAAATACAATTCCATTTGAATAATGTATATTATTGTTTAAATACAATTCCATTTGAATAATGTATCTTATTGTTTAAATACAATTCCATTTGAATAATGTATCTTATTGTTTAAATACTTGGATAAAACACCCATTTAGTTGTGGGGTCTGATTGAGACATATGAGCAACTATTTTTTTAAAAATATCATCCTGTTGACGTAATTTATCAGTACTTTTTAATAGTGGAAAGTATTTTGCAAATTCGTGTAATCCTAAAATTTGAAAAAATTTGTGAAGGGTATAACTATAACTAAGAAAGTTCTTACGACCAGATGGTTTGAATTTGTCATAAGGATCTTGTATTTGTTGAAACATTGTTTTTATTTTATCCTCCACTTCTGATGTTAATGTAAAAGGTGGTCTACCATTTATACGGTTAATAATACCAATCACATTATCGTAATAGTCGTTCAATGATAATCGTTTTAAATATCGTTTGATTTTTTCTTCTGTTAAGGTGTTTAAATCACTAATTCTTTCTTTTTGAGCTTCTAGAATTACCTTGTCTAATATTTCTTGTGGGATACTACGATTTTCTTTAGATTGGAATCTTCGGAGCCAATCCTCAAGATGACTTCGTTTGTCATAGGTAAATTGTGGTCTGTAATCAAAATCTTGCATTTCTTTATACGAAAGCTCATTGGCCTGTTCTACAGTAGGTTTACAGATTCCACAAGAATGACAAACAAGAAAGCTTTTTTCAACATTGTATAATATATTGCAATTATCACACATTATAGAATTTTTAATAGGTCTTTGATTTAAAGCATACTCTGGTTCAAATTTAGATAGGTATAAATCTACCAAATTATGCTTTTTCATATTAATATTATTTAATTCATGACTATTTTGATCAGATAAATCATTAACATTTAACAACAGAGCTTCCTCCTCTTCGATTTTTATATATTCCATAATAATATTAGAAGATTCTAACAAGTAATCAATTTCATCTTGACCACTTCTGATCAAGTTTTCTTCTGCTTTAAATTTAGTAATTTTTTCTCTGTGTTTAATTATAGTAGATGTCACATTACATATTGGATTTTTAGTTTTTTTATCGTTTAATTCTTGAGATAGTTTCTGAATAGATGTTTCTAAATTTTTTATTTTAGAATCTATAATTTTTAATCTTTCTGACCGATTTGAAAATTCTACTAATTTCATTTCGTGCCTCTGTAATATAGAATGTTGACTTTTTGATTTTTTATTAGCTACAACCTTATTTTTAATTGAGGATGATGGTATATCTGACAGTTCTTTTTTTCTCCTCATATCTACTCCTTAATTAATTTTATTTTTAAACTAAAAAAACTTATGTTTATTTTTCGCTTACGTTTGTATTTTTTTTTATTTCTATAAGATTAATGAGAATAAAACGTAATTTCTTATTAAATTTTTTAATAAAATATTTCTTTATATTACAAGCTGCATCTCGTGGGTGGAGAGTATGTTATATAGGAGGTGATCAATTTGAATTTTATAACAAATTACAAAATTAACAACGTTTAATTAATTACGTTTAAATTAAATATAAATAAACTAATTTAAAAGTAAAATGATCTTGTATTTAATCTTGATGAGTATGATAGCATCAGCTTGTGTCAAAAAGGCAGTTACAATTACAGAAACTGAAACTTGCACTGAAACTTTGATAGAAACTACATTTGAAACTACAACTTTTATGCAAACAGAAACTCTAACAGAAACTGTAACAGAAACTACAACTGAAAGAAAAATTTTTATTGTACCATGTGAAGATATTGTCATAATACAAACAACAGATATACCAACACAAACTTCTGATATATCTTTATTACTTCCAGAACCAACCGAACCTGTTGAAGATCCAGTTGAAGATCCAGTTGAAGATCCAGTTGAAGATCCAGTTGAAGATCCAGTTGAAGATCCAGTTGAAGATCCAGTTGAAGATCCAGTTGAAGATCCAGTTGAAGAACCAACAGAAACCGTTGAAGAACCAACAGAAACACTTGAAGAACCAATGGAAACCGTTGAAGAACCAGTTGAAGAAACAGTGGAACCAGTGGGATAATTAGTTTAATAACGAATATTCTTTTCTATTATTTTAAGTAATAGAAAAAGATTAACTTATGTTTGATCTAAGTTTATATAATTTTTCAGAAATTAGTTATGATGTGCTTTATGATTTAGCTAAAATGTCTAGAAATGTATATTATAAATTAGAAGATAGTAGTTTTACTGAAGGTAAGTGGATGAATGTTAGCTTACCGATGGTATTTGATACAAGTATTCATAATGATACGGTAAGATCTTATTTGTTTACAAATTTTGATCGTAGTGTCAATGTTGTTTCATTTAAAGGAACTAGTTTACCTTGGTTTTCGTTTGATACAAATAAAATAAATCAACAAGGTACTTTTACAGAAGATGTCTGTACACAGCAAGGTACTTTTACAGAAGATGTCTGTACACAGCAAGGTACTTTTACAGAAGATGTCTGTATACAGCAAGGTACTTTTACAGACGATGTCTGTATACAGCAAGGTACTTTTACAGACGATGTCTGTATACAGCAAGGTACTTTTACAGACGATGTCTGTATACAGCAAGGTACTTCTACAAATGATAAAGCTAATGATAATTTATATTATTCTTGTTGTTTTTATAAACACAATACTATATTTCCAGAATGTGATTGTGGTAATACTATATTTTCAGAATGTAATTGTGGTAATAAAATAAATGGAACGGAAAAATATTGTTGTGCATCTTGTTATAAATCAAGTACAGTATATGATTTAAATTACATGAATATTGCTGATAATATAATAAAAAAGATTAAGGAGTATATTGATTTTGAAAATAGTATAGTGATATTTACTGGTCATTCTTTGGGTGGTACATTAGCTAGTATGATGGGTTTGACGTATAATAAAATAGCTGTTGCATTTGAATCTCCAGGTGATAAACATTATATAGATTTAGTAGGTTTGGGTGATATACCTAGTGATAATATATATCATTTTGGGCACGATGCTGATCCATTATTTATTGGGAATTGTGGAATGACATGTTCAAGCTTAGGATATTACGTTGATACAAAATGTCACGTTGGGAATACATGTTTGTTTAAAGCAAAGGAAAAATTAGGTTATAGTGAGTCTATATTAAAGCATCGTATAGATTATGTTATTAATAATATTATGCCTAATTGGGAAACCGACTTTCCAGAATGTGTAAAACACGATGATTGTATTGATTGTGCAGATTGGGTTTATATATAAAATTGAATTAAAAATATTTTGTTTAATTCGATATGACTAATACGAGGAAAATAAATACAGTTAATAAGATTAGTAAAAAGAAAAGGGTTGTTAAAAAATTAAAACCAAAACAAGTAGATGGGCCTGAACCAGATAATTTTAAAATTTATGTATTTGATTTAGATAATACATTATATTTACATAATGTAGATAATAACTATTCAAACGATTATCATAAACGAGTCAAGGAATTTTTACAAACATTAAAGACAAAAGGTAAAATATTATGTATAGCTACTCATAATAAAAATCCAGAATATTATTTAAAAAGGATAGAAATTTTTGATTTATTTGATCATATTATTTTTGAAAAACAGGAACATTTAAATCCATTTTTTTACGGTATTCAAGATTATACTCCTAAAAATGAAATGATTGAAGAAATTTTACATTTAACTGAATGTAAAAAAGAACAAGTTGTTTTTTTTGATGATTTTGATTACAATGTAAAACAAGTAGAAAGTGTTGGTATAAAATCGATAAAAGTATGTGATACAGTTGGATTGATTTTTGATGATATTTTAAAATTAAACTAGAAAGTGACGAAAATTAGTTGTAAAACTTTTACGTTTTAATCGTTTATCTAATGAATATTTCTCAATTTCACTAGATGTATTATCCTCCTTATGTTTATATACATTATAAAAAGTATCTTGAATTTTATCCAATAATGTTGTATTTAAACCATTGTAAGCCTTTGTAATATTAGGGTATGTTTTTAAAATGTTTTCAAAATGATTTCTTTTTTGACTATCATTTTTATTTTTATAATATTGGTATTCTGATTTGTAATATTTAGTTGTATACATATAAGTTTCAGGTTTTGTAAACATAGTTTCTAATACATCTAAAAATGATTGTGGTAAATCAATATCACGAATTGATTCTATTAAAATCAATAAATCATAAAATTCCAAACCTACTTTTGTTAAATTTGATAATTTATCTTTGTAATGCCATTCTACGAATAATTTATTAGGAATCCAAGAAAATCCAAAATCAGAAAGTAGGAAAATATATCCTAAATTTGGAACGTAATAATTTTTACGATTAATTGTATAAGTCCAATATCCTCCAGGTGGTACTTTATGAACTAGAATATTACCTGTATGGAAATCAGTATGATGCATATTATAATGTTTTTTTATAGCATAAAGACCTGCTGAAATTTGGAAAAGAGCATTCATCCACATTTCATGAGAATGATCCATTTTAGCCCATTTATAAAAATCTCCAAATGTAGCATATTCGTTATATAAATTGATTGTATTATTATCGTAATTCCAATGATAATTAAGAGCATAATGGGGGCAAATGTTTTGTAAAACTAATTGGTTAGTTAATGTATTTGCTACGATTTCTATTAAACTAGGGTAATTAAATACACGAGTAGTGTAAAAAATATGATATACATCTTCAGGTTTGGCATTTAACATTACTGACTTGACACTTTTAGTTATTTTAAGTTTTTTTAAATCGATTTGCTTGACAATAACTGGGTCGGGGGTGGAGTCTTGGTCATTAGCACCTTTATCGATGACGGAAAGTTTTCCTAAAATTGCTTTATATACAACTCCTTCTATACCGCTCGATATTTTTTTACATTTAGAAAAAATAGATTTAGTAGTTTTATGAACATATTTAGAAACATATAGTTTTGTATACAGATTCATATAATTTACAAATTTGTCTGTTCTATTTTTAATACGTTGTTCCATTATAAATAGAATATAAAAAAATTAATTAGAAATATCAATTTCAAAAAATCTTGTATACGTTGGTTCAAAATTAATACGTAATCCATAGGTAAATACTTGAGGGCGTTTTAAGAGGATATAATTACATATATGTTGAAATTGTTCTTTTCCATATACACAAGGTGGTATTTTGATTAAACTAATATAATCTTTATCAAGTAATATTTTTAATAGCGCCGCTGTTAAAATAGCGCTTCTTTGTTTTCCTGCTTGACAATGTATAAGAATTGATCTTTTTTCTACAGTATATTTTTTTAAAAGCAGTGGTATAATAATTTTAAAATATTCTTGCATAAGTAAAAAATCACGTTCTAACAAACTATCATTTACAGGTATTCTATATGTTTCAATATGCATACTATCAACATTTTCCATTTCTGTAATAAAAGGTTTGTTTGGTGTACAATTTATAATTACACTAACACCCTTTGATTTTAAAAATGATTTGTCTAAAGCGCATTTGTAATTTCCTAACCATAAACCTGGGATAATTTCGTCTACATTTCTACATCCAAAAAATATATTGTAAAGATATTCAAACATATGTATAATGTAATCTAATATATGTATATAAATAAAAATTGATAAACTTTTTTTATTTATTAGAAATTAAACATGAGACGTGGATACATTGTAAAAAAAACTGGTACTGAAACAGATCATACAGAAGATAATTATTCTGATGGAGGGGCATCTTCTTCTGTTTATTGTAGAGATGTCAAGTATAGTAATTTAAATAGCACTGGTTATAAAAAACCAAAGGGTGGAAGTCGTCAAGATAATTTTTCAAGAGATGAAATTTTAGAACGTCTAGAAAATTACATACCATTAAAAACAATGAAAGAAAAAGAATTATTGACCCAGCTACCTAATTTTAAAACGTGGATTAGATATTACAATACAGATACAAAACAATTTAGAACAGGTGGATTACTTATGAAAGTATCATTTCCAGATTATATTATGTTGGTTAATACAGCCAAAAATATTACATGGAGTGTTCAGTTAAAAAATAACATTATTTATGTTCCTGATCCTAAAATTGCTAATCAAAAACAAAAGGAAAACGAAAAAGAAACTGCTATTAAAGAAAAACTATTTAGTTTATATAAACGCGGTAAATTAACTACCAAAGAATAATTATAACTAATATGAATTTAAAAATAATTTAGTTATAATTAATATAGTAGATGAATGTAAATCGAAGATTTCAAAAGGAAATTCGTCAATTGTATATTCAACAATCACAGCGTAATTTACTAGAAAATGATTATTTAATTTATTATGATGAAACTAATACTAGTAAATTGCATGCAATTATACGAGCTCCATATGATAGTGTATATAGACATAAATTTATAAGATTAGATTTGACTATACCGGATAATTATCCACACTCTCCTCCGGATGTACATTTTATTATGATGGCGTTAGAATACATCCTAACATGTATGAAAATGGTAAATGTTGTGCAACTATATTAAATACATGGGGAGATGACAAATTTGAAAAATGGACATCTAGTATGGGTATAGAAACAATTTTACTAACATTTCATTCATTTTTAGATAATAATCCTTATACTTATGAACCAGGTGGAAGAGATGATCCTAGTTATACAGTTTATGTCGAACATCAAAGTTGGACATCGTGTCTAATTAGATATTTGCAAAATGAGCGTATTGAACTTTTTACAGAATTTATGCATAATTATTTGTTATTAAATATTGATAGTATATTTGAAGATTTACATAGATTGTCAGAGATATACCCAACAGGATACTATGAAACTAGATGTTTTGAAATAGATACCTTTTCAGTTAATTATTCTAGAATTTCTAGTCTTTTAGAATATTATTACAATTATATTGAATTTCAAGACTCACATATGGTTTCTACATTTGACGAATTTGTTAACGCGGATTACGATTGTTGTATTTGTTATGATACATTCCCTAGCGAAGATATAATTGCGTTAGCGTGTCATCACACATTTCATAAGGCGTGTTTACAAAGTCATATTCAGCTTAATAATAATATATGCCCAATGTGTAGACGTGAATTAGCCGAAGAAGACAATAAACGAGATGAATATATGATTAATCCTTTAACAAGACGACGCATTAAGATTGGTGGACGTACATATAACTATTTGAAAAGTAATGGGGATATATAACTATTTGAATATAACTTTTTGAATATAACTTTTTGAAAATATAACTATTCGAAAATATAACAAATTGAAAAAATAATTAATAGTACTTATTAACATGATATTTATTAATAAGGATTCTAATATGGATTTAAACAATATCGTCTTAAAACTAAATCCACCTATTGATCAACGTATAACAAAGTATATAGATAGTTTGATTACATATAATAATCATACGTATTTTTATGGAAATGGATGGTTGGATAAATTTTTTAGAAATTGTACTATTAGGAAATTAAATCGTTTATTAAAAAATGGTGGTTATAATATCATCGTTTTTTAAAAAGAATTATCTAATTTTTAAATGTAAATTATAGTTTCTAAATTTATAATCTCTTTTTAAAAAAGCTTATTAGTCATCTTGTTTATAACCAACTATATCACCTTGTCTTGACACTATCACTTTTAATTTCTTAGTTTTTGCAAATTTACGTTTTAGTTTATCGACTTCTTCTTGATCTTTATGCTCTACATCTTCGTAATTTTTATTGTAATTAGACGAATGATATTTCCATAATTTTGGATGCCCTACTCTGAAATTAGTATGAGGATCTGCTTTATACCAAAAAACTTGATCTCGTAAATCATTGGTATTCGCAGATGTTTTTACAACTAAACATTCATAATCTTGAGTACATGAATCTAAAATGTTACAAAAATGATCGAATGTGGGAATCATACCACAATAATCGTCATAGATTTTTCTTCTATTTTTAAGACTAGGTTCATTGAAAATAAAAACGTAATCAATGTTACTACGTAATTCTGGAGTGATACCTAATGGATATTGCATTGTTAAAATGAATAAAAAATTGTAATGACGTCCATTAAAAAAAATACTTTTAATTGTTTTTTCTTTTTTCCAATTTTGAGCATCGTGTAACATATCATCTAAAACAATAAAAAGATTATTACTAGCGTGTTTTCCTGTTTCTGACAACCCATCTGCTTTAGCTTGTCGTATTTTCTTTTTTTGATGATTCATTATACTTTCCATTAGTTCAGGATCGTATTCTGAATGAATAAACGAATCAGGTATAAAATTACCAAAAAATGGCGACGCTTCTTCTGTTCCTGAAAAAACAACACCAGATGGTATATTTTTATGATGGTAAAAGATATCTCTTGTTAGAAAACTATTATGTGTTACTATAAAATTACCCAAGACAAAACGATTATTACCATCTAGTTCTATTCCATAATATTCACCTTTACCCACAGGTTCTATTTTAATTTGACTAACTAAAGCATCTACTCTAGATTTTCGTGGTTCTGCCCTTTTTCTAGATATTAAAGTAGGAATAGTTTCTATTCCTTCGCCATTAATATGTATTCTAAATGCAGATCCGGATTTTTTAACATTATTGTGTGCCCATGATGTTTTTTTAATATGTTTATAAGCACTAAATCCTAGACTACGTGCTAAATAAATAATATCATCAAGTAATCGTTCGTGTTTTTCGCATTGTGTTATTTCAAAATCATTTCTTTTACCCAAATGACCATCAGCATCTATAAACCCTGCGAGTAATTTAAGCCGGACCTCTCTAGAATTGCATTTATATATATCAGGAATGTGTTTATTTTTTAACATATTTAATTCACGTAATGTTTGTAAAAATATATTATTCTTTTGACCATGTACACCTGTCGAAATCTTGTATGTGTAATGATTTTTATATTCTAAAAGCAAATTTAATTGTGGTAAATTTTGGGAAAAATAATAAAGTACTGAAGAATCCTGTGTAGTTATATTGGAATTATGTGATGTACCGTCTCCTAACCAATATCCAATCATATAAGGATCAATTGGAATCTCCCTTTCTGGAAAATCTATAGGTACTTGATACCCTAATAAATTATTACGATATTTTTTAGATAATTTCAAATAATCAAGAATAGGAATATCAACTTTACGGTCATCTATTAAATCGTCTAAAAATTCTTTAGCTTCAGTATAGGCATCCGTTTTATTTTTATTTTTATATGAAAATGTTTTATAACTTAATCTATAGTTGTGCTTATTAAACCAAGTAACTTGATAAGCTCTTTTATCAACACGGTCTCTTATATTTTTCTTTGCTGTATAAATTAAAGACAAAATATGATGACTATTTACAGTATAACTTTCACCTTTACGATTAGTTACTTTATAAAGATCATCAAAATCATTGTGTGTTTCTAACACTGTTCTAAAAGTACTATCATCTCCCATAACCATATCACCTATTTTAATATCTTCTACATTTTTTATAGAACCGTCAAACATAAGTACTTTTTCTCCTTTCATTAGTGATTTTCCACTGCGCCTGCGACCAAGGATAAGTATGGTTGCATCTGGTAAAATATTTTTCATTTTAAATTTACGCAGTGATAATTTCTCAAAATCTCTGTCAATCATACTGTAACTTACTTATTGTAAACTTTTTATTTTTTTATTATAACCGCTACATTGGATTCGTTGTTATCACAAATATTATAAATACAAATAAGAGTATAGATTTTATATAAGATTTTTTTAATTGATCATTTTGTGTTTTTCATAATTTGGCAAATTTTACATTTGATAAAAATATTTTCAGTTTTTATAAATACATGTATAAAAATGGTAACAAAAATAGGTGCACCGGATATTGGGTGATCTATGGTAAGGGGTTGCACCGGAGATTTAAACCATAAAACAGTATTTCGAATATGTTTCATCTATTTAATGGTTTTATTTTACAAAGGCGAAAAATGCACCCGGTGCAAAAATTCGGTGCAGGGGGGGGGACTTTTTTTTTTCAACATCTTTAAAATTTTTTTACAGATTTTTTACATTTTTTTTATTTTTAGAATTTTTTTAGAATTTTTTTAGAATTTTTTTTTAGAACTTTTTATTTAGAACTTTTTTTTTAGAATTTTTATTTAGAATTTTTTATTTAGAACTTTTTTTAGAATTTTTATTTAGAATTTTTTATTTAGAACTTTATAGAATTTTTTTTTAGAATTTTTTTTAGAATTTATTTAAAACTTTATAAAATATATTATTAATGAAACACTTTTGTTATTTTTGTAATAATTATTTTGAAAGAAAATTTACTTTAGATAGACATTTAAAAGAAAATAGGTGTGAATCTTTTAGGAGGATGACGGCATTTGATATTAATGAAATAATACAATCTATAAAAAGTAAAGATGTTAGTAATACGAAGCCATACTATACTCATATTCAGAATGTTGAAAATTTAACTATTAATATTGAACGGATTGAAATAATAAATCCTGCAAATAGATTAGATGCTAGTTATATAGAGCCTAGTAAAATGAAAGAATTGGTCGAAGGTTATAATTATCCTAAATTAAATTTGTTATTGGGTAATTATATAAAGGATATTATATGTAATAAGGATCATCCGGAAAATCATTCTATAAAATATGTTAGGAAGAAACCACCTACGTATAATTCTGTTATAGAAGATTGTAATGGTAATTTCATTAATGTTGTTAAAAATTTAAAAGATTCTTGCGAATTGCTTGCAGAACCAATATTAGAGACGTTAAAAATAAAGTTAAAGCAGTATATTAAATATTATAAAAATGACGATGATTATGATATTGATACAGTAAATGATATATGTAGAGAATTAAATAAAGATGCAGTAAGAAGAGCGTTAAGTTGTGTTTTACAAAATGATATTCTTAATGATATTCAAATGAAATTTAATTTAAAATTTTAGGTGATATTCTACATTATTTGAATTCTGTTATTTCAGGTAAGTTTCTCATTCTTCTAAAATGATTAGAGATAATTAATAGTTGATCTCTATTTTCAGGATAATGCAATGTATATCCATCATTATGTTCTATTGGTTGTCCTCGTCTATAACCTAATTCGTGGGGGTACATATTCCAAAAAATGGTACCTTTTACATTAGAGTAAGTTTCTATATCTCGAAACCAAGTTTTATCAAAATATGGGTTGAATTCTGTTATAATATATGGTTTATTTAGTGTACTGGCAGCATCGGATTGTTTTTTTACGCTCATCCAATCTTTACAGTAAACGTGGTTACTATAACAATCTAATGTAGGTATATCGAATTCACCGCATTTGCCTAAATTTTCATCAGTGCCATTTAATATAATATGATTTGTATCAATAGATTTAATATAACGTGATATGTCAGCGATCCATTCTTTTGTAGGTATAGATTTACTTCCACTATAAGGTCGTATATTTCCCAATTCATTACCTAATTCTATCATAAATAATTCAGGCGAATCCTTTATTGCTTTACCTGTATAAGGATTAACATGATTCAGCCATTGTGCTATATAATCTTTAAAATCGGAACGTACATTAAGATCTGTCCAAAAAGCTTCTTTGGAAACACCTCGAGTTTTGCAAAAATCACCATAATTTCCATGATAATAGTTATAACTATCGGTTAATGGGCAAATTAAACGTATATTGTATTTTTTAGCCATTAAGAATGCGTAATCTATTGGTATCCAAGCGTGATAATTTATATAATTATTATATGGTCTTAATGAATTATACGTACCCGATGAAAATCCTAATGTATGTGATCTAATAACTGTAGCTCCTAATATATCCGCTATTATAAACATTTCTTCAATTTGATCATTTGTAGGATATGTATATTTTTCATTGAATCCCAACCAATATGCATTAAAGCCAACTGGTATAAATTTTTGGTTTTGTAATACAAAATTTATACCGTCACATTTTACAAAATTTGAAGTAACATTTTTTTTCATAGGTGGGGCTCTAGATGATAATATAAAACTAGTAAAACCAGGTCTATATTTTATATCAAGTGGTACTCCACTCTCCGAAATCGTAAAACCTGTTTTTAAATATGCAGTGCGAGTTGACCAGTCGTAAATAACAACAACTATTTCAGAATCTTTTATACACGTTTTTAATAATTCTTTTAGTAAATGAATATCTATATCTTCATCTTCCGAATCTGAATCTGACGAAGAACTTGAAGAACTTGAAGAACTTGAAGAACTTTCAGGGATAGATATTTTTTTATAACTATATTTATATGATTCTCCTACCGCAACATCGTTTATATAAATCCACTCTCCATACCAATCGTTTTTAAACAAATTGTTAAATAATTTTATATTTAATAAATAAGACATATATATTAAACAATAAAAAAAAATATTCGATAAATCTATTTTAAACATATAAAATGAAAAGCTTATTTTATACATTTTCCATTTTTATCAGTAGTTTGTTTTTTAGGTATACCGTAGATTGCATTTATACACATTAAAAATGTGTCGGAAATATCATCTTTTTTATTATGATTTTCAAAATGTGGTATCCATGTAGACCTTTGTGATTCTGAAAAACGATTTTGTAAAAACCAACGCGCATATTGTATACTAAGCCACTTTCTTTTAGCATAAGTGCCTTTCAGTTTGCATTCTAATAAGGGCCCTGTATACGCTTTTAATTTTTGTGAAGCTCTTACAAAACGAATAGTTGTAGATGTATTGTAATACAATTCAACTAATTTACCGTAAATAATATGAGAAATAAACTTCATTTTTTGATTAATTTTAGGTTGGAGTTCTATAACAATATTGGTAATTTTATTAAAAATATGGATATTAGTATCGTATACGTCTTGTAATTTTGTTAATACAATTTTAGCAATATCTTGTAATAAATAATCATTAACTAAGCGTTTTTTAAAATGGTTTTCTTTCTTTAAAGGTAACAAAGTTTTAGGAAAATGTGTTTTACAGCAAAAAACTATATCTGCACCTTTACCGACGATGTCGATAGACGGCAAGCCAGAATATTTATAAGCACAACGTTTACCACATACATCGCCATTTTTTTTAAGACCGCTGCAAAAATGATCTTCTGTATCTAAGGTATCATATACATTCCATAATTCGATTTTATAAGATTGCATATCTGTTTTATTATCATAATTTATACAACACAACGATAAATTTTTAATACCAATATCAATTGATAATATCATTTACATTAAAGATGATATTAAAAAAACAATCTAATCGCGGTATGTGTAATTTTTTATTTCGTATAAATCTGTATGCGTATAACAAAACCACAACCAAGATTTATATTGTAATGTAATTTTAAAGCGTTTTAAAAATCTAGAGATAATATTATAAGATATTTCTAATTCTTGTTTATAATACGTATTAAAAATATGAACACGATCATTTATAGAAGATGGAATTTGTGTTTTTTTAACTATATACATCATAATATAATCTGATAATATAGGTAAAGTAACATAACTTATAAAAAAAGGTGAACATGTAAATCTAGATTTAATGTCTTCTAACATATACAAAATATCATCTTTATAATAATCTAAGAAATCATCATATGTAAATTCTGATTCGTATTCATATTCGTATTCTTCTTCTACGTCACTATACATATTGTATAACTTGTTACAATTTGTTTTTACTAGTGTAAAAAATTTTATTTTTAAATTTAAGGTGTATATTAAAATTTAAATTACGAAAATTAAAATTTATTTTATTATACTATATTAAAACAAAAGTATGGCGAAAATACTAGATTTTCTTCAATCAAATGGTATGGTAAAGGTTTTACTAGCAGTTATTGTAATTGTTCTTATATACGTATATATGAAAGATTCATTTTTTGAAACTTTAGAAAATATTACTGGAGTAGAAACATTACCGGAAGTACAAGTAGAAACCCAACCTGTACAACAAAACACAATCGTTTTAGGAGATGGATTAGGTCCTGTAGAACAACAACCAGTTGTTGTTGATGAACAACAAAAACAAATTGATAAAGTAGTTGCTGGAACTGAACAATTAGGAGCTGAGGATTTATTGCCAAAATATGATGACGCTAATGAATTTGCAAAAGAAAATCCTGTATCCAAATTATTAAAGGAACAAAACTTTTTGATCAGTGGTTATCATGTTGGTATCAATACAGTAATGCAATCAAATAAAATTCCATATCATGACATTAGATCATTACCACCAATTCCTAAAGAAAGTGTTGGACCATGGAATCAAAGCAGTTTTGAGCAAAGTCCTGCTCAATTACGAAGACAATTTGAAATCGGTGTCTAAATAATAGTTATTATAAATTATAAATATATAATGACTCGTAAAAGACTTGATAAAATCAAATTAAGCTTTTTCTAAAAGCTTTTTCTTTGGTAAACTGCAAGTTTTAGATTGTTTTGAGCAAACTGCTCTAATACTTTCATATTTTTCCAAGACTTCTTTAAACGGAGGTGATGATTGTGTTACCAATGTCTTTTCTTTAAACTCTTCTAATTTTTTATAATACATTTCTTTTCTTTGTTTAGTAGGTGGGCGAGAATAGTATATTTTTTTTAAACGACGTTTTTCATTGTTATAACATTGTTTTTCTTGTGCAATTAATTTTTTGTTAACTTTATCTCGAATATTATATAACCATTTCATCAAATCTATACGTGATCCTAGAGAATTTTCTATAGGTAATTCTACGCAAAATTTTTTAAATGATTCTCTACAAAATATACAAGGCATTGTATAACCTAAACTTAATAACATGTTTTTAAAATGTTTTTTAATAACCAAATGGTGTTTATCCTTTTGATTTATTTGTGGCGGGTATCCTCCCATAATACAAGAGAATAAGAAATACCAACCACTTGGACCCCACATTTTTGTAGATAGCCCAGAGGTCGATGTGTAATTTTCATATTTAGTATACATATATTATTATACATGTAAAAAAATAAGGCAGAAAAAAATAAAAAATTTATAAATAAATATAAAATATACAAAGAATAAAATGAATGAAAAAGCTTTATTGGATGTGTATTATTATATTGATATAAAAGGTGATGTTGAATTTATAGAACGTAGTTTATACGCATTAAATTCTAGGAATTACCGTATTAATAAATTTGTTAATTCTAGATTGGGTGAAGTGGAAATTGATAAACATGATATTATTAAAAATGGTCTTTTAACATTTAATAAAATGTTTGAAAATTTAAAATTAAAAAATACTAATGAAACATGGTTTTTTTATATATCAAATGGTAATATTAAAGATGTATATAGTAATGTATTTATCATTTTACTAAATAAAAATCCAAGAGAACAAAGGTGTTTTTATGTTATAAATAAAAATAATATAGAACCACTGTTAGATACATATAATAATGAAAAAGTTGTGACTTCAACAATATGTGAAGTATTGGCAGCTGAAAAAAGTATTACTTATACAAATTTAACTTAGTGTAATTTCTACAAATTTAACTTGGTGTAATTTCTACAAATTTAACTTAGTGTAATTTCTACAAATTTAACTTAGTGTAATTTCTACAAATTTAACTTGGTGTAATTTCTAGTTTCTTTAACGGATCGTATTTTATCAAATGTACAAGGGGAAATTTTATAATAGGTAATGCTATTATTGCGTGTAAACTAACTAATGCAAAATCTTGATCTCGTTTATAATCTCTGATTTCGCCAATGTATCCTTTATAACTGTTTAATTTACTATTTGGAACATTGACAATTCTTACCACGTCTCCTCGTTTTATATAAAAATGAGCTTGTTCTATTTCATGATGAGCTTGTTTTTTTGAAGTCGATTGTAACGTTTTATCTTTTGATAATTCGTCTTGGGTTGCTTTTGTTTTTCTTTTAGATTTTTTTGAATTATCAGGATTGTCAGTTGATTTTTGTAAAAATTGAAAGAAATCCATTTAAAACTAATAGTATATTACTTTTAAATATAAAATGAATTTTGGAAATATAATTTACAACGGGATGTTGAGAACATTTTTACAAGTAGCTAAGACATTTGTAGAAGTATATTTATATTTTACAAAAAGATCTGATAATATGATTGAATTGGATAAGTTACAGATACCTTTGGTATCAGTAGATGGTAAACCGTGTTATAATTATATAAAGTATAACGTAATTAAAAACAATAAAAATTACAAAGTAGTTTTTTCATCTAAATCTTTTGAAAATTTACAACAACACATATTGGATTTTAAATTAAACAGTGATCTTTGTTTGTCAAATAAAAATTTAATTGTTAATTGTCATTTAACATCAAAGTTTGGAAATGAATATGGTATGGATATAACAGAATATGTTAGACATTTTTGTTATTATTTTGAAAAGCATGAAACATTTGATATGTTTTTAAAGTATTTACAATACGAACACGGTATTAATTTAAATTCTTATGAAAACGTAACATTGTACATGAATGATTTTGATTTTTCAGAAAAAGTATATGATATAAAGAAAGTTGAATCTATGAAATTCCATGAAATTTTTTTAGATGATTAAATGAGTTTTTTCGTATTTTTATATAAAGTATTTTATTTATATAAAATTAACAAGATGAAAAAAAGAATAACTACATTAATATTGAGTGGTGGTGGAGTAAAGGGTATATCATATATAGGCGCGTTGAAATATTTAGATGAATTAAAAATGATGAAAGCAGAAAATGTAGAAAGTGAAGAAACGTGTAATATTCCAGAATTTGATATTAGTGAAATAGTAGGTGTATCAGCTGGTAGTATAGTAAGTTTATTATATATATTAGGATATACATATGAAGAATTGGTTGATGAAATTTTATCAAAAAATTTATCAGATTTAAAAGAATTGCGTATAAAAAATTTTTTACAAAAATATGGTTTTGATTCAGGAAGAAGAATTATGAATTGGATTGAAACATTAATTATTAGAAAGGGGTATTCTAAGGACATTACATTTGCTGATATTTATACTCAGTTTAGAATTAATTTTAGAGTTGTTACTACAAATTTAAATAAATACAAGACTGTAGTTTTCGATAAACAATCAAGTCCTACTTTACGAGTAACACGAGCTATTAGAATGTCAATAGGAGTACCATTTGTTTTTACAGTTACTAGATATCGTGGTGAATGTTATGTAGATGGAGGATTAATAAATAATTATCCTATAAAAGAATATGATAATAGATTGGATAATGTGTTGGGGTTAAAATTAGTTACACGTGGTGAATTTCACCAGATTGATGAATCAATTGATTCCTTTTATAATTATTTAAGAAATTTGATTACATGTTATATGGTACAAAAAGAAAGAGAAACAACTTTATCTTATAAATATACAGATCATACTGTAGGTATAGAGGCACAAAGTGTGACAGGTCCTATTAATTTTTCATTATCAGATGAAGATAAAAAAAGTTTAATTGATCTGGGTTATTCTTCAGCAAAGAGTTATTTTGAAAGGGTGTCAGAATCTTGAAAATTTTTTTAAAAGTTAAATTAATGAATACTTTGTCAAGTTTTGATTCTTCAAGACAAGGCGTGGATGATGTAAATTTTATACAAGATTTTGAAGTTATACGTCAAATTGGTAGTGGGTCTTTTTCAAATGTTTATTTATGTAAAAAGGATGCTTCATTTGTAATAATGGATGATACAGATGATTTATTTATAATAAAAGAAATTAACACGCATAAATTAGTAAAGCAATATAAATATAGAGAATATAGATTTAAGAGAAGGGAAGCTATTAAAGCAGAAATAACACCTTATCAAAATGACACATTAGTTAATACTGAACAAGAATATTATTATAAAAAGTTACACGATTTAACTTATAGTGAAATTGAAATTTTGTCTAGTTTTAATGATAATAATATTGTTAAATTTTATTCGTGGAATAAAAATGGTGGTATTTATTATTTACGTATGGAATATTGTGATGGTGGAGATGTATATCAGTACTTGAAACAAAATGGTGGAGATTTTCAATTTGATAAAAAAAAGTATAATTTTTTATGGGAATTTTGTCATCAAGTATCACGAGGATTGAAATATATTCATGACAAGAATATAATACACAGAGATATTAAATTACAAAATGTTTTGATAAAATATAAAAATGATCGAGTAGAATTTAAAATATCAGATTTTGGATTTGCGTGTTATGATTTATCGCGTGGTTTAAACGATGATAAAAATACTACTATATGTAAAAAATATCATAAATTATGCGGAACTCCTTATTATATGGCTCCTGAAATAGTAATAAATATGAATAATAAAAATAAAGAGAAATATTGTTATAATAAAGTAATAGATACATGGAGTTTTGGTATATGTCTTTACGAATTGGTATTTGGAGGATTTCCTTTTGTTGATATACATAGTCTTGATGACTTGAAAATTTTTTACGAATCGGATAAAGTGCAAATAAGTATTGATGTCAAAGTAACAAGACGTGAAATAATAACAGATGATTTTAAAAAAATATTACTAAGCATGTTACAGATAGATGATACTAAAAGATATAATATATACGATATAATTAAGGAATTTGACAAGTTAGAGTGTATATATGTAGAAACAGATTTAGAAAAAGAAATTGCTGATATAATAAATTCCGAAGAACATGCTTATTTAAATGTCAAACATCAATTTTTAACAGAATCTAATTATGAAATGTCATGGCAATGTATATAATACGTGTATTTTATAAAAAGTATACAAGATATACAAGATATAAAAAGTATACAAGATATAAAAAGTATACAAGATATAAAAAAGTATATAATATCAAAAACATTTTTTGTTATTATAATTATATAAATGAAATTTCAAAAATTATTAAAAGGAAAACGTCCTTTAGGTGTTTATTTTCAATCGTGGTCTTGTTCTTGGGCGAGTTCTGGTGCAAATTTAGATTTAGCAAAAATCCCCGAGCCAATTAACGTTGTGTTTTTATCTTTTGCCAAGCCAAATTGTAGTTATGTAAAAGGTTCTAATACTTTTACCGGTACTGGTTTAGATTTTTCATCTGATTTTTCTGTAGTAAAAGAAGCTGTTCAAATTTTACGTAATAGAAATGTTGTTGTAATGTTAAGTGTAGGTGGTGCCACGTATCCTTTTGATGGATTTAATCCTAGAGCTGTTGTTGATTTTGCAAATGATTTAGGTGTTGACGGTATTGACATTGATTGGGAACCTCATGGTGGAGCTCAAGAAGCTCATTTGTTAGGTCCTATTATAAATGGTGTTAGAAGTATATACACAGAAGGTTTGATTTCAATAGCTGCCTTTTCTATAGGAGCATACGGAGTTGGAGAATTTAGTAATGCTGCTCCTGCTGGTCAAAATACTGGAATGTGTATTCCTGGTTTGCAATCAAATGGAAAAGATTTAGATTTTATTTGTTTGATGAGTTATGATGCAAGTCCAGTGTATGACCCAGTTACGGCATTTAGAGCATATAGAAGTTACTTTAATGGTCCTATATTGATTGGTGCTGAAGTACCACCTGAAGCTTGGGGTGGTCACGTGATAACACTTTCAGAAGTAGAACGATATTCTCGAGGTGTTGTCGGTGATAAAAATGCGGCAAATGGTCTGTTTGTTTGGAGTTATCAAAAGGGCGGCGAACCAAGTTCTATGTCTATAATTAATACTGCTAATAAAATTTTCAATGAATCGGCGCCAGCGCCACCTAAACCAACTCCGGCTCCACCTAAACCAACGCCAACACCTGTAAAACCAACGCCAGCACCTGTAAAACCAACGCCAGCGCCACCTAAACCAACCCCAACACCTGTAAAACCAACGCCAGCGCCACCTAAACCAACTCCTCCTCCAACACCTGGTGTTGCTAACTGGATGCCTAATACATCATATAGTATAGGTCAGATTGTTATGTATGCTGGGTCTCGTTATCAATGTAGACAAGCGCATACTTCTATAGTTACATGGGAGCCTAGCATTCATACTCAAGCTTTGTGGTTAAAATTGTAAATGTAATCTTTGCGTTCAAATATATTGCAATTTTTGATATGTATCTTTTATACTAAAACGTGGTTTGATTTTTAATAAAAATAAATATTTCTATACGTTAAGTTTTTATAATATATTTTATAGTGTGTTTTTATTAGGTTAATTTCGTAAATTTTTTTTCTTTTTGAATATTATAAAAAACAAAAAAAATGGGTGGTGGATTAATGCAATTAGTAGCGTATGGAGCTTAAATATTTGGGCTCGAATAGTAAGCTGCTAGTATGGTTTGTATATATACCATATTAGATAAACAGTATAAATATACAAATAAGGAATAATAGTATTTCTTATTATATAACTTGCTAGTAAAGTACTTAGGTACTTTGCAAAACTTTCAAATTGCGGGGACCTCTTAAGTAACTTTAACTACTACTTGTCTTGTAGTGATACTTGACAATACCAAAGGGTAATGACCTGAGGCAGTGGTATTGACCACAAAGAAATATATTAAGTTAAATTTCTTTCAGTAAAAACGTTAAAGATTAGACAATCCGCAGCCAAGCATCTTATATTGTTAAAATTGAATAAATATATTTTATTAATAATTTTAAATGAATGTAGGTGAAATTTATTGTTTAACAAGTCCTTCAAATAAAAAATATATTGGTCAATGTGTAAAATTATTATCAAGTGGTAAAAAATGGGGTTATTTAAATAGATGGAAACAGCATATAAGAGATGCTACAAATGGTAAAGACTATTGTAGATTATTAAATAATGCTATTCGTAAATATAATCCAGAAAATTTTACTATAGAAATAATAAAAGAATGTGAAATAAAAGATTTAGATTATTATGAAAATCTTTATATTGAACAATTAAATACTATGACACCAAATGGTTATAATTTAACTTCAGGTAAAACAATATCAAGACAATCCGATGAAACAAAAGAATTAAGAAGAATAAATATGATGGGTAAAAATTTAGGTAAAATTTTGGAAAGACGTCCAAGACAAAGAAGAGAAGATTCAAATTTACCTAAATATCTTCGATATTATAAAGATTCATCTGGTAAAGAAGGATATAGAATAAGTCATCATCCAAATTTAAAAGAAAAGTTATTTGCAAGTAAATATACTTCTATGGAAGATAAATTACAATTGGCAATAAAATATTTAAATTCAGTTTAGGTAGATATAAGATGAAGGTTCAACGAGTAGACGGAAGTTGGGATTTAATGATGATACTAGCCATATCTAAAAATTCTTAAGGTGTACTCTATTCCTAATAGAGATATTAGGGCTAATGAATGGTCATTTTTAGACCATTTAAAAGCAAGATATTTACCTCACAGGTAATCCTCAAATTACTTTTTTCAAAGTTGTCTATAGAAGACACACTAACTTTGCTATCGAATCTATTGAACAAACCTTTTAAATGAAGGGTTGAAAAGTAGCCTGCTATAACTATGAGGATATGTTATAGAAAAACAGTTAGTATTCCTCTATTATTCGATGTTTTAATACCACCCAGTTTTTTTATCCATCGATTAATAAATATAGCTACTAGTGAATTAAAGTTATTTATAACTTCAATTTGCAACACTATCAAATTGCTGAAAACCCCTTAGAGCCTTTAGTACTAAAGAATTTTCGAAAGAATTTTCTGGCCAAGATAAAACTTGGGTATAGTGACAATCTAAAGGATTGGGCAATCAGCAGCCAAACTCTAAAGATTTTAATTATTTAAAATTGAAAATTTATTTTTTTAAAAATATTGTAAATGGGAATTATATATTTGATAACGTCTCCATCTGGTAAAAAGTATATAGGTCAGACTATACAATTATTAGATAAAAGATGGAAACAGCATATAGATGCTTCTAAAAAAGAATATAAAGACCATTGTAAAGTATTAAATAAATCTTTGAGGAAATATGGTGATAAACATTTTAAAATAGAAATATTAGAAGAATGTGAACAAGAATATTTAGATGAAAAGGAATTATTTTATATTGACAAATATAATACGATAGTTCCAAATGGAATGAATATAAAAAAAGGAGGGTCCAATGGTTTGCATCATTCAGATACTAAACAGAAAATTAGTGATTCGTTAAAAGGTAAACAAGTTTCGTTTGAAACAAGATTAAAATTATCAAATAAGACGAATCCTCATTTACCAATGTATATGTTAAAGATGCAAAATGGTTATAGAATTTGTAATCATCCAATGGGTCCAGAAAAAAAATTTATATCTAAGAGTAAGACTAATGAATATAATTATAATAGAGCAATTGAATATTTAAATAAATTAAATAATTTAAAAGAGCCAATAATTGTAGCTAAGTCTGAAAATGAAAAATATATTCAAAAACATAAGAATGGATATTGTGTTAAATATCCTGGTGAAAAATTTAAATACTTCGTATCAAGAACATCTTCTATAGATACATTATATAAAAATGCTTTATCATATTTAAATGAATTAAAATCCAAGAGTGCAGTTCAACGACTAAATGGTAGTGGGTAAATCAGAAACTGATTTTCGATTTGCTTAAGATATAGTCTAGTCCCTAATCTATTTTAATAGATTTAAATACACCGAAAGGTGGGGTGTAAACGTCAACGGAACTGTAGATTTCGGACGTAAAGTTTCTTGCACTGTTTCAAGAAACGGAGATCTTATCCACAAGGTCTACCTTCAAGTTGATCTTCCAAGGGTTGATCCAGGTACTGGTAAATACTTCCGATGGGTTGCTCAAGTTGGTCACGCTTTGATCGATGAAGTTTCTATTGAAATTGGTGGGCAAACCATTGACAAGCACTACGGTGATTGGCTCATCATCTGGAATGAGTTGACCCAAACTGCTGAAAAGCAAGATGGTTATGATTGGATGATTGGTAATAAATCTGATTTAACTAGCAGTACTGTAGATGATATTAAAGATGCAACTACTCTTTATATTCCTCTTCAATTCTGGTTCTGTAGAAACCCTGGTCTTGCTCTTCCACTCATTGCTCTTCAATATCACGAAGTCAAATTCAACATTACATTTGCTTCTTTTGCTACTGTACATCGTACTGATGACTCTGGACTTGCAACTCCATCTTTGGATGCTTCATTGTATGTTGATTATATCTACCTTGATACTGATGAACGAAGACAATTCGCTCAAGTTCAACACGAATATCTTATTGAGCAACTTCAATTCACTGGTGCTGAATCCGTTTCCAGTGGAACCAGTTCTATCAAGAGCAAACTTGCTCTTAACCATCCTTGTAAGGAACTTGTTTGGGTTGTTCACGAAGATGACAATGAACCAGCTGTTTATAGTGGTTCCGGATCTAATGGTAACAGTGTTGTTGATGCTAAACTTCAACTTAATGGCCAAGATCGATTCTCTACTCGATCTGGTGATTATTTCAACCTTGTTCAACCATATCAACATCATACCAGAATCCCATCTGATGGTATCTATGTTTACTCCTTTGCTCTTAACCCAGAACAACATCAACCTTCTGGTACAGTAAACATGTCCAGAATTGACAATGCTACTCTTCAACTTTCTACAAATGTTGCTGATGATGCTAAACTTCGTGTTTACGCTGTTAACTACAACGTTCTCAGAATTATGGCTGGTATGGGTGGCCTAATTAAAATGGGCCTAAAAGTGAGTTTGGAAACGAACTTGCTAGTAAAGTTTTTTATAACTTTGCGACACTATCAAACTGCGGGAAACTCCTTAGAGTCCAAACTACCACTTTGTTTATGGAAACATTACAAAGGACCACGGTTAATAACCGTACCCAATGGTAAAAATGTTTGGAATTGGACAATCCGCAGCCAAGCACCTAAAATCGTAATGATTATGGTGAAGGTTCAACGACTAAATGATAGTGGGTCTGAGAGGTATAACCTCAGTGATGACTTAAGATATAGTCTAGTCCCTGGATTCCATCAGGCGGAGCTTTCCGTTGTGATGGGCGAAAATCCTCTAAATACACCGAAAGGTGGGGTATATACGTGCTTATTCCAACTAAATTACTTAAAAAACATTCAAACAAAATTGAATATATTTCATTATTTAAACCAAATAATGAAAAATTACTATAAAAAGGTACAATATCAAAATCAGTGGTACAAAGTTGTTCAAGATACGAATGAAAATGTATTTGTCATTGATGATGCGCTCGAGTTGCCTGAAAATAGGTTTTATAAAAACAACTCCACAGGCTACATATATTTCTCTAACGGAAAAAGTGCAATTTTGCTTCATCACTTAGTGAAATCATATAATGGAACTAGTGTAGATCATATTAATCAAATAAAAACAGATAACAGAAAAGTTAATTTACGTTATGCTACTCAAACTCAACAAAATAAAAATCAAATGAAAAGAAAAAGAAACGTGAAACTACCTGAAGGATGCGGAATAAATCCAAATGATATTCCAACATTCATTTGGTATATTAAAGATAATGGAAACCATGGTGATAGATGGATGGTAGAGATCAAGGATAAATATAATTGGAAAACAACATCGTCAAAAGAATATTCTACAAAGTTGAAATTTGAACTTGCAAAAAAGCATTTGCGAGAATTAATTAAAAAACAACCAGAATTATTCGATGGTCATTGTATCAATGGAGAACTTAATCAAGAAGGTTGTAAACTTAAACTAGAATATATTGAAATTTTAAGATTAGCTGGATATAATTACGAGGATCGGGTCAAATCACTTTGCCTTTACGAAGATATAATAGGATTAACTGAAAAAGAAGTTGTTATTTTACATCAAGATGTTGATACAACAAAAAATAAGAATTTACCTAGTAATATGAGTGACATTGTTATTCCAAAATATTGCTATTATATTTCTGCTACAAAAGCAAAGGGTGATGGATTTTGTTGTACCAAATTACATCCTAAGCAAAAAGAAAGTGGTAAAGATTGGACTACTACAAAATCTAAAAAAGTATCAATAAACGATAAATTCAAACAATTATTAGATTATTTAAATGAGAAATAAGCATTGAAAAGAATTACAAACGTTCAAAATACTAAATTATTTTGAGTTTTAAAAATTGAAAAATTAACAAGTTATAAGATTTTAAAAAATGAGTATTGTATTGGGTACAGATTCATATATAGGCGGAAGTTCACGAGTATTATATTGGCATCATATTTCGCCAGAAAATGCAGTAGTAATTGTTGGCAATTTTACATCAATAGCAGATGAAGTAAAATTTTTTGTAGATGGGAATCACAATATTAATTATGCTTCTACATTTCCATTTTATGAAGGATTGAATATTCTTAATTCTCATAAAAGTGGATGGGGAAAGGGTGCTCCGAAAATAGGAAATGATGTTTGGATAGCTAGAAATTGCTTAATAATGAGTGGTGTAGAAATAGGAGATGGTGCTGTTATTGCTGCAGGAAGTGTTGTTACAAAAAATGTAGAACCTTATAGTGTAGTAGGTGGAAATCCAGCAAAATTAATTAAATATCGTTTCTCAAAAGATATTATTGAAAAGTTATTGTATTTAAAATGGTGGGATTTTCCAAAACAATTTGTATATAATAATTTAGTACCTTTTCAAAATGATATTCATAAATGGATTGATATTTCCGAAAATTATATTAGTAATCAATTTAAAAAGTAATTAATAATCAATTTAAAAAGTAATTAGTAATCAATTTAAAAAGTAATTAGTAATCAATTTAAAAAGTAATTAATAATCAATTTAAAAAGTAATTAATTTTTTATATAATATCATTACCAAACCCGTATACTATTTTAATAAAATATACTTATTAAAATAGAAAATATATAAAATGTCAAGATTTATTTTATAAATTAATACTATGGATACTATGGATACTACGGATACCATGGATACCATTACTAATTTAAGAAAATATAGAGTATTAGAAAGTCCAACAAATTTATTTAATGCAGATGGAAAAGGAATTGCTATTTTTGATTTGGTTTCTTCCATTATAGGTTTTTATTTAATTGATTTATTATATGGTGGAAAATTATTCAAAGCATATGGATACAAATATTATGCATTCGTAATTCCATTTGGAATTGTTGTTCATTTAATCCTTGATCAAAATACTTTTTTAAGTAAACAATTGTTTTCATCTGAAATTAATATACATAAAATAATTGTAGCCGTGATAATTATATATCTGGCATTATAAAATTTAAAAATTTTAGAAATTTAAAAATTTTAAATTTTCATAAAATTTCCAAAAGAAAAGGATCATCTGTTAGGATAAAGCCTTGTGTCTCATCAATGTAACCAACTTTATCTAAACAATCACAATCATAAATGAAACGTTTATCGTAATAATAAAATGAATCATTTATAAATGTTTTTTCTAACGACGGTGTTTTATTAGTATCGTGATTTTTATTTAATTCGATTTGTTCTATTAAATTAGAATTTACATCTCCTCCAATAGAAATGTAGTTTGTAGTTTTTTCTCGAAACGCTAAATATGCATGTATTTTGCAATAATTTGAGTTTTGTTGACTTCGTTTAAAACATTTGTTACCATTTTGCGAAAATCCTCGACATATAGAAATTTCCTCTTGTGTATTTTCATTTAATAATTCGCGTAATCTATTTGTTAAGACTTGTTTTTTAACAATTTGATCTGTATTTTTATAAACTATATCATATTCTTCGCAAATAATATCCAAGATACTAATAATATCTTTAGTACAACTAGTTTTTAAATCATTTGATAAATTACGTAAACGATTACATATTTTTGTCGTTTCCATTTGTTACGATAAACTCTTTTTTTTAAGAATTGCAAAAATATTTTCATTTTTTATGGGTGTGTAAATATATTCATTTTCTTTTTTATCAGTATTGACGCCACGGGTATAATTTTTAGAATTCATTATAGTTTTAGGTAATGTAAATTTAAGGGGTTTTACATTTTTTTTACTTTCTAATACATCGGATAAGACTATATCAGTTGGTCCAACGTCATTAAGGTAATATGAATAATACAATTGTTTGCTATCTACATTTGTTATTAAAACTGAAAGAAATTGACAATTTGATGTTATAAATAAATTAAGAGTGTCTTTTGGTTTTGAATATTTTATCCCAAATTCTTCAGAGTCTAATTCTCCATAATCAGTTATTTTTGAAAATGATTGCATTTTTATATAATTAATTTGAGTAAATGATGTGTCAAATTTTAACACTATATTATTTTCTAAAACTGTATATGATTCTACTTTCATATAAACAATATAAATTCTAATACTTAAATTAATATTGTTTTTAAATTGGCTTATTCATTTCTTAGTTGTGAATTTCTTTTTAATATTTCATCTAACACTTTATTTGGAATACCAACAGATCCTTGTAAAAATTGCATACCTCTAGTTTCTTTTGGTAAACAACTTCCTGAAAATCCTCTACCGTGATCACCAGGTACAAGTGTATGTGACATACCAATTCTAGGTTCAAGTGGTAGTAAATCTTTTCTAAATTGTGAATAATCTATTCCGAATTTATCGCATAATTCATAGATTTCATTAAAATACCATACCTTTACGGATAGGTAAACATTAATAGTGTATTTGAACATTTCGCATTCCTCATAACTTTTATGATAAACATCTACTGTTTTATGTTTATACAAAACTTGCATAACATCAGAAGTTGTTTGAATCGTATCCTTGTTTTCTAAATTATTAAAACCGAGTAAAACAAAATCAGCATTGTACATGTCATTTTTAAAATTTTTTTCAGTTAAAAACTCTGGACAAAAAACAAGATTTAAAAGTGTATTAGTTGATTTAATCATTTGATCGAATCGTCTGGTTGTTCCTGGTTGCACAGTAGATTTGATAATAACAATTGATTTTTTTGTAGCTAATCGATTTAAACTTTTAACTAAACCTTCTACAATAGATGTATCGCATTGGCCTTGTGAATCAGAAGGTGTTGGTACACAAATAAAATAAATATTTGTTTCGTTGCGCTGTTCAGAAAATCCTACAATTTCTGTTAAATTATCAAATGTTTGTAAAGCCCCAGGTTCATCTTTTTTAACAATATCATATACGCAAAAATTTACATTATTTTCTTTACATAAATGACCCATAGCCCCTCCTACAAAACCATATCCTAAAACATTAACGTGTTGAAAAATCATTGTATAATATTTCTTTAAAGAATATTGTTTTTAAATTAAATTTAAAAACAATTGAATATTTCTTAATATTCATAAATAATAAAAAACTTTTCTTAAATATACAAACATAAATTTTTAATTAAGATTTAACATTGTTCAAGTAAAATGTTAATATTTTCATCTACTTTATTATTACCGTACCACATATAATAGGACATGCTAGTTTTATCACTTGGTGGGTTAGTATGTGAAAATACGTGTTGAAATTTAATATTTAATCCTGTATCATTTTTTATGTCATTACGATATTTTAAAATTTCTCCAATTAATTCTTTATTTTTAACATTTTGTCCTTTTGCATTTTTCCAATTATTTAATAGCCAATTTCTAGACCACTTTTCTATGCAATTAATAGAATACATACTATCTGTACAAATAGTAATATCTTTATTTTGAAATAATCTTGTATTTTCACTTATAGTTTTAAAAATGTATAAAATTCCCGATAATTCTGCTCGGTTATTAGTTGGTTCTGTAAAAATTTGTTGTGATGTATTAAATTTGTAAAAGGGTGATGTTGTATTTTCAGTAAAAAATACAGAATACGCTGCTTTAGAAAGTCTACTTCCATTTCGTTTACAACCCCCATCTGTAAAAATACAAACGTTATTTTCATCATTTGTAAATGACATAGTTTGTTGTTTTAGATCAAATAATATAGATTTTTGAGTGTTTTCTGATAATTTTGGTATTAAATCAAACAACGATGTTTTTTGAATTCCATTTTGTAAAAGATAATCTTGCAAGTTCATTATACATAATATATCTATACAATTACATTTAAATGTTCAATTTTTTTTATTTGTGAATAATAAAATCAAAGTGTCGAATAATACTATAGTAAACTATATAGATAACATATATGTTATTAATATGGATAAATCAGAGGATAGGCTACAAAGGATGATGTCTCAGCAACCACGGATTGGTATGGGTATTACTCGTATTCCAGCAATTGATGGTAAGGAATTAAATCTAGATCAGATAGAAAAACAAACGACTACATTTTCTAGATATTTTTGTACACGTACAATGATAGCAATTTTTCTTTCACATAGAAAAGCATGGCAAAAGATGTTAGATAATGGTGATAAATATGCAATTGTTATGGAAGATGATTGTGAATTAAAAGAAAATTTTGGACATGAAGTTTCTAAAACACTGCAAGAATTAAAAGATGTTGACCCACACTGGGATTTTTTATATCTTGGTTACATGGGAGCTTGTGATCCGGATAAAAAGTATAATTTAATCGCAAAAGTGCAAAAAATATTTACAACAAATATAAAATCAAATGTGCCAAATAATAAATATTCATTTGTACCAGAATCACCTTTCGGATTTCATTGTTATGCAATTTCTCGCAAATGTGCCGAAAAAATGATTACATTTATGGAAAAAGCATCTTATCATGTAGATGTTGTTTTTTTGAATTATTCTAAATATTTTAATATTTATGCAAATACACAATCATTAGCATATCAATATTCAACTCCTGAAAATTCATCACAAACGCAAAATTTTCCAATAATATTAAATAAATATTTTAATACAATAACTTGTGATAAAGGTGTGACGTATGGGTATTATTTTTCAGCTCCAGTGCTTGCAATTTATAAATATAATGTAAATGCATATTTATTAATTTTATTAGCATTAATGTTAATGATACCAAGGGAATACCAAAAAACAGCTTTTATAATAGTGTATGGATATTTAATTTTAGAATTAGCAACTGATAAACAAAATTATGAATATATCGTATTTTGGTTATTGTGTTTATATATAATCAGTACCGTGCGCTCTAATATTTAAAACTTAATTATCTAATAGATTTTACACCACTAAATATATAATTTAAATAACTCTGATTTATAGATGTTTGTGAACAATTTTTATCTTTTTTAACTGGATTTGTTGAAGATGATTCTACTTGGAAACCTTCTTCTTTTTTTTTCTTTAACATAGTATTTAATACAAAGTAAAATACAAACAAAAGAGCAACTAACATTAATAAATCAGTAATTGTTACAGATGCCATTTAATTATATAGTATATAGTATATATAATTAAAAAATTTTTTTATAAAACTAAAGTATAAACTATAAAGTATAAACAAAGTATAAATGAAAAGTATACAAAAAACAAAAAAGAATAAATCTATAAGAAAGAACAAATCTATAAGAAAGAAAAAATCGCTAGTTAGAATACCTTTAACAACACGTGGTGGTTTATTTGGTTATCACGTTGATATGCCTTTAAATACAAGGAGATCTTTGTTAAAGAAAATTTTAAGAAACAAAAAGGCAACATATTCTGAAGTAGTTAAAAGATTAAATGTATTGTTGATTTATAACAAAAACCACCACCCTGAAGTATCTAAAAGAGTTATTCGAGATATGCATTATATTCAAAAAGTTGAACGTAAATCTGTCAAACGTAGGTCTGTTAAGGGTGGTGCTATGAAAAGACAATCTACTGGGTGGTAATTTGTTTACGAATTTTATGGAAAAATTTTTGATCATCTAACCATTGTTGTAATAGTTGTAGTATTTGGCGTTTTTCTTCTCTTGAAAGATGTGATTTTATATTATTTTGTACAATATTAATAATTTTATTTAATTGTATTTTTTTACAATTTTGTTTTTCACATACACTTTGTAAATGACGTGATAGAAATGTTTGTTTATTTATGACCATTTCTAATTCTTTAGGTAAATGTGTTCTTAAAAATATAGATTGTATATTAACTCTTTTTTTAATACCAATCGTTTGATAATGGCTATTATCGTAATACAAAATGATAATTTTTGGTTGTAAATCTTCTTGATTGCTAAGATCTGTGATACTATAATCTTTGTTAAAAATAACTATATCAATTTTAATAGCTTTTGATATTAATGATAGAGTAATATAATCACCTTGAAAATGAAATCCGGTTCTTTTTATTTGTTTTATAAAGTCGCTTTTATTTTTAATTAAGAAAGGATCCCAGTTTCCTATAAATTCACCATGTTGTTTTTCTATTCTATAATTTTGTATAATTTGAAAAAATTCAGGATTTTCAATTCTTGTAATGTATTTTGCTATAATATTTCTCAAATGCCGGTGATTGGTTTTATATCCAGTGTTTGTTAAAGCAGTTTCGATTGATCTAAATTGGCAATTACCATCACTTAGGCAATTTTTAATAACAAAATTATCAGACATTAATTTGGTTTTCCATTCTTTAGACATATCTTGCCAGATATATGTAATTTTTTTAGGATTTATATTTTCATCAAGATTTACATTGTCGTCAAGATTTACATTGTCGTCAAGATTTACATTGTCGTCAAGATTTACATTGTCGTCAAGATTTACATTGTCGTCAAGATTTACATTGTCCTGAATACTTTTACTTTTTTGAGAAATGGATTTTTTAGTTTTTGAATGTGTATTTTCAACAGTAGACAGAGAACTTTCAGTAAAATATTCATCTGGATCTGAATTATTTTTAGTTTTACTGTGTTTTCTAAAATCATTTAAAATAGATTTATACATATCTATTATTAAATAACAAATAAATTTTAATAAAATTAACTATAAATCGTCTGATCTTTCTTCGTTTTCTAGATTGTAAAAATCGGCTCGAATAGTGACATTAAATCCAAAATTGATACGTGTATTAATTATTTTTTCATGTTCGTTTCCATATTTTGTTTTCATTGCTCTTTTGAAATCTTTCATATCAGGAATTCGTGAATTAGGATAATTATTGGACCACCAGCTAGAAAAGTGACTGTAAATTGTTTTAGTGGATTCAAAATTCGTTTGGCATTCTTCGATAATTTGATCAAAGAATTCGTTAAATTTATCGTTATCAACCTTGTATTTTGCTGTAGCTTTTGTAACTTCGTCTGGTTCATTCATACCTTGTGTTAGGAATAATTTATACCAATGGATTAAAATGCTCATAAAGTAAGGTCTCCAATTTTGAATTTTATACTTAATGGTTGGGTCTATTTTAAATTCGTTAGCTTTTACTGGATTTTCACAAAATCGTGAAGTAAAGTCTATAACTCTGATTCTTCTCCAAGTTCCACCATCGCAACTTGTTACGGCTGGAAGATCATTGCAGCACATAATCATAGTTCCTTGAAGTTTAAATGAGATAGGTGCTTTGAATAATTCTCTTGCAATAATAGTGTCACCTCCTGTATATTGTTTAAGTATACCAGTACGTAATTTATCGTCGTGTTCTGGTTCTTGAAAAGTAAAAATTCTTTTTCCTCTCAATCGTACTACATCAGGGGATGCATTACTAGCGTTGGCTCGTTTGTTTGTTAACAATGAAACATCAACTGATGTGATATAATCGCCAAGGGTGTATTCTAGAAAATTAACAAGTGTTGATTTTCCATTTGCACCAGATAGACCTGTCCAAATATAGAATCTTTCATCAGGTATACCAATTAATGATTTACCTAATACTTTAAGAGTGTATTCTAATACTTTTTTATTTGGAATGATTTTTTGAAGAAATTCGTAAATTTCTTTTGTTTCTTTAGCATCAGGGTTATATTCGACAAAGTCATATCCTGTAGAAAATGTAATATAATCATTTTGATTACCTGGTCGAAAATCATTTTTTTTGAAATCGTAGACGCCATTTTTAAAGCCTACTAAATAAGTTTTTGAATCTAAATTTTGATAAAAATCTGTATCGTATGTTTTAAAAAGGTATACGATTTGAGAAATAATATTATTTTTAAAACTAACATTTTCTAGTTTAGCTATAATATTATCTACCATTTGATTACGCATATTAGCGTCTATTTTTTCAGTATTTACTAAAAAATCTTGTAGATTTTTAGTTTGTACAGATGTGTCGCTGATTTTAATAGCTCTGTAATATTTTGGTAATTCTTCTGAAATAAGAATATTCATAAGATGACTTCGGCGCCATCGAATGCCTTCAAATTCGTACCATTCTGTATTTTTGATTTCATCTACTCTAAAACGATTTTTATAAATTTGGAATACAGCTTTTGCTATGGCATAATGAGACCCGGATAAACTTTCTTCTAAAACAGTTCTAATTTCATCTGAAAGTACAATTTCTGATTTCCAGTACTTTGTGGTCATACTAAGATAGATTTGTGGATAATCAGTTTCAAATGTATCTGGTAATTGTATTGGTTTTTCAGGAAATGTACGTCTTCTACATTCTTCGTCGTGACATTTTACATAAACTCCATTTATATTAATTTCTAGATAAATAGGACTTCCATCTCTTTCGTGATGTCTATCTTTAAACGGGCAGTGTTTATGATTTATTGAAATATAATAACAAAAAATACCCATTGTATTTTGTTTTGCATAAATTCTTTGTATATCAAGATCAAAATTTTGAAGACAATTATTTGTTAATTTTAAATTTTGTAATAAATGTACTAATTCATTTTGTATTTTTGAATTAATGTTTTTATTGATTTGATTTTTTGGATTATCTAAAGGTTGTTTTGCTAATTCGTTTTTTAACTGTGTGAGTTCAATAGATGATTTCCTTTTTACGATTGTTTTTTTAAACTCTGTAAATGTAGTTTCATGTAATTCTTTGAATGTGGATGATGTTAGATCATAAATTTTGTAAAAATTTGTTTCCGTTTTATCTAATTTTTTGGATCCAAGTAGTCGTAAACCAGTTCTATACACAGATGTATCTATGCAATGTTGAAGATTAGATAATTTTTTAATTTGTGAAATTAATCTATTTCCAATTTGATTATCTATGATTAAATTATAAAAATTAATATGGTAATTAGATCCATTTTGAGTGATACGTTTTGAAACAATATATTCTAAAAGTTTTGGATTTTCAATAAAATTATCTACGATTACGGATTTTGTAGTTTCGATAACATCCGCGACATCTTCGTCTGTTAAATTGTAATTATATTTCTTTGGTACATCTAAATCTATGAAAAAAGCAAATTTTGAATCTGTTACTTTTTCAATCAAGTAAAGATTTTCTCGTTCAGTGTTATTATTATCAGATATTACTTTATAATATTCTTGATAAAATTCATCAAATTTGTTATCTGTGACATTGTATTTTCCATTGTTAAAGGATAAATGTGTTTGTTTATTATCAGTATTTTTTGTAAATTGCAAAATATATTTTAAAAAAGAAGTAGCAGAAGTAACAGACATTGTTCAAGTGGTTCTTTTAAATGCCTAAATTATTTCAATTTTTTATCAAATTTAAAAAAATTATTTTATATGAATAACATATAAATGAATCTTGTTCATATCGTAGATAATTTAAATGATAAACAATACATATATAGTAATGGTTTAGATATATCATTAGAAGAAGCTGCTAAATCTTTAGTAGAAGAATTAAAAAACACAAACTGGTCATTGTTACAAAATGTAGAGTATAATATACTCGATAATACATGTGAAATATTTGTTAATGAACAGATTATCGAACGTGGTTGGGTTTGGAATTCTAAAAATACAACTCGAAAATTACTTTATAAATTGTCATATATACCCCTTTTTTTTGTAGAACAAAAACCAAAACAAATTGAACAAAGTACACAAACTGACCAAACTGTTTTAAAACAAACTTGTGTACAAACTTGTGTACAAATAAGTGCACAGGCAAGTGTACAGGCAAGTGTGCAAACAACTGATGTAACGTCATCAACTTCAAAATTGTATAAAGAAAATTCTGATATTAATTTTGGTAATTTTTGTGATTTCGATGATTATAAGATAGATTTGAGTTTGGATAATTTTAAGAATACGTTTACGGGTTATTCTAATAATCCATTTGATCCGCTTAATAATAATCCAATAGGTAATTCTTCACGTAATTACAATCCGTTTGTATCAAACTCATTCCAACAACAACAATCACAAACTAATATATGGTCAGCGCCTGAACATAAATACGCAATACAATATACAGCACCTTTAGATGTAGAACATGATATTGGTACAGTGTCTTATTCTGAAAAATATGTTAATCCATATGCTTATCCTAACAATGATTTAAATATTGAAATAAAGAGAAGATTAGCTCTTCCAAAATTTGGTTTACGAAGTTTTAAACAAGATTAAATGTAAATTTAATTATTATTTAGGTAAAATTATTTGGTTTGTTTTAATTTTACTTTTTTTTTATTATGTAATGTTAGAGATATATATGTCACCAAGTCTTCTTCAATTGCAGGCTGTTGGTTTGGAGGATGTTTATTTAACAAAAGATCCTCAGATAAATATATTCAAATATAATTATTATAGATATGTGAATTTTGCAACAGAAACTGTAAAATTGGAAACAAACATTATTTCTGGGTTTGGTAAAAAAATGACATGTGAAATACCTAAACGCGGACATTTATTATCTAAATTGCATTTACATATAAAATTACCTGAACTTGTTAAAAAAGATGGTTCTTATGCTTGTTGGAGTGATACGATAGGGTATTCGATATTTAGTGAACCTATAGAATTAATGATAGGTGGGGTTATAGTTGATAGATTATATCCACAATTTTTAAATGCGTGGGATGAATTAACAACATCGGATCAAAGGTTAGGAAAAAATTTAATGTTATTAAAATCGGATGTATTTAGTGCAAATTTTAACAATGCTACTAAACCACATGATTTAATTATACCTTTGGAATTTTGGTTTACAAAAGATTATAATTTAGCTTTACCCTTATTAAGTATGTATCATCAAAATATAAAAATTAATTTTAGATTAAGAAATTTTGAAGAGTGTATAAATTATGATGGGACTTTACCACCTGATTATACTCCTATTATCACATCTAGTGTTTATGCTGAATATATATTTTTAGATGATGTTATTTCAAAACAATTTCAAAATCAAAAACATACATATTTAATACAGCAGGTTCAATACAATGAAGATGAAGTTATACAGGCAAATACATCTTTTTACAATACTCGTATTAAATTAAGTAATCCATGTAAAGAACTTTTATTTTTTGCAGTAGAAAAAGCAAATATTGCAACTAATAATTATTTTACATATGCTAAAACATCAGATAACACACCATTGATTTTAGCTGCATCTTTGCTATTAGATGGTAAATTACGCTTTGATAATTTACCGGAATTTTATTATCGTGTGATTTTTCCTCAAAATATTCATTCAGTAATACCTTTAAAATATATATATACAATGCCTTTTAGTATACGTCCAGAAGATAATCAACCTACTGGTTCGTTGAATTTATCTAGATTTACAGATATAAATTTGGCCTTAACAACTGCAAATACGTCAGAAATGAATTTGTATGTTTTTGGAATATCTTATAATATTGTAACTGTAGAAAATGGTATGTTAACAATGGAGTTTTTAATTTAATGGCGTATTTGTATTTTATAATATTTTAGATTTTAATTAATTTTGTATTTGTAACATTAACTTGTCCAGGGACGTTTGTTAATTTTACATTTTTTACAGTTGTATAAATTACATTGTATTTACTTGATAAATTTGATTTATATTGTTGGAACATTACTGCAATTTGGTTTAAATATTTTTTAGGAATTTTATCTCCATTATTTTTAAGAATAATATGCGGTCCAGTCATTTTATCCAAATGAAACCACGTATCATTTTGATCAGAATCTTTAATAATTTGATCATTGTTATATTTATCAGTTCCTATTAAAATGGTATATGTTTTCTCAGATTCTTCTATAAATAATTCTACAGATTTCATTTTAAATATAAATCATAATTTATTTTTAATTTTATTTAAAAGTAACAAGTTATTTATTAGTAAAAATGTCATTAGTTGGAAAAACGTTACTAAACAGTGTATTTGAACAAGATCTAAATCCGAATTGGGTTAAAATAAACAATGTTGCTGTAGGTGAATCTGGAATGTATGGGTATAACGAATATACTAGTAAGGATATTGGTGGATTGTTAAATCGTTTAAAACAAGATCCTAAAATTGTCTGTGTTGTATATAAATGGAGTGATGGTACAGCATATGCGAAAAGTGGGTTTAATTTAAGTAATACTGGAGATTATAAAGCTGCATCTGGGTATACTACTTTTATTTTAAAAAGCAAGATTCCTCAGTATTATAAACCAAGTACACCAGCAAAACCAAGTACACCAACAAAACCAAGTACATCAATATCTAAACAATTTGTTTCTTGGAATAATGCGAATAATATGTTTATGTGTAATGGTAAAAAATTTGTTCCTGTTGGGTTTAATGCGTATTGGCTTGGGCTAACTGAGGGGTATGATTATCCGATACAAGATCAGGTCATTGAAATATTTACTATAGCGCAAAGGATGGAGGCTACAGTTGTTCGTTCTCACACTATGGGTATATCTTCAGGTAGTGCAAAATCATTACGTCCTAGTAACAATACATTAAATAATGATGCATGGCGGGCAATTGATTTTGCATTTTATACTGCAAAACAGAAAGGAATTCGAATAATTGCTCCATTGGTCGATTGTTATAGTTGGTATAATGGATCTTATAAACATTTTACGGATACTAGAGGTGTTCAGAAAAACGATTTTTGGACTAATTTGGATGTTAGAAATGATTTCAAAAAATTTATCAATGATTGGTTGAATCATACAAATAGTTATACTGGAATTAAGATAAAAGACGACCCCACATTATTTATGATAGAAACTGGTAATGAGTTTAATATACGACCAGATGCGGCTAGTACTACATTCCCAACGGAAGAGTGGACACGTGACATTGTAAATTACATTAAATCAATTGACTCTAATCATTTGATAATGGATGGTACAGATGAGCCTTTGGGTAAAGCAAATAATTTTAGTATACCTACAGTGGATTGTTTTACAGGCCATTTTTATTGGAATGAAGTTGAGAGACTAGATTATGGTGCTAATAATGCAAAACGTGTTGGAAAGGCGTATATTGTTGGAGAGGTAGACTCGGGTTTTAGTTCTGATTGGTTTCGTCAAATTGAATCGAGACCAAATGTATCGGGATCTTTGTTTTGGCATTTGTATCCGCATCAATATGGCCTTGCTGGTGGGCAAAAGATTAATCATACAGATGGATTTACACTTTGGTTTCCAGAAGACAAAAACAAATTGACATTGTGGTCAAATCACTTTAGAAGAATGAGGGGGTTACCTGAAATTAATTCATTGTAACCTCAAATAATGAAATTAAGGCTTCCATCCACGCAATTTTTAATCTTAAATAATATTATTAATTATTTAAATTTAAATACACTTTGTATTTTACGTACTTCTAATATTTTGAGCAAATTTTACAGTTTCCATAGTTTGGTCGCAATAAATCTCTTCTTGTCTAACACAGCAAATAGTAACAAATTTAGTTGGTTTCCAATCGTCAGATTCCTTTTGTTTAACATTAAGATTGTTTAAGAAATTTAGGATAGGTATAATTAATGCATTATTTGAGCTACTTATATTTGTCATTTCATCTTCTGGTTTAACAAAATAATTTGCAATTTTATAAACTACATTATATCGTTCGTCTACCTTTTGTTTAGGTGTATCGATTCGTTTATCATTTTTGAGATTAAAGTAATAAATTAAATGATTAATGGTTTCGTTGATATAAAACGATTCGTTGATAATTTCATAAATTTGTTTTGGCGTATATATGTCTATAAACTCGGGTTTCAGAGAATTAGCTATATTCCCCTCACCTCCTACTGGAGCAGGGGCCATAACACTTGGTAATGTTGTTTTAGTTGTATCAATAAAAGTATTAAAGATATCTAAAGGAGATTCTCTTCCAGCCATATCGACTATTGTAATATAGCCTGATGTACCATTGTTAAATGTTATTTCAAAAACGTAATATAAATGAGATCGACTTGATTGTGGATTGTTAGGAGTTTGTTTAATTCGACCGTGTTTTTGTCTATATGAATCTACTATGTCTGTAAAAGCAGATAAATCTTCTACTCGGATTGAATTGACATCTATATATCCTGGGATAACTTGTTTAAATTCTTCATTTTCGTCTTTTGAAAAGGATGTCATTTGCGGAACTCGATTTATTAAATTATGAATATGACCAGTAACTTCGCGATAATTAAAATTAATTTTATAGTAATATTGTTCAAATAAATATTTAAGTTTAATATTCGATACATTTTGTAAATTAGCTAAACCGTAATGTAAAATACCTGGCGCGCCCTTAGAACCTAGCAAGGTCATTGATTTACCGCTACCACTTAAACCATAACCAAATAGGACTATACTATATCCATCTTGAAGTTGATTAAACACGCTATAGAGTCCTGGACTTACTGAATCTGATGAATCCACTAAATTATCAACGTCAACTTTTAATCCAGATGAAGGATATCCCATTTGTCCTGTATACAGATCCAAGTTTGTATATTTTTCATCAAAAATACCATAAAATTCACCAAAAGTAAGTGGTTCTTTAAATTTAGTCGATGGTGATTCTGAACAATCAACGATTAATGATTTTGTTCTTTTGTTTTCAAATGTTTTCAAAGAAACAGTTGGTGATTGTTGTTCTGCTCCTAGTAATGGTTTGATACGAATATAAACTCGAACAGCCCCAGACAAGTCTTCGTAAATATTTGTAAGTATACGATCTTGACGTCTATAATTTGATTTGTTTACATTCCAATATTCTAATAAATTACTAAGATCTTTACAAAAATCTGGGGATACTTGATCTCTGTTAACTTTATTTTTTAAATATTGAAAGTTTGGACTATTGATATATTCTGACAAGTTTAAAAATTTAATATGATTTGCAATTTCTGTTTTAACAGTTTCAAAATCCTTACGGATATTATTTCTAACACTTTCGCTTAATTTTGAAAAAACATCTAAATTATTTGTTATAATATCATCTAAACGTTTTATGATTTCTTGTTTTCTGTAAAAAATATTGTTTAGGGCTACAAAGTTTGTGAGGATACTTTCACAATTATCATAATCTACAGTACCTTCTATTTTAGTTCTATCATTTTGCATTAATAAAGCACGTACTTCTTCTAATTCTTTTTGAAGATCTGGTATACTTTTATTTGCTTCTCGTAAACTATCAAGTTCACTTTGTAATTCAATAGTAGTTTGGTTATTTTCAGATTGACGTGATTGTAATTCATCTCTTTCAGTAGTTATACGTTTAATTTCTTCTTCTCGTTCAGCTAATTTAATTAATTGATCATTAATTGTTTGTTTTAAGGCTGTTTCAATATCTACTATATTTTGTTTTAATCTTTTAATTTCCATATTATCAATGTTTGTTTGTTCTGATTGTTGTTGCAAAACTGATTTTAAAGATTCTTGTCCATTTTGCAAATCTAATAATAAACGACGTTTGTATTCGTTAACATCAACTGTAGATTTTTCTAACCATTCATTCCAACGTTCGTTGTATTCATTTATTTTATCAATGATTTGTTGTTTTTCTGTAAGAATTTTTTGTTTACATCTTTCTCGATATCCAGTTAATAACGCCTCTTGAAGTTGAGAACGTTTCATGTCTTCTTTTGTATTGCTTAGCTCTGATTGAATCTCTTGTATAGCTGATTTTAAATTTTCTATTTCTTGGACCTTGGCTTCTAATTTTGAATCATAATCAGAAACATTATCTCTATTTGCTTTTAATGTTTGTAAATGAGTTTTTTCATTTTCCAACAATTCATCCAATCTTGTTTGTAATTGAGTACGTTCTGCTTTATCTTGTTGGTGTATCATTTCCAAGTCTTGTATTCTTAAATCTTTAGATTGAATAAAGTTTTGAATTTCTTGTTTATATTGATTGATTCCATCTACAATAGCATCTTTTTGATCTATTATTTGACGTTTACAAGTTTCTAATTCTTGCTGTGCAGTATTATATTGTTCTGTTATTTTAGTTATTCTTGTTTCGTATTCGTTTTTTACTAATAGTATTTGGTTGCTAGTACTATCATATAATGCTTTATATTCGTCTTTACTTTTTTGAACATCAGATTCTAATTCCTCTATCCTCTTTTTCAAATCATTCTCAATTTTCCTTTGGTCTGCTCGTTCGACTGTTTCAGAATTATTTTCAAATAATTTGATTAATTTTGATTTATCCTGTTCATTAAATCCAGATACGGTTGGAATATTTTTGACGATATTGGATATATTTTCATTTGTAAGATTTTCTAAATCAATTGGATTTATTAATTTACATAAAGATCCACCTGCATTTATATAACCAATAACCAATTTATTATCACTTATTATAAAAGCTAGGGCACGTGACTGTTTAAATTTAAAAGGTGTAAAGATTACTTTGGGATAGTTTTTTTTGATATAATCAACTAAATTATCCATACCTATTTATATTTTATTTAGAAATTAATTTTCCAAATAAACAATTAATGGTTCATTATCTAATATTAAAATTCAGTATCATCTAGAAATCCTATAATATTATCATTTGTATCAAAGATTATTTTAAGTTTATCAGTTTTGACATCACTTAATATATGATCCTGTTTTTGTTTTGCAATATCTTCTTTTAACATCTGTTTACATATTTTATATTGCGAGTCCCACACTAAACCATAATGCGTACAAGGTAAACAACGTTGTTCATTGACATCAAATTGTTCTCCGTCTAAACATTTTATTTGTTCAGCTAGTTCTTCAGGTTCAACTTCAGGAGCTTTTTCAAGTTCATTTTTTAAATCAGTATAATCATCTCTTTTTATAGTAGTCACACTAGGTAGAGTTTGAACAATTTCTTCAGGGATTTCTTCAGGGATTTCTTCAGGGATTTCTTCAGGGATTTCTTCAGGGATTTCTTCTTCAGGGATTTCTTCAGGGATTTCTTCTTCAGTTTCTTCAGTTTCTTCATGAACTTCTTCAGGTTCAGAAATTGTTTCAGAAATTTCTTCAGGTTCTGTTTCTGTAATTGTTTCCTGAATTTCTTCAGGTTCTGTAATTGTTTCCTGAATTTCTTCAGGTTCTGTTTCTGTAATTGTTTCTTCAGGTTCTGTTTCAGGGATTTCTTCTTCAGTTTCTGGAATTTCTGGTTCAGTTTCTGTGATTACTTCTTCAGGAATTTCTTCAGGTTCTGTTTCTGTAATTTCTGGTTCAGTTTCTGTTTCTGTAATTGTTTCCGGAATTTCTGGTTCAGTTTCTGTAATTTCTATGGTTTCTGGAATTTCTGGTTCAGTTTCTGTGATTTCTGGTTCAGTTTCTGTGATTACTTCTTCATGAATTTCCGGTTCAGTTTCTGTAATTGTTTCTGTAATTGTTTCTGTAATTGTTTCCGGAATTGTTTCTGGAATTGTTTGCTCTATTTTTTCAGTAGGTTCATGGATTTCTGTTAATAGAGGTATATGTTTTGTTTTTGATATTATTTTAATAGGTTTAGTAAAACGTTTAAGTTGGTTAGATTTATCGACAAAACCTATAATATTATCATCTTCTATGATAATGGCTGATATATTTAAATCTGTAGTGATTGGTGGTAATTCGTTTGGGATTAATTGATCGTTGATCATTTGTAAAACTGCTTTTGTTTCTTCTGGGTCAATTTCTTTATTGATTGGTATAAAATCATTTTGGATGGGGTTAAATAAGACAATAGTGTTTTCTATAATATTTAACAAAACACCTGACTTGATTTGTTTTTCAACTCTTTTTTGCAAGTTTTCGTCTATACACTTTTTGTTTTGGATAAGTTTATGTAAAATATCATGATGATCGATTACCATTGGTAATTGTTTTTTAGTTATAATAGGACGTCTTAAACGAAAAGGTTTTCCAAATTTATTGACATAACCAACCAAGTGTTTTTTACGCGGATGTTTTATAAAGGCACGGATGGGTCCGTTTTTGTATGTTTTTGGGATCTTTATAAAATTTGAAGACGGATACACATTTGGATAAAGTGTTAATAATTTAGTTAAACAACGTTTTGCAGATTTTGGATTATAAAGACATTTGTCACGTGACATTAAAATAGAATCACGTTTTAATCGTTTATAAACTCTACCAGACGATTTGATTAATCTTCCTGTTATAGGATTTAAATAAAATCTTGGTGGTTTGTCCATATCCATTATATTATATTATAATATAAAAAATTAATTAATTTATCCTTAAATAAAATACTTTTACAGTAAGGTGCTTTAGTCTATTAAACAAACTTCAGCAAGGTACTTTAGTCTATTAAACAAACTTCATCTGAAGTTTCATCTTTGTCTTTTTGATTATCTTTATTACAAGACACTGAACTATTATCATCCAATTCTTCTTCTGTTGTTGTTTGAATATTAGATTCTTCTAATACAAAAGTAGAATCGTCATCGTGAATTTCACATTCTGTTTGTTCGTAACGTTCAAAGAATTTTTTGCTTTTAATTTCATGAATACTGCGTTTATATTTTTTAAAATTTTCTTCTAATTCTTGCAAATTCATAATTACATCCCATGTTCGTTTTAAATCAGTTTTTACATTATTAAACCAATTTTTACTTCTTTTAACTCTTTGATTATTGTATTTTGTTATAAAATAAAAACTGGGTATTAAATCGTCACGTGATTCTATTTGTTGATTTTTCCATTGTATATATTGTTCAGTGCTTTTAACATGAATGGGTGGATAAATAAATTTTGGATCAGGGCCTGTATTTGCTATTTCTAAAACTATTCCTTTGGCTTGTTTGTCACCTACTTCCTTGGATAAAAATTCATCTTGTGAGTCTAATTCTTCAATTTCACATTCGAAAAAGTCACAAAAATCCAAGTCCACGACCTCCATTTGAATTTGAGTTTGGACCCAATAGTGAATAGGTACTCGAGTTTCATCTATTTTACGGCTTTTTGGGCATTTGATTTCCAACATAATTCCATCGGGTGTGATACCATCAGGACTTGCAGCTAGCCATTTTAATCTTGCATGAGGAACTAGACCGAATTCTATAACTGTTGTGTCATTTAATTGACAATAAAGTATATTAGCAACTTCTTCGTATTTCTTACCCCATAATGTATAAATTGAATCTTTGAAAACTGATTCTCCGTAAAAGGCAGCGCATTTTTTAATAATATAATCCTCTCTTTTTTCATAATGGTTTAATCCTTCTGTGTCTTTGTATTTGAAATTATTTATAGTAAATTCTTCGACATAATCTTGACAAGTTGGTTTTGACATGAATAAACAACTTGCTGCTTCACTTGCAGTAATTCTTTTATTCCTAGCTGAATACCATTCTGGTGTACGTTGGGCTGGTTGAGGACGTTTTTGAAGAGCTTTTACTCGACGTCTATATCGTTTCAATTTTTCTTCTTCTGTTAAAGATTCCATTTAAATAATACTAGTTGTATTTATTATTCATTTTGTTTTTAAATTAAAACGTGATCGCTACCTTCTATAATATGTTGTATTTAACCATAAATTAATTATATTTTAGACTTGTTAAATATAATTATTGTTGTATTGTGTTTATGGTGTGAATTCCCCTGGGAATTTAGATTGGATAAATTGTTCTAAATTAGCAACCTTTTGTCGTTCAGCTTGAAGTTGTCTGTCAACTTCTTGTAATGCAGCGGTTGCGACAGTGAAGATGGCATCTTTGTTCAATGAATGGAAATCGTCGACTTGAATACCGTACACAAATATTTTATCTTCATGTTTTGCATCTGTTAAATCGGATTCTACAGTAAAGTTCTTACTGTCTACTATACTAGTGATTGTAGTTTCTACGGATGATTTGTCAGTTTTAATTAATCGAACCTTCATATTAACAGCAAGGTCAGCTGTTGTTTTTTCATTTAGGGTAATTGTATGATTGTCGCTCGCAACATCGGCTTCTTCGTAAATGTTTGGAATATACTGTACCGTTGTATCTACGGCATAATCAAGTACACTAGATATTTGTTGGGCAATGAAACCCCACACTGGAGAATCACCCCGGTTTTGTCTATCAACATAATTGTAACGTTTAGGCTGAATTTGTCTTAGAATATCTAGAGCAGATGTGTCATCTACGTCTACGATATTTTCTTTAATTCTGCTATCAGAGACATTATTATATGGACCTTGAGCATACAAGGTACCGTTTCCAGCAAAGGTCCATTGAGAAGCTCCAGCTTGCACATGACCATCACCAGGGTAGTTAATGACACCTCTATTCTCATTATTTTTATCAAATCTCACACACTCTTTTACACTTAATGCATAGGTTGGGGCGGTTGTACCAATACCAACATAACCGTTTGATTCAATCATCATCCTTGAGTGACTTATTCCTGCATCATTCGCACCAGATGTTGTATCCTCTAAACAAAAATGCAATCTAGACCTGGACCAGCTTGAGATGCCTTGTGCTATAATAGCTGCCTTGAGACCATTGCTTCTATTACCTTGGTAAGGTGTTCCCAATAACAGTGTTGCTGTTTCACTTTCTTGAGCAGCTATAATACTTGCAGAAGCATTTGTACCAACTACTGATAAATTTTGACTTGGACTGTTTGTCCCGATACCGACATTACCAGAGGACAATACAGAAATTACATTACGATTTGCAGTACTGCTATATATACCAAAGTTATTACTTCCTATACTATTTGGATTCTGTCCTACTACCCAAAACGCTCCACCTTCACTTGTATTTTGATAAAATGCAATACTTGATTCAGCGCCATTTGTTTGAGGACTTATTTTTATACCAATAGCACTACCACCAGATCCTACACTCAGAACTCCAGTGAATCTACCAGTACCAGAAACATCTAAATTGTAACCTGGAGTGCTTGTACCAGTTCCTATACCAACATTACCACCATTTGGATTTAATACAATATTATAACTATTGTTGTATCCACTATGAAAGTTTGTGTTTTGTATCCAAGCATTAGTACTATTAACACCAAAGTCCAAGCAAGCGTCGTCATTACCTCTAAGACGTAATGCTACGTTGCTAGCTGTAGTACCTGATGTGGCAGGCCAAGCATTTGTATTTGTATTAATTGTTAATTTAGGATGAGCTACCAATCCACTTTGAGAACCTGAAGCAACAGTTGTAAATGAACTAGGTGATACATATTGTTGACCTTTGACATCGAGTGTTACAGATGGACTTACAGTGCCAACACCGACGTTACCAGTTGCACTAATCATCATTCTGGTATTCATGGTTGTGTTATCGCTACCCGTACTACGATTTTGGAAAAATAAATCTGCAGCATAGTTGTTATCAAGTGCTAATATTCTTGCAGATGCAGCTGTTCCTAAGTTTGTAGAACCAGCATATGAGAAGTCAACTTTGGCACCGCCACCAACACCACCAGTGTATGTAAGTAATGCGCCAGCACTACTGGTTGCATGAAGGTGTAACAAGGATGATGGACTGACTGTACCAACACCAACATTGCCACCTGTTGTAATAATAGACCCAATTGTATTTGAATTAAATGTAGAACGTAGGCCGTTTGAGGCAAAAAGAGTACCAGTGGTGATACCAGTTGATGCATTGAGGGTAGCAGCGGTTGCATTAGTAGCAGATACATTTGTGAGGGTTGAAAGTCCAGTTGCGTTAATGGTACCTGCTGTAATACCAGTGGATGCATTTATGGTACCAGCCGAGACATTTGTTGCAGTAACATTTGTAAGTGTGGAGAGTCCAGTTGCATTAATGCTACCAGTAGTGATACCAGTACTTGCAATTAATACTCCACTGGAAACATTTGTAGAGGTAACATTTATGAGGGTTGATAATCCAGTTGCATTAATGGTACCAGTGGTGATACCAGTTGATGCATTGAGGGTAGCAGAGGTTGCATTAGTAGCAGATACATTTGTGAGGGTTGAAAGTCCAGTTGCGTTAATGGTACCAGTTGTAATACCAGTTGTTGCAACGAGTACTGCAGCAGTTGCGTTAGTAGCAGTAACATTTGTGAGGGCTGCAATCCCAGATACATTAATAGTACCAGATGAGATATTAGTGTCTACTAGATTGGTAGAAGTAAGATTTACCGTAGTGAGTGTACCGGCAATGGAAAGATTTCCAGACAAACTCAAACTTCCACCAGTCATTGTAGTTGCTGCCAAAACTCCGGTGGTAATACCAGTTGAAGCATAAATAGTACCAGATGAGATATTAGTAGCGTTAATTGTACCATTAACATCAAGGGCAGAAGTAGGCGTAGTTGTATTAATACCTACATTACCATTGGTGAATCGAACACATTCGTTAATTTGAGAGAATGATAATGTACCTGTGGTGAGGAGAACCATTGTTTTATAATATATGACGAGAAAAAAAAATAATGATTATTATTTAAAAATAATTTATACAATTATATTGTCATATGTTTAAATGCGGATAAGGAATAATAAATGCGAATAAGGAATAATAAATGCGGATAAGGAATAATAAATGCGAATAAGGAATAATAAATGCTATAGTTTTAATTATTTTTTTACGTTAAAAAATTCTAATTTAAAACTTTGTTATAATTAAATATTATAATGACATCTGGTGACAAAACTACTATTAAAGATATTGACTCATTTTTGGCAGAATTTGAAATTTTAGAAAAAACATATAGTAGGGCTCAAGAAAAATTATTACTTCAAAAAGTTACTGATAATGAATTATATTTAGAATGTCTTAGATATACTAATAATATGATTAAATATTTGGATGAATTAAATCAATTTGTAATAAATAGATACAAGGAACAAATTAAACGTACTTATTATATTAGTGCAGAGTTGCTTGTTAGAACAGTTGGTCTTAATATGAATAGACAAAATTTTAATGATCAAGAACGTAGCACTTTATATATGGCGATTGCTCATGCAAGAAAGGTTCTTTCACTTGAGCCATTTAATCGTGCTGCTATGGAGTTATTTAAAATGGTATTTTTATATTTGACTATATTTAATCCAAACGCACAAGAAAACATTGTATTCCTAAATCAAATTTTGGTTGTAGATCCGTGTGATTATCAATTGCATTATAATTTTGGATTTATGTATCAGCGTATTAATAAATTGGAAAGTAGTATTTATCATTATAAATTATCACTTGGTATTATTGATTTATTAATGAGAACTACAAAGGATGAAGGTGCATTAGGAGGTTTAAAACAATTTAAAGTAAAATGTTTGAATGGTTTAGGTAGTATTTATTTTACAATTCAAGATCGTGACACTGCTTTATATTATTTTAATTTGGCTTATGACATTGATCCTTTGGACCCAGATGTTAATAATCAAATTGGTGTTGTATATACAGAATTGCGTATTACTGATAAGGCAATTGAGCACTATACACGTGGTATTGAAAATTATAAAAGAGCACATATTTCAGTTGATAAAGATATGTTAATAGCTAGTATGTATATGAATATGGGTTTAGCAAAATGTTATGAATGTGATTTTGTGGGAGCTATTGATGGATATAATAAAGCTTTAAAGTACAAGCCTAGATTATCATTGGCTTATCAAAACAAGTTGTTGGATTCAAATTATATTTCACATTTAATTGAGGATCCTATGTATATTCCAAGATTGCATAAATCGATTAATAAGATTTATCCGGTTGTTGTAGATGATTACCGTGTTTCATGTCCGGATTATGTTATTAAACAAGAAATTGTGAAATGCGAATCAAAGGCTGATTTAATAAAATCTGGAACTAAAATTAATATTGGTTTTGTATCGGGTGATTTTATTTGTCATCCTGTCAGTTATTTTATCCATAGTATTTTGAATCATATTAATTATGATTTGTTTGATGTTACTTGTTATTCAGTCAAGGTTGTAAAGTTGGAGGGTATGTTTCCAAAATGCAAATGGGCTGTTGTAAAGAATATGTCAAATGAAGATTTTAAGAGACGTATTCAAGAGGATAAGATTGATATTTTGTTTGATTTATCTGCACATACAGGTGATAATCGTTTAGATACATTTGTATTAAAGCCTGCGCCAATTCAAATTAGTTATTGTGGTTATCCAAATTCAAGTGGTATAAAGTCAATGGATTATCGTATTACTGATAAATTTTGTGATAGTAAAGCTAGTCAAAAGTATTATCAGGAACGTTTTATTTTTATGGACAAGTGCTTTTTGGCATATACACCAAGTATTGGTATTAATAATTTACCTGAACTTACTGAGGAACCATGTATTAAAAATGGGTGGGTAACATTTGGTACATTTAATAGATATAACAAAATTAATAGTATGGTTGTTGGTGTTTGGGAAAAGATTTTACAACGTGCTCCAAATGCTAGATTGGCAATTAAAACAAAGGAATTTTTGACACCAAAGATAAAGCAGCAATTTTTGGATATATTCAAGGATAAATCTGTTTTAGAACGTGTTATTATTATGCCTTATTCGGATACATATACAGAGCATTTGCCTGATTACAACAAGTTAGATGTTGCAATTGATACATTTCCGTATTCTGGAACGACAACTAGTTGTGAAAGTTTGATGATGGGTGTTCCAGTATTAACATTATTTGATAATGTTAGACATTATCATTCACAAAATGTTACAACAAGTTTAATGAAAAATTGTGGTTTGGATGAATATATTACTAAATCACAAGAAGAATACATTGAACGAGCAGTTTGGTTGGCAAATCATTCAGAGGAACTTGTTGGGTTAAAAAGAAGAGTTAGAGATGCTTTTGTAAATGGTCCAATTTGTGATTATACTGGATTTACAAATGAATTTGAAGATAAATTAATTAGTACTTATAAGGCTCATAAGTGGTAAATTATCAAAATTAACATCAAAATTAACAATCAAAAACTTTTTTATAAATTTAATTTTATTGATTAATTATAAAAAGTTTTTGTTTTTAATTTTAATGTGTATTTGTTGTATATGTTTTTCTATTTCTATAGGTGGTGGTGTAGGAGGATATTATTGGTATACGCAAAAACAACAAATTACACAAGATCAAGATGAGAGTAAGTAATTTTATTTAAATTATTTCTTTGTTTTTTTTTATTTTTATATTATAATGGTTGTTGAAAATAATATAGAAATTCCGGATGAGGATTCTGGATTTGGTATTTTTTTATTATCTAGTTTGTCATCATCTTGTTTATTATTGATTATATTAATTATAGTTGGTGTATTTTTTTATTACAAAAGTAAGAATATAAATATTTTTGAATTTCCATTTTTGGAAAAATTTCCATTCTTGCAGAAAATTCCATTTTTGAGGAATTTACAGTCAGATGATAAACCAGTATCACAAGAAAGTCAGAATTCTAAAAAAGTTAAAAATTTAGAAACACCTCCTTTGGAAAACCCTAACCCATTATCATCAACTTCTTCTACTACGAAATCCTTTGATAAAAATACTGGTAATCAGATGTTATTACAACAAGCTTCTGATATGTGTAGTTCGGCAATAGCTGATGGGTTGTGTGGTAATTTAGTAAAGGGTGATTGTTCATTTAGCGTAACTACTGATGGTAATTTAGTATTAAAACTGGGTAGTACTACATTATGGGAATCATTTACAAATAAACAACGTCCAAATACAACTTATAGTTTAAATTTAACAAACACTGCTAATCTGATTTTACTTGATAATAATTGGAATATAATTTGGTCTAATAATTTAAATGGTAAAAAGGAAGATGGTCCTTATACTTTGATATTACGTGACGATAATAATGTGGTTATAGAAAATAATGCAAAACAGGTTATTTGGGAAACTGGAACTAGTGGTGGAAAGGAATCGACTGTTATAACTGAAAGGGGTAAGACTGGTTTAGCTGGTCCTAGTGATACATCTGGTTATTTACTATACAAAGATGTAGTATCAAACTTACCCTTATCTTTTAGATTAGAGACGTCATTATCTCCAACTGACCAATATGATGTAGCAACGTGTGTAACTAGTCAAGTTCTTGGTATATTTACATATTATTATTGGAAACTTTTTAATAAAGAATATTGGTTTTCAAGATTATTTACATGGCATTATAATCAACTTGATAATGGAGCTAATCCATCTGAAAATCTGGGTAGTAGTGTTAGTTCAGTATATCAGACTATTAGAAACAAGGGTTTGCTATTGGAAAAATATTACCAATATGATGGTACTATTCCGTCAGGGCCCAGTGGAACTAAAAATACTTGTTCTGTTCCAAAATACCAAGAAAAACCCCAAGATGAATTATTAGACATAGCAAAAAAAAATATACCCCAATTTACAGTTTATAGTATTAGTGTAACTCCAAATTTAGATACATTAAAATCAGCTATTTTTAATGGAATGCCTGTTCTCTGTGGAATTGTTACTTATTCTTCATACAGTTCTACTGCAACAAATACAACTGGTGTAATAAGTTATCCTGATAAAACAAAAGAAAAGAAGAACTCAGGTGCACATCAAGTATCTTTATGGGGATGGGATGATGATAAACGTATATTTCATCTTTTAAATACAAGAGGTTCTGATTACATGAATAAAGGTTGGTGTACAATACCATACGAATACATATTAGACCCAGAATTATCGTTTAGTTTTGAATGTTTTAAATTAAACACGCCCGTTGTAGATATAGTAGATGATCCCAATTATGTTAATAAGGAAGATTGGGTATTTAAAAAAAATGATGGATGTGTATATGTAAATACAGTTCAAAAGGGTCTGCAGTGTTTCGAACCCCCACCACCAGGATATGATTGGACTACACCTGGTGGTATTTTAATAGGAAAAATTTGCCCACCTGGTTCTAATGATTCTGGTACTACATGTTGGTATGATAGAGGAGTTGGTAGAATGCCTGATAAAAGACCATGTGCAGATGGCGAACGTGATACTCCTACGGAATGTTGGTTAGATACTTACGGTGTAGGTGCTGGTAGAGGTGCAGATTTAGGTCCATGTCCTCCAAGATCATATTCTGGAGCTGCTAATGATTGTTATGCACAACAAACCGACAGAGAAGATGGTCGAAATGATTCAGAACCTTGGGGGAAAAGTTGGGATAAAAGTGATGGGTGTAGTTGGAATAGACATATAGAAGCAGGTGCATGTTTTAGAGCTTGTCCAGAGGGATTTTTTGGAAGAGCATATGAAAAATGTTGGGCTAATGGTGCTGATAGTTTTGGTGTAATGCGAAGAGCTATGGATAGATATCAATGTAATGCAGATGAAGATAAAAACGGATTAATGTGTTATCCTAAATGTAAATCTGGTTATCGTAAAGTAGGATGTTGTTTATGCGAGCCAGATGGTGGGCCACGTGTAACAGCGTGGCTCAAGGATAGACAATATTGTGCAGATGATGAGGAAATGAAAGATGGTCTTTGTTATAAAAAATGCAAACCTGGTTTTAATGCTGGTGTAACCATATGTGAATTTTCAAAAGAGGTTAAATCAGGAACATTTAAAAAGGCCATTTCTAACTGTAAATAAAAAACTTGAAAACTTTTATATAAAAAACTTGGAAACTTATATATAATAAACTTTTATATATAATTAATCGTCAACTAATGTGTAATCCAAGAAAACACCGGATGTACTTGATTTATAACCTCTAATGATTAATTCCGCTGTGTCAATTTTAAGATGACACCCCTTACATAAACTAACCAAATTGTATAATTTATTTTTATGAAAATGTTTTTCATTTACAAAACCAAGTTTGTCACAATTTTTTTGTTCGTTAATATGATGTGTATCGAGTGGAACGTTACCTACATTAGGTTTGTAGCCGCAAACTTCACAGTGATTTAAAATTTTACGTTTGTTATAATTACTACGTTTTTTTGATAATATTGTATTTTCTGGTCGTCCTGAAATTAATTCGTTTCTTATTTGGAATGCATTGTTTGTAAAAGCGTCGTCTGATATAATAGATTTACATACTTCTAACCCATATAAATCACTTCCAGAACCAGGTTTCAGTTGTCTTTGGAATATAATAACATCATTTGTAGTATCTACGCTGAGATGACATGTATTTATTTTGGGTTCGTTTTTAATGGCTTTTATTTTTTGTAGATCGTGTAAATGTGTTGTGAAAAAGAATTTTGTATTTGATTTTACAAGTTCTAATAAGGTAGATGCTACTATTGCCGAACTACTATTTACTTCTGTACCTCTACATAATTCATCGGAAAGTACTAGTGTATTTGATGATTTACATTGTAATATTTTTTTTAATCCACACATTTCGCTTGTAAAACTACTTTTATTTGCAAATAGATTATCTGTTAAATCTACTTGTGAAATCATTGTGTGAAATGGTGAAAATTGAAAAGACTTGCATGGAACATATAATCCAGATTGAGCTAATACTACACAAATACCAAGTGATCTGAGTAAACTAGATTTCCCACTACTATTTAAACCATATACAAGCATACCATACGAATCCGTTGTTAAACTAACGTTATTTGGTATATATTCAGTATCATCATTGATTAATTCTATAATAGGATGTCTCATAGATTCTGCTATAACAAAAGACTCTTCCGAGTTTTCTACAAGTGGTTTGCAATATTTGTATTTTAGAAAACATTTTAAATTACTATTTGAGATATCAACTATTTCTATAAATTTTAAAAGACTTGTAAAAATTTTATTATATTTATTTGAATATTCTTGTAATTTTAACAAATAGTGTGATTTTACTCGTTTTACTAATAGTTCTCTTGTATTAATTAATCTATTTGATAATTTTACCAAGTCGTCTGATGAAAATTTACATGTATTACTAGTAGCACGCATAGTAAAATTTACACTGTTTTGATCATTGTCTTTATTTTTGTTATGTTTATCTTGGTATTCTTTAATTAAGCGTTGGTAACGTATTTTAGTGCATGTAAAAAAATATCCATCGTTATCGGTAAACCCTAATCGTACCATTGGTGTTTTTACATTGTCGTTAATATATTTGTCATATGATTTTCGTAATTCTTCAATTCCATTTTCAATATTATAGATATCCTGTTGGACCTTATCTAAATCTTGTACAATACCTCGATTAAAAAAATTAACAATTTCATCTTTGTTTGTATTTAAATTAATACTTCGCATCTTATCTAAATTAAATGTAGTTGTATAATTTTCAATATATTCCATAAAATCTTGTAATATTTCTTGACGTGGTATTTCGGCTTTGAAAAGTAAACATACATTTTTATCTTGTGATGTTTTTGATATAATTGTAAACATATTTAGTATAGTTCTATAAGTATTATGAAGTTTTTCAAATTCATACGGATGTAGAGACTCTAATCCCATTTTTCTATGTAATCTTTCAAAATCTATTATTTTAGACAATTCACTTTGTAAATTATTTGCAAGATCTGTATATGTTTTTAATTCTTCTGTTAAATCGTATCTATGTTGAATTATAGTTTGGTCCTTAAATGGTTTTGAAAGTAAAGATTTTAAATGACGACGTCCTATTGCAGTAGTAGTATGATTAACTACATCAAAAACACTTGATAATTTATGAGTGATATTGTGATTTGGTAATATATTTAATTGTGTCAAAGTATTTAATTCTAATACTAAATCAGAATATTGGTTAATAATTTCTGGTATTGATAAATTAGTTATATATTTAGAATCATGTTTTGCCATAAAGTCTAATGTATACATAAAATTGATAACTGATAATTCTTTATCCGATAAATTCAAGTATTCAAGTGGTTGGATTAAACCAAAGTCTACGTGTTTGTAAACACTTTTAAAATATTGATTTTGTATGTGGCGTTTGTTGTATTCTAGATAACGTGTATCTAGTGTGTCAATATCGTGAAATTTACAAACTATATTTGTGTAGTCATTTGCATATTCATCAAAGAATTTTTGTATAGTTTTTGAAAAATAATTTGTATCAGATTCTTGGATTAAATAAATTTGGATCTCTCTACAATAATATCTTGATATAATTTTAGCTATATCTTCCAAACAAAGACGAAATTCTTTTAGTTTAAAGTTACACGATGATTCTGTTATTTCAATCTTATTTGTAGTATTATTGACACAGATTGTAGAATAGATTAAAGTAGGGTCTAGGTTTGCGTATTGGGGTGTTATTTGTAAAAAAATATTAATTAAATTGGATTCTGTATCTAAATATGTTTCTAAATCACAACTTTTTAAAGTGGGTGAGTGTACAGCGACAATCCCTCGCTTAACTAATTTGCCCCGTCTGTCACTACTTGATTCTAATTGATCTACTATGACTACTGTATAATTATTTTCTAATAGTGGTGGTAAATATTTTGGTAAATAAGCTATTCCGAATCCACAAAAATCCGGAAATTCTCTTGTACTTCCATTTATAGAACGTTTTGATTTATTTTTATTTGAAAAATCACATCTGATAATTTCTGCTATACTATTTGCATTTCCTATGACTTCGTTTTTATTTTCTACCCTATATACTTCGTAGAAACTTCCACACGCATAAAAAACACAAGTTCTTTCTCCATATTCTTGTACACTTTGATTATAAAATCTAAAATATTCATCGATCATATCATGTGGCATTTTTAAAATGTTATGTCCGAGTACCAATAATATACTTAATTTAATTTATTTTTAAATTAAATTACGTTTACTTTATACTATTTTGATGGAAAATGAATAGCTACAATTTCCTTTGTATTAGTTTTGTGTATCATTTGTACTAAAACAACAGTGTATAATTTTTCTAAAAGTGATGGTATAATTATATATAATTTATTTTGCCTAGTATATTTTAATTGGTATATATTATCTAATAATCTTATTTCAATATTGTCATCATCTAATTCAAATAATATACAAGTTTTTTCTCCATAAGTTTCTATACAATGTTTATCAAAAATATCATTTTGACATTTTTTATTCGTTTTAGTTTTATGTGATGAAATTTTATAATTTGAGCTTGGTAGTGTATATATTTTTTGCGGGACCTCTTTTGTAAAAATAGTTGATTTTAAATCAATACTATACGTACCATTTTTTTTTAAACTATATTGTATAGTTTCCATAAATAGTTCTAGTAAAATTAATGTGAAATCTAAACAAAATGATATTAAATAAATAAAATTTGTAATTAATAGCAAAATAATTTAATTTTTATATTTTTTTTATTTACGTATAATATAAATAAAATGGAATATTTAAGTAAGGCTGAGTCTTATGTAGAATCTAGTGTAAATTATTCTTTATCCAATCCTTATATCATGGCTATAGTCAAAGTTGGGTTGGCTTTGTACGCTGCTCAAATTGCACCTAAAACTCCAGAGTATCTTCAAGCTTGGTTTCAAAATACTTATGTGAAATTATTTGCTATTGGTATGATTGCTTATTTAGGTGAAAGAGATATACAATTAGCTATTTTGATTGCTATTGTTTATGTATTTGGTATGAATTTGTTATCTGGTAGAGGTATTTTGGAATCCTTTTCTGAATATTCATCAGCGTATACAGCATCTGGTGATTTTAAATTAATTGAACCAAGAACTGCTATTTATCCAGGTTGTGAAGAAGTAACAATGGATGATTTATACAAAGTTTTTGAAGGTGATCGTGCTAAAATGAATCAAACAGTTCAATATTCTTTTCAAGAGTTGATGGCAAAAACAACTAGTAAAGATTCCAAGGATATGTTAGCTAAAATTGCATATGCTGCTGGATTACCTTATAATTTGTCATTTGATAAACCAGAAACTGCTCCGTATATTGCTACTCTTCTTGTTAACTATGGATTTAACGTTAAAGATTTATGCAAACCTCCAGTTTAAATAAAGTAAAACATTTGAAAATCAATTATTAATATATATTTCATTTTGTAAAAAAATGAAATGTAAATAAAAAATAACATAAAATAAGGATAAATTACAAAAGATGTATGTTGGGTTTTGGTTACCAAATATTAATTATACTATGGGTGATATTGTATATGTTACAGAATTATTGGAATATTATATTTGTATAAAGGATCATTTATCAAATAATTTAACTTTGCCAAGTAAAGAAGATCTTTATTGGTTGTATATTTCATCTACTTTTTTAAATAATTTCTCACTAAAATATCTCGATCAATATAAAGACCAACAAGAATATCAAGAAGACCAAACTCACGACCAACAAGAAGACCAAACTCAAGACCAAGAACAAACACAAGATCAAGAGATAGATGATAATTCTGAAGATAGTAATGGTAGTAAAAGAAATAATGTGCCCAAGTTGAAAATTATTACAAAAAATTTAAAAAATTATAAAAGAATTCCAACACCATCTCGTGTTAAAAGTTATTCTGATGATGATGAATCAAAGCAAAATGAAAGTGGTAATGAATCAAAGCAAAATGAAAGTGGTAATGAATTAAAACGTAAATTGTTATCTATAGAAAAGGATATATATGATTATAAGAGAATGAAATTATCAAATGAAGATAATGTTTGTAATTTGCGTGACCGATTAATGTTAATGAATGTTGATTTAGAAACAAAAATATTTTTAGTGGATAAATATGATTCTACTGTAAAAATGTCTGGAAGTGATTATTCAAAGGGTATAAATTGGTTAAAAACTGTTTGTAAATTACCGTGTGGTAAATATAAAAAAATGGCTATTGATAAAAATGATAGTTTAGAATCGATTAAAAATTATTTTGATAATATTCGATTAAAATTGGATAGTCATATTTATGGATTAGAAGATGTAAAACAAGAAATTCTAGAATTTGTGGCTAGAAAAATATCTAATCCTGACAGTAAAGGTCACGTGCTTGCATTGTATGGTAGTGCAGGTGTTGGGAAAAGTAAAATAATAAAAACATTATCGGAGGCGTTAGATTGGCCTTTTTACCAGATTAATTTTGGAGGTTTAAATGATGTTTCTGCGCTAACGGGTCATAGTGAGACATATGTTGGATCAAAGCCTGGTAAATTGGTTGAAATTTTAACAAACTGTAATTATATGAATCCAATTATTTATTTAGATGAAATAGATAAAATAAGTGAAAGTAAATCTACAGAAATTTTTGGAATTTTGACACATTTATTGGATGAAGAGCAAAACAATAAGTTTCAAGATAATTATCTTTCTAGTATTAATATTGATTTATCAAAAGCATTTTTTGTGTTAGCATTTAATGATATTGAAAAAATTGATGCCATTGTGTCGGATAGATTAAAAATTATCTATATAAATCCACCTTCATTGCAAGATAAATTAATTATTTGTCAGGATAAAATGATTCCTGAAATAATGAAATCTATAAAGTTACAAGTTACCGACGATGTCGATAGACTGCAAGGTACCTTGGATATTATTATAAGTAAGGAAATTTTAGAATATATTATTATACATAAAACAGTTCATGAAAAAGGTGTACGACAATTAAGAAAAAATATAGAAAAAATTTTTAATCGTTTAAATTTTGATGTATTAACTGGACATTATAATAAATTAAAAATAGAATCATCTGGTGAAAATAAACTATTAATTATTACTAAAACATATGTAGATAATATATTAACTACATCGGAAAAGGATTCTCGATATTTGGATATGTATATATAATTATTTAATAAATTTGTTGTAAAAGGGCTATGATGATTGCTAAGGCTATACAAAAAATTCCTATATAGTAATACCTATCGTTTTTTAAAGATATTGTTTGTAAATAAGTAATCCAAGATATGTCATCTGGTTTTACAAATAAATCATTAAAAAGATCAATAAAACTTGATGATATTTTAGTTAAATATTCTATTTTAATAGGATTATTACTTGGAGGTAATTTTACTTCTCGAGTTGTTTGTTTAGGTATTAATGAATTTGTTGTAATATTACTACTTTCTTGTTGTAATATAGGTATAGGATTTTCTATAGGAACTATTTTTACTTCTGTATTCATATGTTTTTATTAATATACATTAATAAAAATTTAGAAAAAGAGCTCAATTAAAAATCTTAAATAGAATCATTTGTATCATCGTTTTCATCATATTCATTTTTGTCGTTGTATTCATTTTGTTCACCGCTATCTATTTTTACAGAGGTTAATTCGTAATTTTGTGGTACTATAGTGTTAGGGCCTGGATGTCTATTGGCATCGTTGGTAAAGGTGTAATTCATATTTTGGCATTGAATATTATGTAAGAATGATTGGAAATAATGTAATTTTTGAGAAAAATCTCTAATGCTAGTATTAATTTTAAGAATAATAATATCTATTTGTGATGATGTATTTTGGTCATTTTGGTATGTGAATTTTAAATTTTCAATACCAGCTTTTGCTGATTCTAATTCAGTTAGGATTAAACTTATATTTTCACAATTTTTTATATATTCATCAGTTTGGCAAAAATTTTTATTCATATATTTAGAATTAAGGATATGTCGCAACATATCAACTGCTTCATTTATGACACTATTAATTTCAAAAGTTGCTTGGCGTCTTGAATCGTTAGAAAAAAAACGTTTAATCGATTGGTAAAATATTTCATTTTCTAAAGAAATGATACCATCGTAACTTCTTGTAATTCTTCCATTTTTTTGAATTTTACTAATTATTTTCAAATTAATTAACAGTTTATCAGGAATCATATATTATAACAATGTATTTTTTTAAAAATAATTGAACATAAAATTAAAAAAGTAAATAATAACGTAATGTCGTGTTTAACATCTGAAATAAAAACATTAGCTACAAAACGAGTAAATTGGCCGGTCTATTTCATGAATATAGCTGAAGTGGTAAAGACGAGATCACCTGATATTAAAACACAAGTAGGTGCAGTATTAGTATCATTACGTGATAATAGAATTATTAGTACAGGTTATAATTCAGTGTGTGCTGGTATGGATGATGAAACGATAGATTGGACAAATAGAGAAAGTATCGGTGATATTGTAGTACACGCTGAAACAAATGCAATATTATATGCTCAAAGTAAATTTGAAGATGCAATTTTATATTGTACTCTTAGTCCATGTAAGGACTGTATTAAATTATTATCAGCAACAAAGATACGACGTATTGTGTACAAAAATAAATACAGAGATTTTGAACGTGCTCAAAAATTATGCGAATATTTTAAAATTGATTTGCAACAAATAAATTGATAAAATAAAATAATCAGTTTGTTTAAAAAATTGAAAAAAAATATTTGGTAATTTTAGATAAAGGTATATATGAATGGTACATCAATAGTAGGGACAGTGCCTATGTCAAATCCATCAATTACATCTACAGTTAAAAATGATATTGTTAAGACGCATATAATTCAACAAATTGATAATTTAAAAACTGATATTCAAAATTTATTGGATAAAAAGAAAATAATACCAAAGGATGAAATTGGTGATTGGAATAAAGTAAAAAATGAGAAAATGACACAATTAAAAGTATTAACTGAAAAATTAAAAGGTATAAATAAGCAAGAACGTTTAGAAATAAAAAATAATAATGAGATAACAAAGATATCTAAAACCATTGATAATTTAGAATATGCAGCTGCTAAAAAAAAGAATAATTCTATTGCAATGGATAAGGCTAAACGTGAAAAGGAATTGAGGAATGAAGCAAGAGAACAATATACAAAATTTCAAAATATGGAAAAAAAATATTTGGAATATGATTGTGACAAGTTACCTGGAAATTTATTCTTACATAAGGATATTTTAAAATCTTATGGTTTATGTCCTTTTATAGATATAGAATTTGACAAAGAAAGTGAATATTTAGATAAAAACAATATAACACAAGAGATTTATAATAAAAGATTTACATGGTTACAAACTCAAATGGATAAAGGAAAATTGTATTTTGAATTATATGATGATTTTATAACGAGGACGAAATGTAAAGCTATGGGTAATGATAAAATTGTATTAGAAAAAGCTATTTATGATTTTATAAAACAAAATATAACCGAGTCTCAGTTAAATATGTATGATTGTTGTATTGATTTTATTGAAGAATATGTTAATTGTAATATTAAAACAAAACGTATAAAAGAACGTTATAATGTATGTGTTAACAATTTATCAGTATTATATTCTGAAACTAATATGGAATTTCACACGTATTTGTCTAGTAAATATAATATGCATATAGTTGTGAATATACTAACGAGTAATGTAAATCTAAAAGATCAATTTTTAATTAAAGAAGCATTTGACGATTTGATAAAAAAATACAAAATGAAATTGGATGATATAGAGAAAAATACGGTTTTTATAAAAAATACATTAAGAAATATGAAAACGGATCTATATTCATTTTTAACAGATAAACAAACATTTGTGAATAAATTGAGTAATACGAATCTTATAAAATCAAATAGTGTAGTGCAAGTTGGTAAATATTTTAAAAGATGGTCTGTTCTTACAAAACAGGAACAATTTGAAAGATTTGAATCATTTGCCAATTTTTACGTTGACAAAAATTTAGTAAATACGTTGATTATTGAAAAACAGGATAGAGATAAAATGGTAGAAACGTTATTTAATTTATTGATAACTAATTTTGAGAATCGAAGAATGGTATATAGAGATTATGTTTGGAATACTACACGTGGGCTTATAGAAACTGTAAAAATTCTTCGGTATAATAAAGATACTGGGTTTACATTAGTATTTAGTAAACAAATGCCGTCAAAAGATGGTCAATTAAAAAAACAAAAGGAAGAACAAGAAAAAAAATTGTCAACGGAAGAAACTGAAAGTTCTGATAAAATCTCTAAAAAAAAGATATCAAGTAGAACTATTATAACAAAGGATTCTGAAAAAATTATAAACGAGGAATTATTATATTTTATTTTAACAAGAATTCAAAATGGTATTGATAGTGTTAATCAAGAAGATAAAGATTCTTTTTGTGAAAAAATTAAAACAAAGTTAAAAGTTAAAAAACTAATGTTGAATGACAAGACAAAAATTCATAAAAAATATGATGAAATTTTTGAAGTTGTAAAAAACAATAAAACTTGATGTACAGATGTTGTGCGTAGGATTGGTGAAAAAAAATCCAATTATATATATTAATTATATAATGGGAGCTATATCTTTTTTATTTTATAATATGTCGAAACCTCCGATTAATTTAGAATTTAGTAAAAGTTTTATGCAAATGAAGAATAGAGGTCAAGATGATACACAGGTTGTAATTGAAAATGGTCCAATTATTAATAATTTAAATATATCTCAAATTTCTAGTTATTTGAGTAAAAGAGAAATAGCAGAATATAAACCAATGACTTTTCATTATGGGTATCATAGAATGAGTGTAAATGATATGACAATCGATGGTTCTCAGCCATTTGACGATCCTATTTTATGTAAACTTTTGAAATATCCAGAATTAAGATCAAGACCAAAAAGAAAATTGTTATGTAATGGTGAAATATATAATTATAAAAATTTGGTTGAATCGGAAAATTTTACGGATCGTGATATTCAATCAACTAGTGATGTAGAAGTTATTTTACCACTTTACATAAAATCTGTTGAAACTTTACGTGATCCGGAACTAGCTTTAAGGAATTGTTTGGATAAATTATGTGGTGATTATAGTTTTGTTTTAACTGAAAATACAACGTCGTTTAATACAAAACAGATAAATATATTTGCAGTAAGAGATCCATTTGGTAGTAAACCATTGTATATGGTGAAATATGTTCCTGTAAAACAAGAAAGTAACAAGTCTGATATTTTTTACATGTTTACAAGTGAATTAAAGGGTATACCTAGGGAATTATTAAATCATCCAGAATATCATATTACAGAGGTGCCACCTGGTACATATTGGTCATTTAATAATTCTGTTGTAAGGGGTGGTGATGAATTTATTAGATATTATGATTTTAATAATTTTTCTAGTTTACAAACTTGTACTCTTAAAACTGCTGATCAAGAAACTATATCTAGTATTCACGATAATATTAAACAATTAATAAGAACTAGTGTAATTAGTAGATATAAATTATCTGAAAGGGCAGTTGGAGTGTTATTATCTGGTGGGTTTGATAGTTGTATTATATTGAGTATTTTAATAAAGTATAAATGTGAAATAGGAGATACCACACCTATTCATGCATTTACTATAGGTGATGATGATAATAAAGATGTTGTTTTAGCACAAGATCACGTGACGTCATTGGAAAATCATTATGGTATAGATATCCATCATCACGTGATAAATATAAAAGATTTTAATTTAATACGTGAGGAATTGCCTAAAATAGTTGGTTATTTGGAAACATATGATTCTACGACAATTGAAAAAAGTATACCTTTTGTATTTTTGTTAAAATATATTGCTAAAATGACTGATGTAAAAATTTTATTGACAGGTGATGGTTTAGATGAGTTGTGTGGTTATCGAGAATTTTTAAATTTGGACGATGCGCAATTTCAAGAAAAAAGTGTTCAGTTATTGAAAAATATAAGCAAGTATGATTTGTTGCGTTGTGATAAGATAGCTGGTTCTTTTGGTTTAGAATTACGTCAACCTTTTTTGGACGTTTCATTTGTAGAGTATATATTATCTATACATCCAAAGTTAAAACGTGCACAAATGTCTGGTTATTCAAAAGATCCTGTTGAAAAATATATTATTAGAAAGTCATTTGACAATAATGGTATATCTGATGATTTTTATATAAAATCGGAAATCTTGTGGTGTAATAGACAAGATATAACACGTAGTTTTAATGATATGAAAAATCAATTACAGGAATATTTTGATACAATATATAACGATATGGATTTTTTAAATCTTTTACAATTGGAATCACAAAGTTCAAAAACTTTACCAAAAACAAAAGGTGAAATTTATTATAAGAAAATCTTCAATGCATTGTATCCAAATATGAATAATATTTTAAACCACGAGTGGGAGTTTTTATGGAATTAATGTAACAAGTAATATGATTATTTTTTTTCAAATATTATAGTAATATGATAGATATTTATATTATTATAACAATAACTAGTTTATTTGTGTTGGTAGTAACTTTATTTTTTACAGATTATCAAATTAGAACATTGTATTCTCAAAAAACTGATGAAGGTGTAGGTGAAGGTGAGAATAACACAATTATAGAAAGTGGCGTTTCTCAAATAAGTTATAATGAATTGCAAAGGAAGACTGACGAATTGCAAAGGAAGACTGATGAATTACAAACTAGAAATAATTTATTAGAAAAAAATATAGGTGGTATTTTTGAAAATTCAGATTTAGTAAACGAAAATCAAAAGTGTATAGATATTTCATCTAAAAAAAGAGGTGCTTTCCAATATTTAGAATTAACAGAATTTGAAAAATGTAATGATATTTTTACATATGAACCAGTTAATAAACAAATTGTTGTAAAAACAAATGAATCTACAAAATGTATAACTTGTTTAAATGAAAAAGATCTTATATTAAACGATTGTGTAAAAACTTTTGATAAACAACAATTTGATTATTATCCAATGAATGATGGTAAATTTCATTCTAGCTTATATTCAAAATGTTTAAGTTATAATAATGATTCTAATGTTATAGAATTAGATGATTGTAGAGGAAGTAATAACATTTCAAAACGTGGTAATTTATTTTTACCAAATTCGTAAAACGTTTAAAACCAAAATATTTTTTTATCAACATAATTATGGACCAGCTGTCTGATATTTTAAGTTCTTTTTTTGTAAATCCTAACAATAAAAAAAAATCATCCCGTGAAAAAAAAAAATCAAGAACAGAAATTGCAACACAAACAGAATTTGACACCTTCAATGAAGCGAGTGTTATAGAAGAAAAAGAAGTTACTGTAAAGGAAGAAACCCAAGCGACTGTTAAAGAAGAAACCCAAGCGACTGTTTTAGAAGAAACCAAAGCTACAGTTTTAGAAGAAAACCAAGCGACAGTTAAAGAAGAAACCCAAGCTACTGTTAAAGAAGCGAGTGTAAAGGAAGAAACCCAAGCAAGTGTTTTAGAAGAAACCAAAGCTACAGTTAAAGAAGCTACAGTTAAAGAAGCTACAGTTAAAGAAGCGAGTGTTTTAGAAGCAAGTGTAAAGGAAGCTACAGTTAAAGAAGCGACTGTTTTAGAAGAAAACCAAGCGAGTGAAAATGAAGCGAGTGAAAATGAAGCGAGTGAAAAAAGATCTACGGTTAAGCCATACAGTGATTTAAGTTCTGATACTACAAGTGAAGAAGAGATTCCCGAGTTAAAGAAGTATATTTTAAAGCCAAGTGATTTTTATAAAAAGAATATGATGATTATTAATAAGGATTTTGAAAGTAGTATTTTAATTTTAAGTGAGATTTTGCGTAAATTAAGTATAATGAAATGTGTTGATACAATATTTGACAGTAATGTGTATATTACTAGTACCGATGAACACAAGTCAATTTATAAACAAATATTATTGAATAATCCTCATTTATATTTTACTGATATTCATGTTAAAAATAAATTGGATAAAATTCATTTTAAAACTTTAAATGAATCTAGGACAATTCATATTATAGATAATGAACTGTTGTCTAGTATTGAACCAAATGATTTCCAATATTTATTAGACGACAATGTTTTATTAATAATTATATCAAAGGATGATGATAAGAATGCAGTAACTACGTATGATTTACTAACTTCAAACAAAATTTTAATTCACAGGTTAGGGGGTTCGAAAATGATGCAAAAAAATTTTTACAAAATTTTTATTAAATATGTATGTAAGGAACAAGTTTCAAATTTTGAAAATTATTACAAGATGATTAATGATGAAAATTTGGATATAAAATATTTAATATTAAAAAATGACGAATTGAGATATAATTGAGATCTAATTGAATTCGGATGTAATTATAATTAATCGATAAAGATATAATTATAATTTTACGATATTTGTTTTTTAAATTTGTTATAATTCAGACCAATCGACCTTTTCGTTCATATCTATGGGTGGTATATATTTTTGTTCGTGTGAAATGTTTTTGTTTGTAGAACTTGATATCTTTTCAAATGTAAGATACAATACACCATTTGAAAAATTTAATGGTTCATTAATATTAAAATATTTGATTGGTCCGGGTAATTTAATTCTTCTTACAAAATTATTATATTTGGATTCTCTATATATAATTCGATCAGTTTCAAGTGTTGGTGTTTCCAGTTTAGAACCAGAAACCAAAACAATTTGGTGTTCTTTAATTTGAATTTTTATTGATTCTGGTGTGACTCCTGGTAATTCTATTCTTACTAGATAAAATTTATCTCTTTCTGTTAAATCTACTTTAGGACTATGAATTCGACGTTCTAGATTTTTTAATTGAGTATCTCGTAATATGTTTTGTGAATTTTTATTTTTAAAATTTTTATTTTTGTACGATATTGTTTGGAATTCGTTATCTGACATTTTAAATATTTTTAAAATTTAAAAATGTAAATTATATATTCAATTTTTACTTAACAAAATTTCCATCTATTACCACATTTCCAACAGTATACTTTTTTAGTTGTAGGTTCATCAGCACTTCTAGTTTGAACTTCTGTATATTCTGTTTTAAGAGATCCACATTTGCATTTAAACGCTCCATCTGGTCTGTCTTCTAATTTTGGTTGTGGTATATAGATAGGATCGTAATCTTTTGAATTTGTTAAATCATGTAATGTTTGTTGCCATTTTTCAGGAAATAATTCTTTAGGGGATAAACAACATAAGTCAAATTCGTTAAATTCTTTTTGTAATAATCTACTTAACAAATTTTTATTACCGATTTTACCATTTGGGTTTAAGTTATCGTATATAATCATACATCTATTAATGTAGATATTTTTAAAAAGATCATTCCAAGTATCATTTTGCTGTGTTTTATTATATAATTTTAAGGTGTGATTAAATATTCCTCTTTCGATATTGATTGACATTTTTTTAACTTCTTGTAATGGTTTATTTTCTGGTGTGTTAGTGTAAATAGATAGTAAATTATAAAATTTTTCATAAATATGTTTTCTATTTGGATGAATGGGAATTGTTTTATCTATGCCAGTTAATGTTTGCATTTACATATAATTTCAATAAATTATATTATTATTCAAATTTATTTTATTTTATTTTTTTATTTTAATATACTATAATATAAATGGAAGTCATTAAAAAATTAGATAATGGTGTTAGTAGTATTTTATCTACTCTTATTAAAGAACCTACATTAATCCGTGGTTCTATTCATTTGCTTCTTATGCTTTATGCTGCTAGAATTGCACCAAAATTACCAGATGCTGTACTAGGATTGTTTGAAAATCAATATTTTAAATTATTTGTATTCGCTTTGATTCTTTGGACTGCACAATTTAGCCCATCTACATCTATTTTGATTTCTATTGCTTTCATGGTTTCTGTAAATTATGCTAATCAAAAACCACTTTGGGAATTCATGGATGGCGGAATTCAACTTTTAGAAGAAGATACTGCTGCTCCAGAAACTATGGCACCAGAAACTACAACTGCCGCACCAGAAACTACTACTATGGCTCCAGAAACTATGGCTCCAGAAACTATGACTCCAACTACAACTGCTGCTCCAGAAACAACAGCTGCTATTGAAGCTGTTGTAGTATTAGCTAATGCTGCAGCAAGTACCACTGCTGTTCCTGCTGAACAAGTAATTCCTGTAGCTCAAGTTGCTGCTGCTGCTGTAACTACTCCTGCTGGTTTACAGGCAGTTCAAGCTTTGGCTGAACAAGCTGTTGTACCTACTCCAGCTCCTACACCAGAGGTTCAACGAGCAGTTGATCAAGCTGTAGAATCTATTGTAACTCCAGCTCCTGTTGCGGCTCCAGAACCATCACCAGAACCTACTCCAGCTCCTGTTGTTCCAAAAGTTGCTATTGCTGAACCAGCACCTACAACAACTGCTTCTCCTCAAGTACCAGAACAAGGATGTTATCCAATTAGAAGATACGATATGGCCAAAGTATCACCGCAATTTGATCTTCAGTATGGTTTTGAAAAATATCAAGAATTTAAGGCTTAAATAAACTTGCAAAATTACTATTAATGTTTTAATATTAATTTTATAAAATTTAGTCTTCTATTATACAATTATTTAAATCAATATTATCATTGATGTCTGTATGTTTAATTATTTCACTTTTTCTTGTACGTTGTATACAATTTATATCGATTTCATTTATATCATAGTCATCCAAATTAATTTTCTTATTTTCTAGAATAGATGTTGTAAAGTGGCCCTTATAAAAAGTACGTCTTTGGGCAGATTGGATTTTGTAGACAGAAAAATTATCATGTAAATCTATAATCATTGGATGTTTTTCAGTGTGATCCTTTCTAAATATACGTCCAACAATTTGTTCTAATTTCCCATTTTCATTTTTAATAGATTTTTTTAAATGTCCTACAAATTTTTTAGGTGTTGTTAATATTAATGTATCTAAATCTTTTTCTGATACTCCTTCTCCAAACGCACTAAATGTAGCCAAAATAACTTGACTAGCTCTTGAACGTTCTAAATCAGTTTGCTTCATTTGACCTAAAAATAAACCATATGTAAAAGTTGAATGTAAATCATCATCTAGTAAACGTTTTAAGGATTTTAAATGTTCCCTACGATCACTTAATACTAATATTTTTCGACCTTCTCTAACTACTAAATCCTTTACAATTTCTAAAATCAAACGATTTCGTTTAGGCATTTGTATTAAATCTGTAAGCATACTTGTAAATTGAATCTGTGATTGTCCTGTCATTTTACTTTCCGACATGATTTCTTTGTATTCTGAACTATCGATCGTTATCATATTTAATATAGGTTTTAGTCCATTTCTTTTAACTTGTGATTGGTAGACTATATCACCTATATGATATTGAAAAACATACTCGCAACCATCACTTCTTTTAGGAGTTGCTGAGAGTCCTATTGTATATTGGCTGCACAACTTACCTAATACTTTAGAAAAACCTCGACTTGGTGTGTTATGGATTTCATCAATAACAGTAAGACCTATATCTTGAAACAATGAATCAGGATAATCTACCCTAGCTAAACTTTGTAACATTGCAATTACTACATGTTTATCTTCAACATCTATATTTTTTTGACCTTGTATAAATCCAACTTGAATACCTGGTATAAAACGTCGAAGTTCAGAATGCCATTGATGCATTAAGGAAATTTTATTAACAATTACAATTGTTTTTATTTTTAATTTTGAAATCACGTTTATGGTCATTAAAGTTTTACCGACACCTGTACTGCAGTTTAAAATTCCACCTCCAATATTCTGACATGCCAACATTAATGCATTAACTGGTTCTATTTGATTATCGTATAATGTTCCATCAAATTCTAAATTTGTTTCCCAAGTTTGTCCACGATAATTTGGTAAACAACGTTTAGGATCTCCGTATCTTTTAATTCCATACATTTTTGGAATATATAATTTATTTTTTGTTTCAGTGTAAATTGGATACGTTTGATCTTGATTAGATTTCCCATATTTTTCATCTTGAAGTGGTCTGGCTCGCAATTCTGTTTTTAAAAATCGTAATTCATCTTCTGAAATACTAGATTTTTTTATTACGTAACCATTTTTTGATAAATATGATCCTTCTGGAATTTCTCGATTCATTATTTTTAATGAGTATTTTTTATTTTTCATTTTTTCAATAAGAAAATAAAAAATCTGTTATGTTATTAACAATTCGAGTGCTTGTAGATTCTTTTATAATAGGACTTTGTCCATATTCAATTGATTTTTCAACTGTTACTGTTTTTTTTATAGCACTTTGAATATCTTGATTAACGCCCGTATCAATATACATATCAACATCCATATCAACATCCATATCGACACCCATATCAAGATCCATATCAACATCACGTGTATTATATGAAATACCAAGTATTTGATTTAAGTATTGTGTATTTTTTTCTCTTAAATAATGTTTTTTTTGTAAATTTTTAATTAAAACTTTTTGTACAGAATTTAACGCTTTACTATTGTGTTTATTGATAGACATTATATTTATTTAAGTAAAATAAAATAAAAACATCTGTACGTATTTATATTCGTGTGGCGTCGGTGTGGCGTCGGTGTGGCGTCGGTGTGGCGTTGTGTGGCGTTGTGTGGCGTTGTGTGGCGTTGTGTGGCGTTGTGTGGCGTTGTGTGGCGTTGTG